TTCCGCAGTGGAACACCAGGTACGATTCTTGTAGAACGAACCTTCTTCAAGAGCTTGGCGGTTTTTGATGACTGTGCAGATATTGATATTGAGGCAAACGAGAGCATGGTGCGCTTTACATCTGGAAATGATATTACCTTCGTCTGCAAGAAGATGGTAGGTCAGTACCCTAACTACAATTCCGTTATTCCTCGCAACAACCCTTATGATGTTGTGGTAGACAAGCGGGAATTGGCAAGTGTAGTAAAGCGTGTAGCACTCTTCTCTTCAGAAAGTAGCAACATGATTGTTCTGAAGAAAGAAGGTATGTTCCTCGATGTGGAAGCGCAGGATTTGGACTTCAATATGGCGGCAAACGACCAGGTGCTTATCATCGATAGTAATTGCGTAGATGGTCATCGCATCGGATTTAAGGCAAGCAGTCTGCTGAATGCCCTGGCACCTATCCAGTCTGATACCGTATGCCTGCATCTTGGCGATCCTAGTCGTGCTGGGGTCATTACCGCCAACGAATCATCACCTAGAGCATTGACTTTAATCATGCCGATGATTCTTGAAGAATAAACTTACATCGAACGAATAAGATAAAAGATTATGAATGATACTTTGTTCATTCCTCCCTGCTGTGTAGATAAAAAGCTGCCCAAGGCAATCATACAAGCCCCCCGGAGAGCATTGAGCTTCTATACGCACGGCGATGTGCTGGTAGATAAATTCTTCCACGCTATCGGATACTTGGCAGATGTAAATCCCAACCGGGCGCAGAAAAATCATTTCTGCGTGATGGTGTTGGCGATGACCGTAAGCAGAACATCTGCTACCGGATATATCATCAACTACCTTCAAACGTGCTTTGAGAGGGGTTGGATAACCCATCTGATACTCTCTACTGATAAGAGTGTAGAAGACTGGATAGATATTCATCTGATGGAATACAGAGACAGAATCTTGTATCAGAACCATAATGATGTGACCCTACAGACTTCGCACATGGTTCTTTACAACGAGGAGAAAGCCTTTACGTTGGCTGGTCCGATGCTCGATACCCCTAACGGTAATTTATCGCATTACTCTATGGTGCTGTACCCCGATTATTCGGCATGTAACGATGCAGCCGATTGGTCGAACCCGCTCAAGAATATCCTGTTTCCTGATATATTGCGGCATCGGCAAAGGGTAGCCAAGGAAAAACGAAAGGTAGGCAGTATCATTCTGAACCGTTTTCTGCAAGCCAAGCTTCCTCCTTACGAAGAGGATAAGGAGCAGGATGGTCCTCGTGATTATTATGACTTCGGTGGTTTCGTATAAATTCATCGACTAATAGATAAGAGTTATGGCAAAATATCATCAATCTTATCAGAACCTCCGTCAGTTCTGCGAAAAGTGGCAGTGGATAGACCCCCGCAGCGGACAGCAGGTTACTGGTTATGTGCATCCGCAGACAGCGAGGAACGTAAAGCGCAAATCGTTCTACATCAAATTCCTCACTAAGACCGGGCATGTAGATGAAGGTGAATGCGTTTGTCTGAAGGTAGACATTCTGAGGCATCAGAGAAAGGTGCAGTTCGTAAACAGCGGAGAAATCCGTGTCGTGAACGACATTCTGGTGCTCGAGGTAGACGGTACCAGGTTCATTACTCATTAATGGTAATTCATGTTTTAAGATTCAATATAGTTTATCGAAGATTTTTAAAGCTCTAACTGTTAAATTATTGAATTAATGTAAATGCTTCATAGCAGACACCTTTAGCGAAAGGATGTTCCGTATTTATTTTACAATAACTACAAGCAAAAGCAATGTAGGGTTGTCTATTCACATTTCCCTACACCTCCCCAGTGCGTGAGCATAGGGCGCTTTTTTCACTGGAATATTCATTTTAAACAATATATAGATTATGTGGAATCCGTTTAAAAGACATAGAGCAAAGAAAGCTCTCAAAACATTGGATAGTCTGACCAGCGTAATTGCCACGATCAAGAAGTGGGAGAAGGCTGGATTGATTTACTGGCAGGTAAAAGGTAAGACTCTTCTCATTGAGCAGAGTTTAGCTACCACGCTGCTTGCGGGTGGAAGTAAATTGTTCGAGAAGTTCCTGAACATCGCCGCCCAGATACAAAACTCGGAACTGCTCGTTGATGCTTATGAGCAGCAGCGTATTACTATCGAGACACAGGCTGTGAGGGAGGCGCAGGAGAAAACGTCCAGCAAGCTGACCGATGCTGATATTCAGCGCATCCGTCTGAATGCTAGAGATAAAATGCAGCACATCGATATGAAGAGCATCCTCGATGCTATCCACGAGTTCGATATTATGATTATCCGCAGCAGCGCCATCTCATCAGCGGACGCTACTCAAGAAGGTGGCGAGTTGGTAGCCGTTGGCCACTTCGATGGCAAGAAGGTGGAGATGGCGATGTGGGATGAAATCAAGAACGATTTAACTGCAGAAAAATAAGCAACCCCTCGCCCTATGAAAACAATCGTGATAGCCAAGGAGGCTTGGCTGTGCAGTCAACTCAGCATAGCCAAATATTCCGGAGGCATTGATATATCAGATGAGGAAAATGGCACACGCCATTTCCTGGTAGTAGATGGAAAAGGTCAGCCTTACCAGGGCAAACTGATTCCTAGCGCCCCTGCCGATTTGGTGGATAAGGAGTTTATTCCTTTCTACCGCAAACTGGGCAGAGATAAGTTTATTTCCCTCGTATCAAGGGAACCTCTCGCCTCTCGCAAGGGACTGAAACAGATACTATCTGCTGCAGTTCTGGAAGAGAAAGCGGAGAAGGCAGCAAAAGAAGAGGAGCTGAAGGCACGTCAGCCTTCCCTCTTCGACTAAGAAAAGTTTTATAACACATTAAAGATTTTGAGAAAATGAGAACATTAGAAGAATTTCAGAAAGAAGTCCTTGCGCCTTTGCGTAAGGAAAGAGACAAAAAACACGAAGTTGCTTTGAAAATCAAGACCGATGGCGGCGAGGCCTTTGCGAAACGTAAGAAGGAACTCCTGGATAAGGAAGTTGAGTTCAAGGAACGTCAGAAGTCTAGCCTGAAAGAATTTCTCGGCAAGCAAACCTTGGAAAAGAAATCTTTCTTCGTTCAGCAAGATGCTGATCGTGCTGATGCTCACGCAAAATACCAGAAAGCCATACACGACTACAAGATAGCTAAACGCCGTGCCAACGAGGAGTTTATGGATAAGCTAGCCATCGCCTTTGCTGAATACAACAAGGAGCGAGTAGCCGCAGGCGAGCAACCTGTATATTATGACAATCGCCGTGAGAAGTCAGCTAATGAACACAAGACAGGCTACAATGAATATGGTTGGCCGGAAGAACCAGAACCGGAGACTGAAGCATGAGTTTCGGAAATACAAAATAAACAATTATAGAAACATGAACACGAAACAACAGAATATTCTTCGCTCATTACTGAAGAAATACAAGTTCAAGAGCGTAAGTAATATGGTCCGTCAGGCGCTCGGAATCAACTTCGAGAACTTCCTGCAGAAGACAGAACCTCTCTACATCATTCCTCGCATCGCTTCCTGCTATGCCGTGGAAGGAGATAAAGAGAAGCTGATGGGCATCGTCTATAAGGAATGGCTCAAAGACGTAGTAGAAAAAGCCTGGGTGAAACCGCTCAATGCCTACATCGAAGAATACGGCGAGCGCATCGTGCTTTCCGCTATCTACTATCTCATCGACAACGGCCTATGGGAAGTATACGAAGGTCGCCTTGCACTCGACGCACAGGAAGATAATTACTACGATAAGTTGGGAGATATGCCTTCCGCTATCGAATTTGTGCAGGAACAGCAAGCTGAGGAAAAGAAGGCAGAAGAAAAGAAAGCTGCAGAGGAAGCCGCCGCAAAGAAAGAAGCCGCCCAGCAGCAACCCTCTGCCTCGTCACGTCCCTCTCTCGTCCCCGTTCCCAGCGATTCCATCGCTGGCAAAAAGGAAGCCTCTCCAGGCTATACTCTCACCGCCGAAGAAGCCGTAACCCTTATCGGTACCACTTCCGAAACCTGCACCCAGTTAAAGCAGAACGTAGAGCGCCTGTTCGATTTCATCCATACCGCCACCGATACCGATGCCCTTCGTCAGAAGCTCTCTGATCTGCAACATCAGCTAGAGGATATGAAAGCCCAGCATCAGGATGAAATAGCAGCCTTGCGAAAAGAAGCTGATGAAGCCAATGACACCATGCTCAAGGCCAGTGATTATATCGCCAAGCAGAAACAGGAGGCTAAGGAGGCTCAGAAGCAATACGACGAACTGAATGCCAAATACAAGAAGGCTCTCGATGAGCGCGATGATGCCGATAAGGAGTTGGAAACTTACAAGAAAATCCTAGAAGAGGAAGCCCATCGTGAACAGCTCCCTAAGAAGAAGGTTATCCCATACAGCGTGCTCGATGCCGTTCCTCTCTTGGGCAAAGGCGTAATGACCGGTCTGGTACCCGTCCTCGCCAAATACAACATCGTGGTAGATTACAACAAGTAGGAGGTGTAGCGTATGCAACAAGTAGTTATGAACCCAAACCTACTGAATTTCTCGAAGGAAGACAGCAATGAGCTTATCGAGGTAGTATCTACCTTTTATGGCGATGAGTATACCAATAACCAGGCGTATATGAAATTCAATAACGCTATTAAGCGTATGGGTGAGCCGCGGGAGGTAGAACAGACAGAAACAGATGTAGAATTTATTACCCGCAACGAGGCTGGCAGCATTTATGCTGTAGTTTATCACTATCCCGAAGGTGGAATAGACTCGGATATGTTAACCAGAAGGAAAAACGGTGGTTGGCTGTTTCATCGTTCTAAGGTTCGTTTTCGCTCCGATTTCGTAAGTGCCTATATTCATTCGATATATGGCTACAGAAAGGTTCCCGAATTGCAGATAGCACAAGATTTAGCTGAAGTTCCTTCATTTCGATGTCTGAAGAGAATTTGTAAGGATAAAGCTTTTTTTGTATATCCTGGCGGCATTTATATCTCAAATTGTGTTTATAAAGATGGGGTTATGCTTTCCGTAGAAGCAATAGATTTCGTTCCTTACGAAGCGTTTAAGCGTGACGAGATAAAAGACTTCTATCAGGAAATTATTAGTCTGTATGCGTCAGAGCATGATTTTCGTGTCGAAGATGTTCCGGATGATGTCTTAATTAAGCTAGAAATGTGCAGCGAAAAATTGAGAAAAAAAGCGTAATAGATAAAAACAAAACGATATGGATAAAACAGATTTTGATTATGATTTCTATCTCGTTACTCTCCGCACAGCCGATGCAGTAGGCATGGCGGTAGTGAATAAAGATGACCTGGCGCGCGTTATGGCTATCATTCTCCACGAGGGAGGCAACGAGCAGTTTACCTACAGCTACAAGCTGAGGGTAGAAATGCAGTTCGCCCAGGAGAAGTATCACATCAAAGGTGGCGAAACGCCCGACCCTAGATTTGTTCTCCTTCTGCAGCGCTATATCCGGGAGATAGAAATCTATCAGGAGCAGCATAAAGGTGGTTATCCCGACTGGGCAGTAACCCTGATGAAGGACCGCTATGGTATCAAGCTCTATAATTGTTAAGGCGTATGGATAAGGCAAAGTTAAAGAAGCTCTTTAATGAGCTGAAAGCAACGACCTCAGATGTGATATTTACACTCTTTATGTTCGGCATGCTCTATCTGCTGATCCATGCTCTCATTACCGATTACAGAGAAGGCGACCGCATAAAAGGTAGCAGCATTACCGTCACCTCAAAAGGTCACGAGTACATCATTTTTGAAAACGCCAGATGCTACATCTGCTGTATTCACTCAGCCTCCTGCTCCTGCCAAGTCAAAAAGCAAAAGAGCGCCACCGTTCCCAGCGATTCAATCGCTGGTCCTAAGAAAAATCATTTAAAGTAATAGCACTATGCACATATTTAAATTAAAAGAAGGTTCTAAGTCTTTCGAGTGGGTGAAGGACGTGATAGATAAGGAGCGAAAGCAAAACGCAGAGTATTGCGATCGCATCCGCAAGGCGATACCCTTCCAGTTAACCCGAGTCATTGCCTCTTACGTAAACTCAACCTTTTCCCGAAAGTTGGAAATCTACGAGTTTGTTGTTACTCCCGAGGAATACGAAACATTGGATAAGGAAGTCTGGAACAGGACTTATAGTGATGATAATCAGTTCTGGGTAGCTCCTAATCTGAATAATGAAGAGGGTAGGGCCATAAAGAAAGTGATGTCTTCATATCCTCCAGTTACCACTTACGATGATATTCTGAAGAAGTTAGGGCTGCGTGCCCTCGTTGCCTGCAGACCTTTCCGTCCTCCCAATCTTACCACCCATGAGGGTAAGTATTATTTCGTCCTTACCGATGATTTGGTTATCAAGGATAATGACAATAACGATGATTTGGAATTGATAACCGAGGAGGATGCCAAGCGCCTCACCGGTTTCAAAGATGAGCGGGTAGATTATAGCAAATAGCGCATGACAAACAAAGACTTTTTTGATGTGTATCGCGGGAAGCCAGCCCTTTATAAGGGAAAAGATATTGGCGCATACGTAGCAGGGTATGTCGGTGAGAAGTATATCATCTTAGGATTTCACGATTATACAGGCTGCATCCTGAGATTTACGGCAAGAGTCAATAAAACACTCGATGGAGTATACACCTCATACCGATTTGCTAAATTGAAGTATGTAGAGGTAGTAAGTTAAAAAGAAATAGTAGTATGAAGATAAAAATTTTTTCACTTTATTTCCCCAGATTCTTTTATGGGCATGTGGACCCTCAATCGAGCCTTGCGTATAGAAAAAGGTACTTCATCATGTACAAAAAGCATTGGTGGCAGAGATATAGATACTTTAATGATTATTTCGGTCGCCCCCTGAAGTTTGACAGCCTAGAGGCAGCCGAAGAATTTCTTGAAAGAAATGGTATAGAATATAAAGGTAAATAGCTATGGCAGAGAAGAAAATATTAACCATTCATCTTACTGATGAGTGGTATCAGAAGATAGCTAGCGGAGAGAAGACAGAGGAGTATCGGGAATGCTCTTTATACTGGACGATTCGTTTATTTAGAAAGGATATACCGAATAGGCCAGCCTTGATAGCTGGTGTAGCCAAATATCATCGTGCTTCCGATAGAGGCCTTTTCGTGCAAGGTTATCTTACCGGAGGGCTCAAGCACACTTCGGACAGTCCGGAAGATAGAACTTACCGCAAGGAGGTATTAGAGCCTTTCACACACGTTCATTTTCTTCTCGGCTATCCGAAAGATAACCAACCGTATATCGAAAAGGAAATCGACGAGATAACGGTAGATAAGCCAAAAAAGGGCATGTGCCCCGATGCGTGGCTAAAAAAGAATATGTTCGTAATCAGATTCAAATAGCTTATGGCAAAGAAAGAAAAGAAATGTTGCGGTAACTGCTTTTGGTTCGACAACGAAGATGCCTACGGCCAAGGCTGGTGCATCGATTCGCAAGGCGAAACATCATGTGATTTGGTTTGTAATAATCATTTAAATAGATAAGCGTATGCCCGATGAAGTAGATCAGTTCTGCGGTAACTGTTTTTTGTACAGTGTCGACGATGACCATCGTGCCTCTGCATGGTGTGTTAAACATAATGACAAAACATCATGTTTTAATGTTTGTAATGATCATAAATTTTAATTAGTGTATAGAAACAAATGTTATATATTGGTTATCCTCAGAGTATTTATAAGTGTCCGGAGCCAATAGAGATGATGATTTCTACTCCTAAAGACTTCGGGCAGTATATACAGAATAAACGTAATAGGAGAAGAAAGAAATGACGTTAGAGTTATCGACGGAGGAAAAGATCATCGTAACCATGCTTTGGGTATTTGCGATATTCTTCCTGGTGTTGGTTTCCGGAATATTTGAAGGTGGGCATGAGCCTATAAAGCCGCCGAATATCCCGCCACCGCCGCCTCCATCTCGCCCTCATCCTCTGCTATTCCGTCGCAGATTAAGAGTAAGAACTAAAAAACGAAGAAGATATGTTGTACGAAGCAAAACAAGGAACAAAGACTTACGAATACATTAAGGGTATTGTCGAAGCTGAATTGCAAGAACGTGTAAACTACAAGAAGCGAATAGTGGAAGCTATCGGTTCTGATTTCGATAAAGATATACACGTTGAGGAAAATTGGTTTCTCACTCGCCGATTTAGAATCGAGAAGATACTGGTAACGCCAGAGCAACGGGCTAAATTAGATAAGAGAGCCTGGGTGAAAATTCTTACTCATCGTTTTTCGAGCGGCGTTTATCATTACTTGATTCCCAACCAAAAGACAGAGCAGGGTAGGGCTGTTCAGCAGGTGCTTGACTCGTATAACCCTGTAGCAGGTTTCAATGATATAAGAATAGGTTTGAACCTCACAGAGCCAGTGAATAGACCGATTTGGCCGTTTAAACTCTATTTTTTCAGAAGCCGCGTCTTCTTCTATGTGGATGAGCCAAGCATGAGGTTTAGAGAAAAAGATGAAACTTTGAAAGAAATTTCCTGGCATCAGTTCCATCTTGATTTCTATGATGAATTAAATGAAATGAGATAAACAAATAAAAACATTAAAGATTATGGCATGTAATTGTATTAGCAGAGTTGAGAAAATGGTTAAGGAGAAGACCAACGAGAGTGGTTGCCTTGATACAAGTATCGGTATTCCATCGGGCATTGCGATGGTGAATGTTTATGGTTTATTCCATAAACAGAAGAAAGATGGCTCTTTCTGCGAAAAGTGGAACCAGGTAAACATCCTACCCGAGTATTGCCCTTTCTGCGGCAAGAAGTATGTGGAAGATAAGAAAGAAGATGTTCAACAAAAAGAAAACGAGAAGTAGCGTATGATAAGATATTATGAAGATGAAGAGAATGCGGATCATTCCGTTATTCATCTGATGTTAAATACAGATTGTGATAATCATTGCATTTTGTGCTGTAATGACCAATATGATTTAAGTTCTGTTCCGGTTGTAACGGTTGAGGAACTTAACAACGCAAAAACCGTGTTGCTGACAGGTGGTGAACCTTTCAAAATTCCATACTTTGCAGATTTCGTGCAAAATCTGCGCGGTCAGTATAAAAACATAGAAAACCTTTATGTTTATACTTCGGGATATTCTATGTACCACAACGTAGAACAATGGAACAAAAATGAGGTTTATACCGATATAGATGGCGTAAACATCTCACCTAAAGGAACCAATCGTGAGCGTTGGGCTATACAAGGCATGTTGGGAAAGAATGCACTGGATGTTTTCTTTCATATATTTGCCTCCATGAAAAGCTGCAGGCTTATCTTAATGGACCGTAAGGAGAAAAATGACGAGCTTCTTTCTACATTGAATCTCCAACAATTCATAGATCTTGGGGTTCGTTTCGATGTAGAGTATCGTGATTGGCAGAACGAGTTCCAGCCTAATGGAGGGGTGTGGAGAAGATTACCTATATTGTTAAATTAAAAAAATAGCGTATGGATTTGAAAGATATTAAGTTTAGGGCAAAGCGCAAGGATACGTTGGATTGGGTGTATGGCCTCCCTGCTCCTGGCAATGCTTATCCTGGTGCATCTTGCATTCTGACATTTGAATCGCGTAAGGATTTACCTAAAAATGCGGTTTTCCTTGGGTGCGGCTTTATCCCGGTATTAAGTTATACCATTTGCCAATATACGGGGATGAAAGATATGTATGGTGCAGAGATTTGGGAGCATGATTTACTTAAAGACGAAAAAACGTCTGGTATATATGAGGTGGTTTACTTTAATGGTACATTCGTCTTTCTGAACGAAAGTGATATTTTTCAACCGGAAGGCTACCCCTGCTACAAGAAAGTGGACCATAATGTAATTCGTGATATGTTTGTTGTCGGGTCAGCCCTTGATGGAGATAGTAGCCGCGATATTCAGGAACTTTGTTCTCGTCTTGCCTCCCGTGGTTTTATCGCAGTTCAAAAGTAATAATCAAAAAACAAAGAAAATGAAAGTACTGAGATTTTTGAAACGGGTGGGTATCGTTGCGATACCAAATCTTGCCGTGATTATGGTAACACTGGTCTTTTATGGTATATTGACGTTAGCTTCTAATACAGTTCATCTTGGCAAGCTATATCTAGAACTGTTCTTATCTGATAAGATGTTAGCTGCGTATTGGATTTTTGCGAGTATAGCCGTTTCCTTTATGATATACCCTAGTCTGATTAATTGGACGAAAGCGAAAATCCGTCAAATGGATGCAGAGGAATCCAAAGCTGATGAGCAGAAAGGCAACAAGAGTGAACATGCCAGTAATGTCAAAGTCTACTCTTTTGTCCAACTTTCACATCAGCTGCAAGATTGGTACAACGTTCGCAGATATTTAATGACTGAAAACCTGAAGACTGAAGTTTACGGCACCTTGCATCTTGATATACCAAAACAACATGCGAAGGAAAGTGATCCGTTCTGGAAAGATTGCGATGCCTTCATTTGGGCGGTCTTTGTAGATGATTGTGCAAGGAAGGCTGGTGTCGCTCGAAAAATGATGCGAGAAGCCGAGGTAGTGTGTGTTATGGAAAGATGTCTTACTGTCGGATTGCGTTGGGACGACCGCGAAAGCGAACCTTGGGTATTAGACTGGTACAAGCGCAGTGGGTATAAGGAAAAAAGAGTGGAAGAGGATGGTCACGCTCATTTCCTTGTTAAAGACTTGAGCGATAAATATAACTTGCGTTCATTTTCTAAGCGATTTTTTCGATAATGCACAAAAGATTAGTTGATAGTTATTAAAACAAATAAAAATATTAAAGATTATGGCAGAAAAAACAAAGCAGCAGAATGCAGAGAATGAATCAGAAGAAGAGGAGCTTGGCAAGCAGATTTTGCAGCTCAACCTTTCCTTCCATGAAATGAAGGACGACAAGTTTACCGTCAAGGTAACTTGCGAGAAGGATGGCAAGGAGTCTGACCTGAACCTCCTCACCGATGATGATTCCATCGGTATGGTATATCAGGGAATGAAAATCGCCCTGGGTACCGTGGCCCGCTTCTACCTGATGAGCCTTTTGAATAAAGGCACAATCACTCAGGAGGAGTATGATAAAATGGTGAGTAAATAATACATGTTTTTAGAAACAAAAAAATAGCGTATGTTATACGAAGTTAAACAAGGTTCAAAGGCTTACGAATACATTAAGGGTATTCTCGAAGCTGAAGAAAAAGAGTATCAGGCCTACATGAAAAGAGTAGATGAAGCCGTTGGCTTCAAGTTTGAGAAGTGGCAAGGTTATCAGCCTAACCGCAGTCTGCTGCGAGAGTATTATATAACCGCTATCTGGTTGCCGACTGCGCAATATGAAAAGCTGGATAAGAAGTTATGGCGAGAGGTAGATAGCCAGTTGTTTAATGATGGTCGTTACGTTGGCGTAGCACCTAACAAGCGATACAAGCAGGGCAAGGCTATCGCCGCGGTACTTGCCTCCTATAAAGCTGTAACCAATCATTTCAAGATATTGAAGGAGTTGGGCATAGGGGGTTCTCAAGGTGACTCTATCTCTATCACTCAGCTTCTCCGCTGCAAAGACCGTTACTTTGCCTTCTTCGATGATAGCATTCGAGCCGAGAAGTGCAATCCTGATTTCACGGAAATCACGATAGGAGAGTATGAGGATCTTATTAATAGTGATAAAGAAGGATAGCGTATGAAGATAAATATGAATCATGTAAAGGAGAAGATAGCAGGCTTTATCTTTGACCTTATCATAGAATCGGGCAGTAAGTCTAAGTTCTTCCGTAAGTACACCAACCATCGTTTCCGTAAGCAGTACGAACGATGGGAGGGAAATGCCGCTTATAGTATATACAAACGCAATAACGATTTGGAAAAAGAGATAAGTGAGCTGCGTGAAGAGATTAATACTTTGAAGCGTAGACTTCGGGGGGCTTATAATAAGATAAAAGTCGTAGCTACAGAGTACCCTAAGAACATCCCGTGTCCTCACGGAGAAAAAGATGAGATAAACCAAGACCTTGTCAGAACAGATTCCGTTGAATGCTGGTGCTGCCCAGGTCACGTTTGTAGAGTACCTGAAAATGGTACCATCATCTGTTGGAATAAAAACTTTGAACAGAGTGAAGATTTAGAAAATAAACAAAAATAGCGTATGGAAACAGAAGAATATGTAAGCATCATCAAGAATATGCTAAAGTTTAGCAATATGGTGGAATGCGTTTATCCCGACCAATACAAGTTTGTCTGTCATCTGCATAATATTCAGGAACGTGAGGCGATGGATATGTACGGTGATCTGCGTAAGATAGCTTCTGGCCAGTATTGGAGTATCAAAGATAAGAAGGACGGGTATCTTTATTCCATGATAAACATGGCGTTGGAAGCTAGCAAGATTCAAGTCTTCAACTCTCTCATCAAAGATACCGCAGCCATTGGCGAGGATAGAAAGCCAAATATCCTTGCGTTCTTTAAAAGAGGCGATGAGCGTTTTTCGCAGGAGTTTGATTTGCAATGGCAGGTTGCATATCTTGATATAGCCGAAATGATAAAGAACGGCTATACGCTAACGGCTACCGCCCGCCAGGTAGATAATGTTGATGCCAAAGATTACGTAGGCGAGAATAAGGGCAAGAAATCATATATTCCTATTTACGATGGTGATGTAATGCTTTGCTATGTAAGAAATCCGAAATGGTGGAGTTCTGATTGTAAGAATAGCGGTCTGTACCTATGCAAGGATGGTGTTTACTATCGTCTCATCTATACCCCAGGTAAAGGTTATATCAGACACGGTGAACCTGATACTGACGAAGCCTTCGAGTTGGATATCGAAGAGAATGCTTTCAGCAGCTATGTGATGACTCTCAGCCAGAAGTGGTATAAGCTTGGTAATATCCACGCTGGTATCGGATTCTTGATTGAAAAGCCAGAAGATAAAAAAGAATAGCGTATGACAAAGCAAGAATTGTTATCTACCCCTGCCTTTAAAAATGCAAGGGATGATGCTTTTATCTATTTCGTCGGCAAGCTCCACAGTATCTACCGAGCGCGAACCGTTTACTTTACAGCTCCAAAACGTGAATTTCAGACGAGTGACAGGCTTCGTCTCGGTCTATTCGGACCGCCGATAACCAAAGGTAGATTAATGGCTAACCTGTCATTTCGCCACACCATGCCCCATAAGACAATCTGCGTTATGTTTCCCGATTATTGGTACGATTTGGGAGACTGCAACGTAGAGATAGATAGTAATGGCGATATTGTGATAACAGAAAAATAAAAAGTAGCGTATGAAAACAGAAACGAAAGAAACTCCTGTAAAGGGAGCATTGATTTACCAGCCGCAGGGCGCGGCTGGTGAATATGCCAAGTGGGCAATCAATTTATACCATGGTTGCTCTAACGGCTGCACATATTGTTATAACCGCAGAGGAGTATTGAGCCATGTCTTCGGCGATAAGCCGGAACTGGCAACACCTATCATCAAGCAGCGAGATAAGCTGCTCAATGAATATCTGAAGAAAAACAATATGACTGCACATGATGCTATTCCACAAAAAGTTATTCGAGATACGACTGCTGTTGTTGCCCTAAGTATTGTAGCTAAAGATATAATAAGAATTGGGGAAGATGTAATTCGTGAAGACGGAGGAATTTTCTTTTCGTTTACTTGTGATCCGTTTGATCCTGATATAGATATGGATATATTGCGAATGATAGTTTTTGTGTTGTTAGATCGTCAAATTCCAGCTACGATACTTACCAAAAATACAGATTGGTTAGAAAACGACAAATGGAAAGATTTTTTGGAACCTGACGCTGATTATCCGGATGATCTCCTTCGTGATCTTACCATCGGTTTCACTATCACCGGCAAGGATAAACTGGAGCCTGGTGCTCCTTCTACTGAGGAGCGTATCGAAGCCCTGCGTAAACTGCACGATGAATACAAGATTAAGACCTTTGTATCTCTAGAGCCGATGACAAGTATTCATACTGCATCGGAAGTAATCAAGAAAACATACAAGATTACGGATGAGATACGTATCGGTGCTCAATCTCCTATCAAGAAAGATAGATATGATCCCAGCGAGTTTGTCGGTTTTATTGTTGCGGTTAAAACCCTGGCACGCGGTCTTGATTGCCGTTTTATGGTAAAGGACAGCATGTATAAACAGGCAGAAACTTTTGAAGGTGCTTATCGAGATTTGTGTGTCAGAAATCTTGATGAAATAAAAAAGATTTATGAATCAAAACAAAAAGAAAATGATGAAAAGTAAATTGAAGTATTATGCCCAGGTTATCGGTGTTAACCTGTTGGCGATTTTGGTACCCCTCCTTGCTGTTGTCCTTATTTACGCTCTCGGCAAGCTGAAGAATATCTATACCCATCCTTGCATCCTATCGCAGGAGATATACGATTGCTGTCTGGAGGCAGTCATCGTTGTAATGGCTGGCTTCTTTGTTGGTTTCTGGCTTCTTTCTTGGGCTGATAATTGGAGAAAGTCATGGCTCACTGGCCTAAGAATTAAAAATGAGTTCGATGAATTAGGAATACGTGTTGTCGTAAAGAAAATTTATCCTAACGAGGAGAGGACGGAGCAGAAGAATATACCTACGTCTGATGATTCCGAGTTTGAGGATATTTCCGGATTGACAGTTAAGGAGATTTATCATCTTTATCAAGGTCGGGAAGTTCTGATTACGACAGGCATTCAGGCGAAAAAAGGAGGAAGATATTGCGGCCGTCTTGCTGGTTATGACAATGAAGGTTCTATCCTTTATATAGGCTTTCCTTCGTGCTACGTAGGTCCTTACTCTTTGGATGATATAAATGCTATGCGTGATACAAATCCCGAAGTCAGCTATGTAGAGCCAGGATATAAAAACTACGGTTGCTATATTCCTAGACTTATCCGCATTTATAAATAAAAAATAGTTATGAAGAAGAATTATTTGTTTGATGTTGATGGCTTGCTGCAGGTGCTGCAAGCCATCAAGGATGGGAATCCCGTGGAGTATCGCCCATTGGAGGAACCTAATTGGCGAGATTTCAACCCAGAGGAATATGATATTGATACGGAAAACTGTAAGTATCGTGTCAAGCCTTGTGAATATAGTGAATACGTGGAAGATATTAATGTACCTCCTGCACTTATGCAGGAAGGTGTGATTTATTTCCTGAAAAGCAAAGACCCTCGGAGTACTAAACAGAGTTTTGCTTGCGTAAAGGCTAACCTTTGGCATATAGATAAAAAGATATTGCTTCATTTCTTTTGGAGTGAAGACGGTGATTCAAAAAAGCTTTATGTTAGCGATCCGGATAGAAGAATTAGCCGTAGCGAGAAAACAGATAATTTCGCTAATGAAATTATTCCTGATATAAATCTTTGCGATCCTGATAAAGCCGAAATTTATGTAGCTTCCATATCACAAGTCAAGATGTTAGAGTCAAGACTTCGAGATGTGGGTTATGAATTAAAGGACGGACAAATGAAAAAGATAGATGGGAACAAAGAGTAAACAAGCACCGCTCCTTACTAAGGAGCAGGTATCAGAGCAGCTTCTTCAGCAGCATTTGCGCGGCTGGAAATCGAACCCTAAGTTTATCGTAGAAAACCTTTATGTGTTCGGCTGGGAGAGTGATATGCTCATCAAGACCCGAAGCGGATATTGGTATGAGGTGGAATGCAAAATATCCCTTGCTGATTTCAAGAACGATTTCACCCATAAGCGGCAGAAGCATGAATTGCTGAAGAATGGAGATGAGAAACGTCGTCGCCCGAATTTCTTTTATTATTGCGTACCTTGGTACCTTAGTGCGAAAGTATATCCTCTCCTTCCTGATTATGCCGGGCTGATTGTACTTAAAGCGGATGGTAAACTGAATGAGATAAAACAGGCACACTGTCTGCATCTGCAAAAGTACACCGATGAGGAACTGAAGCTATGCGATAAGTTTTATTATGCCTACCGCAACTGGAAAAAGTGTGTAGAGCGTAATCAGCCTACCGCAGAAATCAAGCGCCTGAAGGATGAGATTGCTTTCCTCAAGGCAGAATATAAGGCCGTAGCCGGATGCGATATTAAAGACGCATTTTAATGATTAAAAGATTTATAGATTATGGAAAAGATTGAATTTACAAAGGAACAGATAGAGAAGATAGCTGAAGGCATCAGCGTCATCTGCTTCCGTTCTAACTCGAAGGCAAAAAAGTTTTTGCTTTTGGAATATCCGAAGGTTAAAGATGTGCTTGGTAACTCTTGTATCTGGGATGAGCCTGCATATAATGAGGAACACCCCAAGGAAGTAAAAAGTGTGCTGCCTAGTTTTGAGGCAGTGCATACTTTCGGCTCGTCGGCTTTATTCAAACCCACTCTTGCTGAGATTATCCAGGCTTGCCCTATCAACCTTCTTGGAAACTTTAACGCTGTCACCATTCATTATAATGGTTTTATAGAGGACGCTTCCAAGCATAAGAGTATCGTGACCCCTTATGTGATTTGTGAGAAGAAGAAGCCATTCGTTCCTTTTTTCAGCGATGAAGAGGAGAAGAAGCTGCATCCTTCGCCATTGAAGATAGGCGACCTTGTAGGTACTATCATTGACGAGTTCTGCCAGGTAAGCATTGATACTATCCAGCCTGATACCCGCAACCTTCAGACCTTATTTGAGGGTCCACTGAATGAAGTTCCCGAGAAGTACCTGGATAAACATTTCCGTCCGATAGAGATTATCAAGGACTACGAAGATGAGATACATTTAATCATTAACTAAGCTTTATCATGTTTGAGATATACGTTAAAATGAAGAAAAAGAAGTGCTGGAAACTCGCTATAGAGGTTCCCAATGCTTGGGGTGGAATGCCTCACCTCTGGATGTATCTGGAGAAGAAATATCTTCCTTCTTACGTACCGGTAGGAGCTGATGGAAAACCGCTGGAACTGGACTGGGTGAAGGAAAAACAGGCAAAAGGTGAATATGTAAGCCGATGGATATGTGCTTCATCCAAAAAGGAGATTGAGGACCTACAGAAAGATTTCCGCTTAACTTATGAGGAAATGATGGTCTTCAGATCTACCTTTGATTTTGCAAAGGTTTTAGGCGAAGATATACCCGTTTATCTTGAATGCTTAAAGGTTGTCGCTGATGAGTGTGGAGGTATATATCCACAACAATACGAAAAACTGAGTGCCTTTATTAAGGTTCACAGCGTAAATGATATAGAGGCAATCGCTTTCAATCAGACAAGCGTAAACTGTGCCTGTGATTTTTTTGGCAACAGATATAATGCGTCAGCAGATAACTTCTGGGATTGCATTTGCCCAAGGGATTTTTATGACAACCTTAGAAAAGATGCGGTATTAAAGACGAATTTTAAATAATTAGCAAGTGACTTTAAGGATTTATAAAAAAGAATATATTATGATACAGATTCAAGATTGGGAGTCATCCCAAAAGATTGTTGTCGTAGATGAAATCAATCACGGCACCGTACAGGTGGAGGTACCGAAGCCTGGACCTTATAAAGACGAGTATTATCAGTATGCCGATTGCGCTATCTACAACCTTTGGGTAGATGAGAAGTATCGCAAGCAGGGAACGGCTCGCCTCCTGATGGAGACCGCAGAGCGGGAAGCTAAGAAATTGGGTTGCAAATCAGTACAGCTGGAATGGGATGATAAAGGCAGTAAGCTTTTCGTTCTCGCATGGTATAAACGTCTTGGCTATCGTGTAATGGCAAGGAATGAAAATGGTCGTCTGCTGCTGGTAAAGGAACTTTGAAAGGTAAAAAGGTGAAAGGGTAAAAAGAACCTTAACCGCCTTGCGCCTCCGTTCCCAGCGATTCTATCGCTGGTCCTTACCCCGCTAGGCTTTTTTACCTTTTTACTCTTTTACCTTTCTTGTCCCGCCCATCAAAAAATTTTGCAAACAGAAAAAAGAAAGATTATAGCGTATGAATAAAATAGGGGAGCAGATGATGCTGCAACAGCTCAAGTCTGTCTATTGGCTGATGATGGATTCTTCCGGTAAGATGGACTTCGCAAATAAAACGCTATGGGATGAGATTACTGATCTTGACCAGGATAGTGGCGATTACCAGGAAGTGGTGGTGGAAATCTATTTCACCGATGGCAGGTTTATCAAACTTCATAACCGCAGTTTTGAATCGCTCATTAATAATTCCTATTCCGGTGATGCCATTTTGCTGCTGCCAATGAATGATGATAAACTTCTCCAGGCAGTAGCAGAACAGGGCGTATGTATTCGTGATGTTTACCGTCCGATAGTTAGTATTACGTATGATGATCCGGAAACGGGAAGAACGGCAACCGATTTTCCTATATCCTCCGTGGTCCGCATAGCCTGTTACCGTAAAAAGGTAAAGTGGAGCGAGAGATGGAGAACACTGAGTCCGGAAAAGGGAAAGTTGCATGAACTTATGTTCCGTAACTTTCGTGAAAAATATCTCAGAGATCATCCTGAGATTAAAGAATAGATTCTTCTAGTGTTTTATCAAAATATGCTTAACGTAATAGTTATGATTATTTTATTTTTATAGAGTTGTTAGTTTTTGATCTTTTTGAAGTTCCTTCGTTGTGAAACGCGGGGACTTTATTTTCTTTATTAATTAGTTCTCATGAATTAAAAGTCAAAATTGTTTTAAGGTAAAGTTTTGTTAATATCAAGAGGGGCGGCTGTCGTGATGACACCCGCCCCTCATTTCGTTTAATGTTAAGTGTTGAATGTTTTTATCAATGTTGAATGTTGAATTACCTCTCGGAGTAAAGCCTCCGTTCCTAGCGATTCCATCGCTGGTTTATCTCAATGGCGTATGCCTAATTCAACATTCAACATTTAGTTAAACGTTTCTTCCGTCCGGCAGTACGAACCAGCCGATATTACCTCGCCAGAATTTGCAGCCCAGATATAGCGAGTCGAAGGCATCGGTGAAGTCAGTACGCTGCTGCAACGGCAGGTTGTCTTCCGTTTCCGGTTTCTTCTCCTGACTCTTATCCTTTCTGAATCCCTGATAGCCGATGCTCACTTCACAAAGCTGCATAGCTATAATCAGGTCGGGGTTGTTAGGCTGATTGATACGAATAGCAGGATATTCTATGCCGGCAAGACCATTATTGATGATACGGTGCTTCACCTCATGCTGCTCCGGCACACCCATATCTATCGCCGTCACATTCCAGCCGTTACGCTCCAGCTCTTTGATAACTGCCTGGTAGAATCGCTCATCGGTCAGCGCATACGATGCACCTTGTTTTGCCGTAGCATCGTAAAAGTACACCACGTCACGGTTCACGGCTCTCTTCGGAGCATAGTAATGCGAGAAATCATCTACCAGTTCACGCAGCTTGCGCTCGTTCTTTACGTAGAAACTCTTGATGACATTCACTGCCTCCAATCCGTCACGCTGATATACCTGACCTACCACCAGGGTATTGATATTGGCGTTATAGTCAAATGCGAGATAAAGAGGAAGGTCGTTCACGCAGTCGCTATCCATACGGCAGTCGTTTCTCTCGGACAGCTCTTTTAAGTCGGGCTGATAACTTTCTGATGTAATCTTCTTGCCGCCGATGATGCCCGTAGCCTTCTCTGTGCGGAAATTAGCCTGAGAAAGCGGGTCAATCTCATCGGGGATATAACCGTGAACATGATCTATATCCAGGTTAGAATAGAAACCATCGTTCGATTTCTTGATTTTCACGTTCAGTATCGAGACCATGAAGGTATAGGGTGGAAGATCTCGCTTCATCTGTCGGATATACTCCTCACCCAGAACGTCCACGTTTTCGAGGGTAGATGCCCTGCGCACCACGAAAGCCGAGCGCCGCAGTTCTCTGAGATAGTCATCCTGAAACTTCTTCGAGCGCAGGAACATCTGCATCTCGAAATCCTCATCCGGTGTAATCAGATATTCGTAATCATAGATAAGTTTGGCATCCTCGGCAGTAACCAGTTTGTAGTTTATTGCCATATCCACCATGTTCTTGGTAATCCTATTGCCATGGTTAGGCAGAATGCGGAACATGCCTTCATGCTTCAGCATTTTCAATGCCACGGCACGTATGATAGTCTTTTCCTCTACTGATACCACGCGAAGCGAATGCCCCGTCTTCTTGGCATTATAGAGCAGGTCGTTATATCTGATAACCTTGTCGGCATACTCTTCCAGCTCGTTCTGTACCCATCGGTAGGTCTTGCCCTTAAACCTGCCTGTCTCTATCTCCAAGTCCAGTTTCTCGTCCTCACGCTCCAGCCATGAGCCTTTTGCCGTAAGCGAGGCATCACTTACGAATCGGGTAGAACGGTAGAGTGGGTTGTAGTCAGAAAAGTTGATGTCTCCCAGTGGGTGTGTCTGTCCTGATAATGCCGGCATCAACTCCTCATCCACTTTCTTCTTAGGGAAGAATCTGCACTCATCTCCCACACATGCACTGAAGGTATAAGAGTTTGCAGAAGCGGTCTGCGAAAGAGAAATCAATGCCCATTGGGCACCATTTGCAAACCAGATGATATTTTCGTAGCTTTTCGGTTTGAAGATGGAAGGGCGCACATGCTTTGGCGGTCGTCCCCAACCCATGTGAATGCCTATCTGAAAACCGAACATTCGCTCCATGGCAGCCATGGTACCCGGTATGGTTTTCGAGAAGCCCTGTTGTCGTGATACGGCTACCCATGCCCCCAGCATTCCTGGCATGGAGTTGCTGGTCATCCATACATAGGGTGCCACGAGGCCATCGGTCTTACCCGTGCGTCGAGCTGCAATATCCCTCTCGTCTCGGGCACCCATGTATAATGATTGCTGCTGAAAGCGGGTTAAGTATATCTGATGTGGTTGCTGCATAATAGTAAAATTGTTATCCTGAATGTATGTTGTTTTAGCTTAGCGCCATTGCGTCCGTTAGGCGTTCCTGCGGATTTGAAATCCGCAGATATGCCAGTTTTTTTTGCAGTCTTAGAGAATTTTTGCGGGCTGGCAATCATCGATTAGCTTGCGTGTTTCTTTGGCACACTCAGCCACGCATCTCTCGACTGCCTCGGTGATGTTTTGAATTTGATCCTCACGCATATTGCCGTATTTATCGCAAGTGTCGTTTATTATTTTGTAGAGAACTTGATTTTGTAAAGCCTCCATATAATCTACGTACTCCTTGCAAGTACTGCGCCGAGGTGCTTGCACCCATTTTAGAAAGTCCTGTTTCCAGTCTTTCCATGTTTTGATTTTTATTACTATCATTGTTGCTTACATTTTAAATTGTCGTTTCAAAAACGGGTTGCTCTTTATGAGTTCTATCATTTCTTCTTCTGAGTGTACTCCTTCCCAGAAGAAGAAATGATAGAACTCTATCTTCATCTACAGAGAAAGGCACATCGTAGTTGGTGTAGGTTTCACTATGGTGTCGAACCAGGTGGCGACCTGGATTTTTCCGGATGTTTTCTATCCAGACTTCATTATCACACTCGCACCATTTATTGTTTTCTTCTCCTGTCAGTGCCATATCAATATCGATATGGTAGCGCTCGGAACATCCATTGGTTCCAAAATAAATAATCTTTGCCATAATTTCGCAGATTTAAAATAATGAAAGTTGAATAGCTCTGTTGCCTCGCTCCTTCTGATGTTTCGGAACATAGATGCGTTCCGTTACGAGATTATTAGCCGTAGCTGATAGGGTAGAGCGATGAGAGAACTCTTCGATGCAGTCAAAGCGATCATCGGGCATCTGATAGGAAGATATGAAAACGGGTTGTGTCTGATGCTCGCACCAATCGTAGAATCGCTCATAGTCGAAACCTTCAGCTTTATTGTACACGTTAGTGTCTTCGTAGGGAATATCGCAATAAATTACGCTATCATTTGAAATTTCAACCTTGGCATAATCAAGCACACTTGATGTGATGTTTGAAAATCGCCCCCCGAATTTCTCGGCAGGGATAGTTGTCGCTCTCGGTATTGCAATCTGTGCAATGCAGTTGCGGCTTTCTCCTGATTGAAGTTCGCTTGGGCGTTTGTATTTTTTTTTTTTGAAAGATGGCTCTTGTGTTCCATCTTTCGGCATTCTTCAGTCTGATTGATTCTGTCGTAAGCTTCTGTGCTCTGCAATCTCGGCAATTCTGCCCCCCTCAAATGATTGTTGCTGGAAGTGACCGAACTGGCTGAAATATCTCTTTACGGCAGCATATCTGCGCTGAATGTCACTGATAGGCTCAATAAAAGATAAGTCATATCCAAGTTCTTTCCCCAGGGTGTAATCACGAAAGAATATCGCATAATGAATAGCTTTCTTTAAAGGCTCAATTTCCTTAGAATAAAGATAATCACGCAGATTATTTCCAAACGACCAGACTACTGCTACGTATGGATCGGTATCTTTCAGTCTGAAGAAATCCTCACGGCTTATCCACCTCGTCTCGTTCTGATATTTGCCGTTCAACGCATCAATGAATAGAGTAGGGCATATCCAGTTAATATCATTAATGTGGATATGCTCATACTTGTTTCTCAATAACGCTGCATGGCTCACCGCACACCCGCCGCAGAATAAATCTATCAGATGCGTGCGTTTAGGCAGGAGACTTACAATCCTCTCTGCCAACTTGTTTTTACTTCCCTTATAGGGCAATCCATATTTCATATCTTCCTTTATTTGTATATTTTAAAACAGGCTCGGTTGCATCATCTCTAACTTGATGCGCTTGCAAGCCTTGTCGTAATATTCTTTGTTCAGCTCAAAGCCGATGAAATTTCTCTTTTCCCTGATGCATGCGATGGCTGTAGTGCCGCTGCCCATGCAGTTATCGAGAACGCACCCCCCCACATTGGTATAAGTACATATAAGATACTGGATAAGGGCGACTGGCTTTTGCGTAGGGTGAAAGGTGTCGGTAGAATGTTCTTTATCGAAGCAGATAATGCTCTTTGGGAATTTTTCATCTGATACGATAGTAGGCACTTCTTTATGATCGCCATAACAACCTCGCTTTAAACTGTGAGAACCATCGCCTCTTCGATGATTTCTTTGATGTGGCGCACATTTTACCATCTGAGGATTGTAGATAGGTTGTTTCCGATAGAATACTGCTATATCCTCATGCGAGCGCAGAGGCATTTTGTTGGCATTCAGAAAGCCTGTTACCCGCTGTTTGCTCCAAATAAGATTATATTTCCAGAGTTTCGGCTGCGACATCATAAGTTGCGCGGTAAACATACCCTGACAGAAAAGAATAATGGCTGCATTGGGTTTGGTTATGCGTAGATATTCCTTCCATAATGGCTCAAGTGGGATAATGCAATCCCAGCCACCGCCTTCACTCTTTTTATTGAGAACGCCATACGGCAAATCGCAGATAACACAATCCACGCTTGCGTCCGGAATCTTTTTCATTCCTATCAGGCAATCCTCATTATAAATCTTATTTAATTCCATCCTCTATAAATCTATCTTTATCAATTAAACCATTTTAGAATAGTTTCTCCTTTATATCTTTTTCCCAGATAAACCAGGCATAGGCTGCTGCGCTGCTTCCGAAAGCCTGAAAGTTGCCGTTCATGGCGCATTTTAATCGTGAACTACTTACCCATACCCTGCAAGGTGGCTGCGTTTTAAACAGATGTCTTCTTCCTTTCCCTTCAAGAAAAGTAAGTTTCAGGAACATCGCAATCTTTCTTCCTTCCGGAATAATCTGCAAAGCCTTTTCTACGAAATCCAAGGCATATCGGTAGGGTGGGTTGGTAACAATATCTCCGTTCCATTCTAAGTTGTCGATGGAAAGAAAATCTGCAACCTCGCCATAACCTCTATCTATCAAATCACGGCTGACTACATCGTAGCCATGCGCCTTCAATACCTCGCTAATATGCCCTTCGCCACAAGAAGGTTCCAAAATTACCCCCGTAAACTGCTCTATCTTACAGAGCCATTCGGTAGCTGCGGGTTCTGTGGCATAGTAGTCTTCACGCTGTCGCTCGCCGTTTTTATGGTTGCTTGCGCCTAACGTTTTAAATACGGCAGCATTGCCGCCTACCCAGTCTTTTGCCATAAAGTCTATAAACTATTAATTCTTAATTCTTAACTTTCCCACATGCCATTTCTGGCAAGTCTTGCATTGGTACGCCACATACCCTTGCGCCTTCAGCTCCGGTCTTTGGTTCAGAAACTCCCAGGCAGCATCCTCTGTTTCGTATGCCACCTTCGCCTTCCAGGTATGCTGTTTTCGGGTGTAATGTTCGGGGTCCGGTGTAAAGGGAGGAACCTTATTGTGATAATGATGATCACCTTTGCGCTTACTCATCATCGCCTCCTTCCTTTTCGGTATCACCTTCCTCTTCCGGAATATCCATTTCGGCTTCCTTCTTCTCAGCATGTTCATCCAGCACCTCTTCCATATACTCCATATAGTCAGGTACCTTTTCATTATGCTCCTGCAGACTTTCCTCCTCGGCAATATCCTGCATATCCTTTGCCGTAAGACCATACTTGCGAGCCATTTTTTTCTTGTACTCGTCAGTATAGTTCACCCTGTCACGCTTCACGATGCTCACATCTTGCGTAATGGCAATGCGGCTCATATCCGGCATTTCCTCGGTAGCATCCTTCTCTTCGAGAAAGTTGCCATAAACGGTAGCCAATGCCTGCATACCCTTATCCACCGCACGGTCGTTGTTCTGCTGCTTGCCTGTGCGGATAAGCCACTCAGCAGAATTGAGATACATCGCCTTGTGACGCGGACTTTCATCGGTCATAAAAAAGCGAATAATGTGGTTGCAGACCGCCACATCGTTTGTCAGCTCGGTAATGGTACGGGGTTTGATATTTCCTTCGTCGTCAATATCAATATGCAGCGCCATCACCATTTCCTGCGCCTCCCTGTTGCCCTGTCCTGCCTGTTTCATAAACAGCGCGTAGTCGCGCCTTGCTATGTTGCGGCAGGTAGTCTTGGGGTCTATATCATTGTTTTGTACCCAGCGCTTGTAGAACTCGTAGCAGAGCTGCATCCTATACTTCTGTTCCAGTTTTGGAAACATCGTGTCGATACTCAGTCCGTTAGATAGCCACTTGTCTATTCTCTGCAGGGTATTCTGCGTAAGTTGACTCATCTCTTATTAATGTTTAATGTTTAATGTTAACCTGGTGGGGCATCGAAAACCGAAATTCGTGCTATTCGTGTCATTCGTGTTCAAACCCCCGAACCCCGAAACGCTATATGGTAAGGTCGATACCAAACTGACATTCCAGAAACTTCTTGTAATCGGGCTTACCGAATAGTGTGCCGTTTGCCTTTTCCCAATCTTTATTGTTGGCATAGAACACATCACGCGTAAACCATTCGTAAACGTTATCATATCTGCTTACTGCTGACGAGTCAGGATGCGTATCTAAGAATTTCTGTCCCGCCCTCAGATAAGCCTTGGCTATGCGGGGATGCTTCTGAAACTCGATAAGGCGCTTGCGTCTTGAAGCCAGGGGGCAGCACATGCAGCCGAGCCTTCGGGTAACGTCGATTTGCCCCCTCGTATCATAGTATACTGGTGCCAACTTCAATCCTCTATCAAGAATGAAATCCCTCACATCTTCGTTGGTCCATTCCAAGATAGGATAAATCTGTTCTACATGATTTTCCTTTTTCTTAGAACCATAGTACCGGCATTCGGTAGGCTCGTTATATCTTTCCTTTCTCGCTCTGCTTTCTTCTTTGCGCACACCGATAACAGTTTTATCGAGGATTTTATATTCCTTCAGAACTTCACAGCAGAAACGGCTAAAGCGATTAGGAAACCCTTTCTTTGCAATAAGCTGAAAAAAATTTTCTTTAGGTCTGATAATCTCCACACCCATCTCCTTCACGTGGGCGATAGTGCCCGGTGGGTCGATGGTCGTGTTCTTGTATATCGCTCGAATCTTGATGCCAGCTTCTTTTGCAAGCTGCAGGATTACGTCGCTATCCTTGCCGCCCGAATAAGCCAGTTCTATCTCTCCATCGTACCTTTTCTGTACGCTTTGCAGGAGTCGGATAGACTGTTCTATCTTTTTCTGTAATTGCTCGTTTATCATTTCGCGCCTTTTTAATTTCTTTATCTGCCCACAAAATTACGAAATCTCCCCTAAACAGTTGGGACAACCCCCGAACCCCCTATCTTTGAAATAGCACCACTTACGCCTCCGTTCCCAGCGATTCTATCGCAGGTCCCTCAATCCCTTTGTCCCTATCTCTCAATAAAAAACCGATACCTTTGCAATAGTATTAAGACAACATAGGATAACATTAAAAAGAAAAAAGAAATGCAAAGTTTAATTCCGACCCTTACCAGGTTTCTTGCAGCCATCATTGGCTTGGTGTGGTGTACCCTGGAACCATCTCTTAACTACATCGCCGTATGCTTCTTCGCCCTTATCTGCGACTGCTATACGGCGTGGCGCTGCAACTGCCGTATCTATTCTCGCTATCGTGAGGCTATCAAGAAAGACCCGCGATGCAAAATCGACGGCAAACTGAAATCTAAGAAAATGGCAAAGATGGTGAAGGATTTCTCCGTCCTCATCCTTGCGATATTCTTGGCCACGATGGTAGATACCGTCATACTCGATTTTCAGAACCCTCTCCATCTCGCTAACTATCTCGCTGCCATCTACTGCGGTGTGCAGCTCGTAAGCATCCTCGAAAACGAGAGTACCTGCAATGGGGCACCCTGGGCAAGAGTGATGCAGAAGATTGTGGCCGATAAAACCGAAAGGCACTTCAATGTGAAGCTGAAAGACTTGATGAAGGAAGCAACAGAAGAGGACAGCAAGAAAGAGGCTGCTCCGGAAGATGACAAGAAGAAAAAAGATGATAATGACGACTGGATGCCGCAGGATCCTGCAGTCCCGGTAATGGGCATGTAATGTGTCAATATCTTTTAATTTCTGCGCGCTATCAGTTAATAATGTGTTAAAATCCCTTTGAATTATGACAATATCAAATGTTTTGGAGCACTGGGCTACGATATACAAGCCCTTATCTCATAACCCGACAAGCAAGAAACTGGAAGAACAGAGTTTCTTCCGCATCCGTGATATTGATGAGGAAAATATCTTTTCCCGCAACGCCAATATCATTCACTCTCCCTGCATGCTCTATCGTGTAGTTAACTCCGGAGAATTGAAATCGGATAAGCAAGCCTTGATTACTTATCAAGTCTGCTTCCTTACCCGACTGAAAGATTCCTCTGCTACATTGGGCAGATATGATGGCAGCAAATTGCAGGCTGCATCGGATGATCTGATGGAGTATTGTGAAGACCTTGCGTCCTATCTCACTCAGCTTCGCCGCACGGGTATCTGTCCTATCACGGGCAGAAACTTCAAGACGGAAGAGCCTAAGCTGGGCATAGAATTATCATCTGTCGATATAGAGAGTTTTGCCTATGGTGTAAATCCTCTTTTCCGTGGTCCGAGCTGGCTCCTTGCTGATTGTTATTGGCAAACCATCCGTCCGCTCTATAATTTCCAATGCGAAAAAGAGCAGAAATATATCATTCCTGCATCGACAGAAGACGGAAAGGAGGGATAAGTCATGCCTATCAGAACTCAACCTATCAAGTCGCCTTTTGCACCCCTGAAAGAGGTGGCAGGTGTATATCTGAAACAAGCCCTTCTTGATATAGAAGTCAACTTCAATACCCAGAAGATTTATCCGGTAGAAGTATATCGCGGCTATGAGAAGGTGAACAAATACCGCGAGGAACACGACATGTGGTACTCTACGGGTGAAGGTAAGAAATCCTTTGAGGGCACAGTATATCAAGCTGACGAAAAGACGGGTAATCTGATGGTAGGAATCCGCTATAACGATTATCTCCGCTATGTGGATATTGGTGTAGGTCTGACGGGCGACCCCCGAGACCCTGCAGCCCATATCACTGCCGACAAGGTGGACCGCTCGAAAAAAGCCAAGTTTAAAACCCGTTATATCGGCAAGTGGGATAGAAGGGCAGGTAAATCTCACCGCCCTGCCATCATGCGAACCGTCCGCAGACTGAAAACGAGATACGAAAATCATCTTGCCGATTACTATGGCTATCAGGGCTTGTTACAGATAATGAACGCCCTGGAAGGCAAAGACGAGTAACCCATCTCGCCCCCGTTCCCGGCGATTCCATCGCCGGTCTCATATCCCCCAAAAATAAACATTAAAAAAAAAACAATGGCAAAGAATAAAACAGAGGCTATCATCACGCTCAATGGTCAGCAACCGCTCCAGGTATTGAAGCAGTTGCAGGAGGCAGCAGCGGGTATCTCCGAGCAGATAGATGCGGCTCAGGCGAAGCTGAAAAACCTGAAGCCGAATACTGACCCGTATAAAGCACTCGATGCCACCATCAAGGATTTGAAGAAGCAGTATGATTTGCTGGCTTCTGCACAGATTAAGGATATTTCGGCCAATGAGCGTTTGCAGAGCGTAGTAAACCAGCTCAGTAATACTTCACTTCGCAACCTGCGCCGTGCATTGGGCGACGGCAAGCGTCAGCTTGAAGGCTTGTCAGAGGCAGAACTGGATCAGGCAAACGCTATCCGCTCAATGATGAAGGAAGTAGGCGACCAGGTGCGCTTGCTCGAAGGGAAGTATGTAAAGATTGAAAAAGGACTGAAGAATATAAGCATTCAGTCTGACCAATGGCTGAGTAAGGCCATAACGCAGCAGAGAGACCTTGTGGCTTCACTCGAAAAGACAGATGCCAGCTATCTCAAGAATCACGCCACATTGAAGCAGTTGGAGAGAGAGGAGGATAGACGTAATGGCAAGCTGACTACACCGGAGGCTATGACTGTGGTGCAAGACCGAACATCTACTGCCTCCGAACTTCGCCGCGCCAAGACATCAATCACTCAGGCGAGGGATAATGTAGATACATCTGATACTGCTCAGATAAAAGCCTATAATGAAGCCCTTGCTAAGATTGAGGAACGCCTTGATGCAGTATCGGGGAAAGCCCAGAAAACAGCCATCGGTTGGCAGAAAATGCGCCAGGTATTATCTAACCCTGGCAAGGCTTCGGGCGAGGACATTAAGCAAACCATGGACGCTATTCAGCAGAAAATACAGCAACTCCCTGCTGGAAGTAAGGCTGTATCAGATTTGCGCAGACAATACGCCCAGTTGGAACAAACTATGAAAGGTACCCGCCTCTCGCAAGCGCAGCTCAATGATATTGTCGCCCGCAGTAAGACCGGCAAGTCAAATATCAATGAGCTGAGACAGGCTTATAAGCAACTTGAGGAGGAACTGAATCAGTTAAACACCAAAAGCAAGGAATTTAACGAGAAGCAGAAGGAACTGAAGGATTTAAAGAAGAATATCGACAATGCTACTGGAGCCATAAGCCAGCAAAGTAAATCCTGGCAGACGGCATTAAAGAACCTGACCGCATACGTAGGTCTCTTACAGGTCTTCAATGCTATCAAAGATACAGTTACTTCTGCTATCAAGAAGAACTTTGAGTACTCTTCTTCTTTGACGGATATTCGTAAGGTGTCCGGACTCACGATGCAGGATGTTAATAAGTTGTCTGAGGAGTTAGCTAAGATAGATACTCGTACTTCTGTTGATGGCTTGGCCCAACTTGCCTATCAGGGTGCAAAACTTGGTATGGGTAAGTATGGTGTGGATGGTATGGCTCAGTTTGTTAAAGCTGCTGATAAGATTAATGTAGCAATCGGTGAGGAAATGGGAGAGGAGGCGCTGCCAGCTCTTTCTAAGATGGTGGAGACAATGGGTCTTATCCCGAAGATGGGTATCGAAAAAGCGATGCTTGCTACGGGTTCGGCTATGTTCAAACTGTCTTCTACCTCTACCTCTACATCTACCAATATAGTGGAGTTCGCCAAGCGATTAACCGGTGTGAGCCGTACTGCAGGTATCACTACCGACCAGTTGTTGGCTCTCGGTTCTGCATCTGATTCTCTCTTCCTGATGCCGGAAGTAAGTGCCACGGCGATGTCTAAGTTCATTGTAGCTTTGCAGAAGAACCATAACCTTATCGAGAAGGATTTGGGCATTCCAGATGGTACCATCAAAAGAATGTATGCAGCAGGCAACGCAATGGATGCCATTGTGATGGTACTTGAAAAGATGCGAGATAAGGGTAATATGAATGCCCTTGGCGGCATCTTCAAAGACCTTGGTTCTGATGGTCAGCGACTCGTTACCGCCATGGTAACTATGTCTAAGAACGTAGATGTGCTGAAGGATCATCTCTACGAGTCTAAGGAGGCATTCGAGGAGGCAACTGCTGTAACCAGCGAGTACACGATGCAGCAGCAGTCTGCCGCAGGTATATTGGATAGAGCCAATAACCTTTGGGAGAAGGCTTTTATCAATCCAGATGGTGTGGAAAGTGTAAAGTCTATGGCGCAGGCTTGGTACGACATGTCGCAAATGATTTTGCAAAGCCCGATATTCAAGAATACACTTCAGGCAGCCATGTGGAGTGTGATTACTGCTTGCAAGGTATTTGTAACTCTCCTTCCTCTCATCGCCAATTATGTTGCTGCTCTGGGTATCTATAAAGCCGTTTCGTTTCTTTGGGAATTAGGTAAGGCAATAAAAGCTGCGGCAGCTGCGCAAACATTATTCAATTCGGCAGCAAAGGTAAATCCTTATGTAGCTATTGCAAGTGCGATTCTCACCGCCGTAGGAGTGGTATGGTCTTTTGTGGAAGCAGATAAAGAGGCTGCTGCTGCGCAAGCAGAGGCAGCACGCAAGGCTAATGCCTGGAAAGATAAGTTGAAAGAAGCGCAATCTCAAACTGATACGCTTACCCGAAAACTCCATTCTTATAAAACTACACTCGAAGCTCTGAATGTATCGCAGAATGCCAGAAATACGCAGATAGCCCGATTCAATCGTGATTTTCGCCAGTATATCTCTAAGTTGGGTATCGAGATTAAGAGCGTGAGCGATTTGAAGAAGCATTACTCGGAGTTAGCACAGGAAATTCAGCGTGCTACCTATTATCGCCTTCGTGAGGAAGCCAAGCAGAGCGTAATGCCTTCCTATCAGATGGATCGTCTGAATGCGGCTAACCGTATCAAGAAGGAACTTGATAAACTCGGCTTGTTTGCAGGCGGTTTCACCCAGAAGAACGTAATGGATATGTTCAATAAGGGTGCAGGTGCAGGTTGGATATGGCAGAAGATTATCGAGGCGAACGTAAAAGATGCAAAGCAGGGTAGTTTCCGTTTCAATATGAAAACCGGAAACTATACTTATACTGATAATAGCGGTAAAATCGTTAAGGCCAATCCTACAGGCTATAAAGGTCTGTTGTCTTCGCTCGTTCATTTCCAAAACGCAACCAAGCGTGAAACAAGTAAGGATAAGGAAATCAATGATTACTTCAATCAGGTAGTTAATCTTGATGGCTATACTCCTTGGGTAGAAGATGAGCCTGGTACACTTGAAAATGAAGCACTCGATAATGATGCTATCGCCGCTGCGAAGCGGGTGGCACGCGAACATAAACAGGCATTGCGTGACCAGCAACGTTCATGGCGTGATGAACTGAAGCAGAAGCAGGACGAGGCAAGCGCTATCATGGATAACGTTCGCAACTTCTATGAACGTCAGATTAATGAGAAATTATCCCAGGCAGTAAGCCTCGGAAGGGATGAGACAGAGCAGAAATTCTATATAGAACCGATAAAGAGACGTATGAATGAAGCTCTTGCTCAGGTGCGCCTTGCTATCGCTGGTCAGGCTAACACCTGGGAGGAGTTCAAGAAGACGATGGATAATGATCTTGTTGAGAAGACCGATGAGACTGGCGTGAATCTTTCTCAAAACCTCCTCGCTTCCATCCAAAAGAATAACGTCGATGCCCTGCGTGAGAAGATGGCTCAGTTGGGTAATAGCCTGAACCGCCCGATGAACTCCATCACGTCTGAAATCTTTGCCAAGGCTACCAAGAATCAGCAGAATAATATAACGCTGGAGGCTCAACAGGCAGAAGCTCGGCGAAAGATAGCCCGAGAGCACAACTATACTGGAGCCGTGCAGCAGAGCATGTACGATGATTTCAATCAGATGGGTTTCGCCAACCCGACCGATTTTGAGTTAGCGGATGAGGAACGCGCAGAAAAACGCAAGGAGCATATCATCGCCATGTACGAGCAGGCAAGAAAGCAAATTGCCAACCTTTATACAGTTGATGTCAGCAGTAAAGAGGGTAGGGGATTGTTGATGCAGATGCTCTTTGGTGATGATCCTTATGCACTGGGTGCCCGTATTCAGAGCGTGCTGGGCGATAATGCGGAAGACTGGCGTGTGTTCTACAACAAGCTCATTCAGTATTCCGATGAATATACCGAGGCGCAGAAAAAGACCTACGACCAGGCAAAGAAGATTGCCGAGCAGATGTGGAAGGTCAATCAGCGCAATCTCGCCAACCTGGAAACTCTTCGCAAGATGCAGCAGGAAAGCGCCCTCTTCGGCAAGCGAACCAATATGTGGTCGAACCTCGGTCTCGGTGATCTCACCGCCGACCCAGAGGTGGAGCTGATGAAGATGAAGATGCAGATGGCAGAAGATTATTATGCTTTCGTTTTCAAAAACTCACGTAACAAGCAGCTCCTCGATGAAGCTGACAAGGCTCGTCAGGAGGCAGAACTTGTCTATGTCAACCAAATGGCAACGGCGATGAAGAACCGCCTCTCTCAGATGCAGCAGCTCGTGCAGCCTATCGAAACTTTCGGTGCAGAGGTAGGCAAGGCATTTGCTGAAATGCGCAATGATGTAAGCAGCGCACAGGAAGCTATCAAGAACGCTCTGAAGTCTATGCTCGAATCGTGGGGTAATATGGCGCTCAACGATGTGAATACGCAGATGTGGAAGGCTATCAATGATGCAGGTGCCAAGCGAGCCAAGAAGAAAGCGCAGCCTGGTATCGATGCAGCAAGAGCCAACGCTAACGCCAATGCCGTGAAGGAAGACTTCTCTAATCTCGGCACAAAGGCGAATCCGATGTATGTGCGACTGGTAGATGAGGGTGCATCTTATCTTACTCAGCAGCCGCAGTCTAACTTCGAGAATCTGCCTCCTCAGCAGCCGGCTCTCGGCTGGAATCCTGATGGTTCACCTATCAACCCTAACAGTCCGGCTATTGTGCCTCCATACGCGCCCCCTGCAACCCCCGAGCAGGCGAATAAGCAAGCAGAGGGTAATGGTGCTCATCATGCGTGGTCACATCGCAACAGAGACAATGCCGATGCGTTCTATAGTGATGCAGCCACGCAGACGGGTGCTGCTGCAGCCGATGCTATCGCTGGTGGCGGTTCCTTCATGGATACCGCAGCCGGTATCACTGGTTCCTTTATCGGTGGCGTGATGAATACCGAGTTCAAGAAGGGTGGCAAATCCAAGGAAGACAAGGAGAAAGCCGAGCAGCTGAAGAAGGAGAAGAAGCACCAGAAGGAACTGAGCAAGGAGGTAAAGAAGGGTAATAAGGATCGTGAGAAGGTGACTACCCAGGGTGTTCAGAACATCACGGATGTAACTGCTGCCGGAAACAAGGAGCAGAGTGAGGGCACTAAGGTGGCTTTGAACGCGGGTATGGCTATGACCCAAACGGCGCTCACTACCAATCTCGCCAATACTCAGGCTAATAATGAGGCTATGGCTCAGTCTGATGCAGCCCGCACTCAGTCAGAAGTAACCTTCTCTATCGCGGGTGCGATGGCTAAGTGTTTCGAGTTCCTGGGTCCTATCGCTGGTCCTATTGCAGCCGCAGGTGTGATGGCTACTCTCATGGGGTTGCTCCAGTGGGCACTCAATTCAGCCTTCAGCGGCGGCAAAAAGAAGAGTAATACCAATACTACCAATACCAAGCTTGTTACTGGTATGCTTACCTATGATTCCGGAAACGTTCAAGACTTGAAGCCATTTGTGGCTGATAATGGCGAGGTGTATTGGGCGAAGGAGGATGACGGCAAGCAGATGCAGGGCGTGAAGATGCTTACATCTCCAACCGCCACCACCGTTAATGGTCAGCCGTCTCTCGTAGCCGAGAAAGGACCGGAAATCGTGATTGGCCGTGAAACCACTCATGCCATGATGATGAATAACCCTGCCCTGCTGAAGGCGCTGGTCAATTACGACAGCAACTATTCGGGAAGAAACTCAGCAAGAAGGGCATTTGATAGCGGCAACGTGGGTGATGTTCTTGCAGCAGGCACGCAAGCAGGCAATGGTAATCTTTCGTCTGGCGCGTCAGCGGCAGGCGACCTGATTGCAGCCAGCGCAGCAAGCAATGCGGCGCTCCTGCAAGCCGTGAATGCGCTCATTCAGCGTCTGAATGAGCCTATCAACGCCAAAATCAATATGTATGGTCGTGACGGACTGCACGACAGCCTGAATAAGGCTAATCAGTTTATGAAGAATAAATAGAAGAAAGTTTTGTTGATTATTAATTATTAGTTTTTAAGTTTATTAGTTATTTGTTTTTCGAGGCTGTTTCGCTGTGAAGCGAGGCAGTCTTTTTTTAGTGTTGAATGTTGAGTGTTGAATGTTGAATTAGGCTATCGCCTTTGGGTCTCCGTCCCCAGCGAATTTTTCGCTGGTCCCATTTTGTAATAAAGCTAATATTTTTCCGTACCAACGTTAACCTTTTGATTTAGTGGGCTTTTTGGTCTCAAAAGCATATCTTGGTCTCATTTTTCGCCGGAATTACTACCTATATATAAAATTTTCCGTGTATTTTTTCTTTTCCCTAAAATCAAAATCCCCTAACCCCAAACTAGAAGTTAGTAGCATTAACGGCTATGCCGTAAACTTCAGACAATAAGGTAGTTATGGGGATATAGGGGAGTGGCAGCTAGCGAGAAAAATGTGTGATTTTCTACATATATTCTACATATTTCTGAAATATTTTGTATCTCCTGCGTACATCTGTTTATAGAAATTTATATAAAAATGAGACCAAGAAATAGTAAGTTGCTGAAAAATAAGCAGATAGCAAAAAATAGCAGTGGGCAAGCAGTGGGACAATGGTGTGGCAGCAGGGGGACAATATCCCCCGTTTTCTCAATTAATGGACTTTAACATTTCTGCTAATAAAATTAAAATGAGACCAGAATCGGCAAAATGAGACCAGATTTCGCTTCCTGGTCCCATTTTTGAAAAAACACCATTTGCGTCTCCGTTCCCAGCAATTCCATCGCTGGTTCCCCCTCTCAAATCTATATTAAATGTTAAAAATATAACTTATTTCAAATATAATATATCTAACCTATACTTTTTTCGATTTATTTTTGTATCTTTGCAGCGAAAAATGAATATAATAATATATGTAAGGTATGTTTGATGAGATATGTTCAATCTATCGGGATGCGAAAGATGCACTCGGAAGATACGTCGATATGGAGACGGGCGAGTGCATCACGCAGATGTCTATCCGTGAGTTCTGTCTTACGGACAGATGGAAGCCGTATGTAGAGAAACTGAGAGCCATGCGGCAGCAGTATGGAAGCAAGGCGAAGAAGATGCCGGAGTATATCGACACGAAGAAGATGCTTCCAGGTGCCACACTGAGCGGTCTCTTCGCTACCTACGAGGACGATAGCCTTACCCATCCCGGCCAGCGTGTGATGGTTTCCAGAAGAGAAAGCCACCTTCAGCAGCATACCGGATGGCTGGCGATAGATATTGACCTTCAGGACAACGAGGGTATTGCCGATTTCGAGAATATCCGCAGGGTGTTGGCATTTCGCCCCGAAGTAGCCCTGCTGATGCGCTCCTGCTCCGGAACTGGACTGTTTGGCTTGGTCCGTCTGGCTTATCCCGAACATCACAAAGAGCAGTTCAAGGCCTTACTGCATGAATATGCTGCAATGGGTATTATGCTCGATGGCTCCTGCGGAAACATCGGACGCGTGCGCTTTGCCTCATGGGATGATCCTGCGCATATATATATTAATGAACGCGCGGTACCATATGCCAAACTGCCCGATAACGTACCTACACCAATGCCCGTGATGAACTATGCCAACACATATTTCAGTGGCAGTCATCCGACTGGTGTTGGCTATGGAGGCAACTATCCGCATAGCGGACAGGGCACCTACAGACGGGACACACCGGAAATCATCTATCGCAAAGCTTTGCGCCTTGTTGAGAAGATAGAGGCTCAAGGCATTGATATTTGTGCCGGAAAGGATGCTAATAGCGGTTATCTGGGTTGGGTGAAATGCGGCATGTCGCTTTACCATGTGGATAGAACGGCGGGTTATGACCTATGGAGAAGAGTTTCCCGCTTCCGTCCTGCTGACTCTACCTGCGGCCACAATGAGATGGATTTCCGCAAGCGATGGAACCAGTTCGCTAATTACAACAAGATTTCTGAGGCAACTTTCTTCGACTACTGCAAGCGGTCGGGCATCTTCCTCACCAGGGAAGACTGGAAAGAGATATATCAGAATACTTAGAAAGCGCCTCCGTTCCCAGCGATTCTATCGCTGGTCCGCAAGTAAAGAAAAAGTTTTTTTAATACATTAAAGATATAAGATTATGGCAAAAAGAAAAGTAGAAATCCCCAAGGGGTCATGGCTCGACAAGAAAGGTCAGCGATGGATGAAAGTAGCAATCGATGTGATGATAGGGGGTGGTAAATTCCTCCGTCAAATCACGATGACGTTCCCGGTGAACTTTGAAATGGCATTGGGAAAATATATGGTAGATATGGGCAATATGAACGATTTCTGAGACAGAGTAAATCAGCAATATCCTTCGCTGAAACGCCTGAGAAACCTCACGTTTTTCCCTATGGGAAACAAGGTGTTGAGAAAGTAAAAATAAATTTACAGATGGCAAAAAAAGCTTTCGCCATATCGAAGCCGTGTGTTATTTATTTACTCTCTCTGTATATAAAAACTTTACAAAACAAAAGATATGAAACAGATGATTATTGCAATAGTAGGTCAGGCTGGCTCCGGAAAAGATACGGTTGCCCAGCTGATGCGGATGACACTCCATGTGCCCATTCTTTGCTCCTATACCACCAGACCTATGCGTGAAGGCGAGGTAAACGGCAGAGAGCACATCTTCGTAAAAGAGTGCAATATCCCAAGAGAAAAGATGCTTGCCTATACCGAGTATGGAGGCTACAAGTATTGGACGGAACTCGACCAGATAAAAGATGCCGCCATCTACGTAATCGACGAAAAGGGCATCATGGATATTTGCGAGCGATTCCCTGATATTGAACTGGTGAATATCTACGTAGCTGCCAAGCCCGAAACCCTCAAGGCTCGTGGTATCGCTCCCGAAAGAATGAAGCGTGACGAATATCGGGTAACAATGGATATAAACAGTTTCGATTACGTCATCACCAACAATTCTTCGCTCTGGGCTCTGCTGCAGGCAGTAATCACAGTGTCTTTGCAGATGACTAAATATAGTCTGGAAGATCTGAAAACCCTTAATCAGGAACTTTCCGAATATATAAAGGCAGCATTGAAAGATAATTAATAATTGATAGTTTATATTTGATATGAAAATGATAATTCCTGGTGTTGAGTGGTGGCCTCAGAAGACCGGCACTCAACAGGTTGCCCGAGTAGGCAGAATCTGCTACAAGAGCAAAGGCAAACAGCCTGACGAGAAACTTTCTGAAGAAAAGAAAGAGGAGTTTCGGGAAGAACAGGCAGTAAAGATGGTTAACAGTTTCTGGAAGAGCGGACATCGCTCTATGCTCCGTCACGGTACCCTCTATTTCTTCGTAAAGAACGATAATAAAATGCCGAGGTCTCTCTGGTCACTCCTCGTTGCTTCACCTTACATCAACTATGCTGTGCAGGAAAAGAAGGTATGGATTAGCAGCAACATGCAGTTCCTCGGCGAGCATGCCGAAATTCTCGAAATCTTAACCCCATATCAAGTGAAGGAAGATGAGTTTATCGAGAAGGCACTGAAGTATGAATGCAAAAAGGCGCTCTATCTCCTCCGTATGACCATGGTTGTTACCACGCAGATCAGTACCAGCCGAGAATTGAACCGCACATCGCCTAATAGCATCAGCGAACAGAGCACACGCTATGTGGACCTGGAGAAGAAAGGTGGTGTGCAGATTGCCCGTCCGCATTGGTTGCATGAAGGCACCCGATGGCAGAAGTTCCTCTATCTTGCCGGCTGCAAGATTGCCGACTGGCTCTATCGCCGTTTGCTGAAATCGGGCATGAAGCCGCAGGATGCCCGCGGCATTCTTCCTCTCGATACCTATACGGTGGTAGCTTATACCTATACTCTCAAGGAGTGGAAACATATCCTGGACCTCCGCTTCCATGAAAGTACCGGCAAGGCGCATCCTAACGCCAAGGAAATAGGCTATCTGATTCATCGCATCATTACCGAGAGAATGATGGAATATGATAAGGACTTCGAGATTTAAAGGTAAAATCACTACTCACTATCTCTAACGCTCATTATGGTAAATAGGAATAAAAGTAAAAAGGTAAAAAAGTAAAAAGAGATGGTAAAAGGCAAAAGAGCGGTTAAGGTTCATTTTACCTTTTTACCCTTTTACCTTTTTACCTTTCAAAAGAATTATGGGAAATAAAAACAAAAATAAAAAGCAACACCAGATGGAGGCTATGGCAAGGCGGGATGCTAAAATCCGTCAGCTCCCTACCATCTACACCTTCAACTTCAAAGATGTGCCATCTGAAGTATACGCCAAAACCCTGGAGGCAATCTTTTCTGATCCTCAGTTTGCCGATGCCGTGCGCAACCGCAACGAACTGGTACGTGCTGCCAACCGCATACCGCAGGGCGCACCTCAGATGGCACCCCTCATCAAGGCTATCCAGGAAAAAGATGCAAAGTTGGCCAATGCCATCTATGCCCTGCTTGTGCAGGTAAATCTGCACAGTGAGATAACTTACGATTTTCTCAGTTTCGGTCATCTGTCACGCTACTACGTAGACTACAGCCAGCCGGGTATGCAGGAAAAGGTAGACCATCTGAACATTAATCTTGATAAGATCACGTTCCTCTCCGAAATGCTCGAAAACCTTCTTACCCAGGTGAAGGGCGATATGCTGGAAATCTTCAAAGGTGCCAGCGAGTTCCAGCAGTTTGATGGCGTAATGGCGAGCCTCCGTCAGTTGAGCGGTTTCTTCGATTTCGCCCGCAAGAAAGACGAGAAATCGAAAGATTACGCCCTCTACTATGAGTATGCCGACAGCATCAATAACTATATGGATAAGCGTATGCAGACCTATTCGCAGAAGTACCGCAAGCTGCATCCTACCCTTCCTGGTTTCACTCAGGAACAGATGGTAGAGGCCATCAATCTCTTCTTCGGTGAGAAAGATAAGTTCAATGAGAGCTTCATCAGCGCTACCGATAGTGGAGGCAAGTATATCGATGCCGTAAAGCTCTCCTTCAACATCGACGAAGAGCAGACCAAGAAACTCGACAAACTGGTGCCCAAGCCGAAGGAAGGTAACTCTATCCAGAAGTATTGCCTGAACGTTACCGATGCCATCATGCTCTACTATGCCCAGCAGAAAGGCTTCTCGCTGAAGTAATTAATAAACTTGTAAGCATTCCTTACAAGTTGCAGGCCTAGTGGACTCAAGGGCGCTAGCCTAATTCAACACTCAACATTCAACATTCAAAAAAAATGCCAAATATCTATCTCCGTCTCCCAACCTCTCGCTGCCAGTTCTTCCGGCACCGCGACCCCAAGTTCACCCTGGCAAAGGATGAGCCGGTGGTGTTCAGCAACTACTCACATGAGCAGTTCATTATGCGCAATTCGCTTATCAGCGCCCCTGCGAAAAGCAGCCGTATCGACCTCGGCTGTTTCTCGCAGCAGCAGTGGTGCAATATGCTGTCGGGCAAGCACCCTGCAGGAGGCAAGGTAGTGATGCGCCGTGATGCCGGAAGCTGGCTCACTTTCCAGGAGGTGCAGCAGCTCAATGGTCGCCTTACCGATGGTAAGGGCGCACATGATGATTACCTCTGCATCAGACTGCCCAGCGAAGTAGAGATTGTCGATACCGTTTATCCCGTAAAGCCTACCTTTACGCTTGATACCCATGGTATCCGTGCCCTGGTAGTCTCGCTCAACAACGATTTTAAGCGCAGTCTGGTAGAATGGGCACTATCCACCTTCGACTTCTGCACCTCCAAAGGCAGGGTTATCGCCCGCTCCCATAATGCCATGCTGGAGCGGTACTTAATGCGATACGGCATAGAAGCCAGCGAGGAAGAGAAAGACGTGTTGCGCCGCATTATCGGCAGGTGGTTCCGCACGGAGCACTGTTTCTTTAAGAGCTATTCCTGCGTGGATATGCAGTATAAAGATAGCCGTGATAAGCCTAACCGCATCGACGAAGTGCAGTGGCTATGATTTTACACCTTATATAATAGATGTTAATTCATGTCTAAACAAAAGTTAAATAATAGCTAAATCAAGGAAAAGTTATGAAATTACCTGATAGTTGCAGAGAGTTATTTCTTGACGGAGTAACCGATGCTTATTTTTATGCTGTACGGGAAAGCTCCGTTCCTATTCCCTTCAGCATACCGATGATATTGCAGATAACCGGCTGCCACTTTGCCGGCGAAGCACTCCATGTTTCCCTCAGCGAAGGCGACAATTACATCATATCCGATAGCATCACCGCCAAGCAGACTTCTTCAGAGGGTGGCAATGGTACCGTCTTCAAGTTCGAGATTACAGCCAATATTAGTGACGGAAAGGCGAATATACCCGAAATCATCAAGAAAATGCACGGAAAGGACTATTATATAGTCTTGCGTAAGCAGGATGACACGATTTATCTCTGCCATACGCTGCCTGGTACCTTCAGTATTACCGATTCCGTGACCGTTCAGAATGATGCTGAGACCCGTAGCATTACAGCTACCTGTCAGGCGATGTCAGAGTTTATTCCGATAACGATAGCTTAATCAATCATATAAATTTCAGTACTTAATTATCTTCTAGTTTTGAAATCATATAATTTATAAGTATCAAAAATTAAATTTATTTGCTTACCCTGCTGTCCGTGAGGATCGCAGGGTTTTTTGTTTTTTTACCTTTTTACTTTTTACCTTTTTACTTTTTACCTTTATTTTGTCCCTATACGCCCATGTATTTCCTTTACCTTTGCCGTCAGAAATATTGAAAGGTCTTCTTTTGCTAAATAAGGTAAGGAGATTTGTATTCAGGATAACGATAACATACATTTATTTTTAAAAATTTATTACCCACAATGAAAGGTCTATACGAAATTCTGACCGAAAAGAAGTGGATGATTTCGCCTGACTTTGTTCACGGCATACGGAAGGCATTGGAGCAGAATCTGAATGCTCATGCCGTATACGAACGCCCTGCACCTACCTGCGGCTTCGTAACCGTGAATGCAGCCGATGGCTCAATCTATTACCCGGAGGAATATCAGATTTCCGAGGATGGTAAGCAGGTGAGAGGTCAGTGGGCACTTGATAGTAGTAATGATGATGCTCAGAACTTCCCGTTTGTTTCTGTACTCACCGTCGATGGTCCTATCACCCGAAATGGTGGCGGTTGCTCGTATGGTTCTATCGACCATCGCAACATGATGATCAAAGCGGCCAATCATCCCCTCTGTCGCGGTCACATCTTCATCATCAACACTCCTGGTGGTTCCGCTTGGGCAAAGAACGATTACGAGCAGGCTATCAATTATGCCCGTTCACAGGGTCAGCCAGTCATCGCCTTCATCGACGGCATGTGTGCATCGGCAGGTATGTATCTCGCTTCTCTCTGCGATGAGCGTTACTACATGCACCCGAAAGATGAAATAGGTTGTATCGGTGTGATGGCATCCTTCTACACGCAGGCCGATGGTAGTAAAAACCAGTTTACCGATGAAACTTATCACGAGCTTTACGACCCTGAGAGTTTCGATAAGAACCGTGAGTTCCGTGATATTGCCAATGATGGCGATAGCGAGAAACTAGTAAAGGAGCTTGGCGAACTGGGTGTGGAGTTCAGAGCCGATGTGAAGAAAGCCTGTCCTGCTGCAAAGGACGAACACCTTCATGGTAAGGTATTCGATGCAGAGGAAGTAAAGGGTATTCTGATGGATGACCAGAGTGACTTCTTCTCTTGCGTAAAGCGTTGCTTTGCTCTCTATAACGGGACAGCAGAACCTATCGTCAGAAAGCCATCTGATGATGAAGACGAATCACAAGGCAGTTTGAACGAGCCGTCCGACCATCCGGCACACGACCCTCAGTTGGAGCCAGACAAGGCTTCTTCAGAAAAGAAAGAGAATCATCAACATACAAACACCAAAAATCAAATCAATATGGCAAATTATCCAAAGATCAACGCCGCTTGCGGTATGCAGGATGGTCAGCAGATTGAGGTAAAGGAGGAAGGCGCATTTATGAATGCCCCATTGCTCGATACCCTCGAAGCTCATCTTACATCGCAGGAGCAGGCTGTGGCTGATGCCAAGCAGAAAGCCACCACAGTAGAGCAGAGTCTTGCTGACCTTCAGGCAAAGCACGACGCACTCGCTGAGACCATCGCCCAGAAGGACGAGGAAATCAAGAACCTGAAAGAGGCAGCGGCTAAGGCCGATGAGGACATCAAGGCCCTCAACGATGCAAAGGCAAAGGCTGATGAGGAGAAGGCAAAGGTAGATGAGGAGTTGAAGACCGCCCAGGCTTCACTCGCTACTGCCCAGCAGACCATCGCCGACAAGGACGCTCAGATTGCTGAGTTGAACGAGAACCCAGGTGAGGAGCCAGCACAGGGTGCTGCACCTCAGAACAACGGTGAGGGTGCAGAAGTAGAAACTGCAAAAACAGGCTACCCAACTTGGAATCCAGCCGACCCAGTAGGTTCAAAGAAAGCTATCGAGGAGTACAAGAGAGAAAATGGCCTCCTCTAGTTTTTGAAATTTAAATCACATACGTAAACAAGCAAAATTTGTATTCTAATTATGGCAGCACCAAACAACTTTATTGGTATCAGCGCCCTCAAGGAGGTCGCTAACCAGGTATTCAAGAGCGTTGTTCAGGGTCCATCTTACGCTAACCCTGAGGAGATGAAACGTCTTGGCATCAAGACTATTAGCGGCATCCAGTATCAGCGCACTATTAATGTATTTATCCGTAAGGGTGGTACTACTCGCCGTAAGGATGTAAATCCTAAGTTGAACAGTGAAATCGGTTTCCTCAAGGAACGTAAGTTGACAGCCAAGCTCGCTTGGTTCCACGGTACCGATAACATGGACCGCTATTGTGAGACAAACCTTGGTACAGGCTCACATGGCGCTTATCCTCTTTCTACCGTAGCTATCGAGGCGGTATTGAAGACTTATGCTGACGACCTTTACAACAACCTCTGGTGGGGTGACATTGACAGAGACGTTCCTGGCGCTTCAAATCTTGAAAAGTCTATGGCTCTCTATGATGGCTTCCTTACCGGTATCAAGCACGATATTGAGGACGGTCTTATCAGCGAGGCTAACCACAACCTCATCCACTGCGAAGCTATCTCTGCACCAGCCAATGCAACAGACAGCTCTGCATACAAGATCTTCCGTGATGTTTACATGAAACTGGACCCACGTATGCGCCGTCAGAAGGTTCTCGCTTACATGACTCCTGAGACAGCTATCGCTATCTCTGATGCTTACGCACTCCAGTCATACGGTACTCATAAGCTCAATGTGGTAGATGGCGGTAACTACGTTATCCCAGAGCTTCCTAAGTGTACCATCGTTCCAGTTGAGGGCTTGGGTGTCGGTGATCGCATCCTCTTCTCTATCGAAAACAACCTTGTTTACGCAGTAGATTCTGAGGGTAACGACACTAAGGTTATGATTGGTGAAGGCAGTCCAGACGACCTGAGGGACATCACTATACAGGCACAAAGCATTCAGGGCTGTTATCTGGAAAATCCATTCTCTTGGGCCTTCGCAATGACAGACGGTGCCCTCGAAAGCGCAGAGTTCGTTTCAGGCGACTACACCGAGTCTAACATTACCGTTTCCCTTGCTAAGACCGTAGCTAGCGCAGATGGTGAGATCGATGGTAAGGTGAAGGTGAACGATGCAGAGTACACTAAGCCAGTGGAGACAACTCCTAACGCTATTGTTACTCTTGAGGCAGTGGATGGTACCAGCTACGTCTTCGACCACTGGCACACCGGTAGCAAGGAGAAGAAGATCCAGTTTGCTGCAACAGGCATGAGCCAGGGCTTCACCGCTTTCTTCAAGAAAGCCTAACCCTCTTAAAGGTAAAAAAAGTAAAAGAGTAAAAAAGAGATAATAAAAAGCAGAGAGCAGTTCATGTTCTTTTTACCTCTTTACCTTTTTACCTTTATAAAAGGCAGTCCTCTATAAATCCTCGGCGGCGGTCGCCTGACCTGGCGGAATATGGCTTCCGCCGCCATTTCGTTTAATCATTAAAAAGATACAATTATGACAGAAACTGTAACATGCCCAGAGATCAAGGATATTCTCTCCGAGAACGAATGTTTGGAGAACTACGGCGGTCTTGGCGTAAACGTATATGTCTTTATCAAGAGTGACCTTGCTGCTCCTCTTGCGCCAGAGGCTGGTAAGAATTCTTATGCAGCGTTGACGGCTGCATCCTTCAAGAAGGGTAAGGGTCTTTTCAAGTTCGAGTGTCAGGATGGCGGTCAGGGTCATACCTGGGAAAACTTGGGCTACAGAAAGGGCTTTAAGCAGACTTTGGACTACATTCTTGAGAGCGTAAATTCTGCTTCTGCGTATGTGGCTCGTGCTCTCAATAACCTCAAGTGTGGTTACATCATCGAGGATGGTGATAAATCAATCATCATTTACGACAAGCAGCACGATTTCAAGTACGACTCCGGTAATATTAAGGGAGACACGGGCAAAAAACCAGAGGATGATCGTACAGTGACACTGAGCGGTTCCCTCAGTCCGACCATGTATGGCCGCTATGAGATTGCCACACCAGAAGGTGGCTGGGATTCTCTCTGCAACGGTGTAGGCACATCGGGGGAAGTGTAAGCGGAACTGACAAGAGCGATACCAATTCCGCTTCACAGCAGTCATCTAAGCGGAGCAAGCAGGTATCATCTATCAATGATGAAACCTCTACGCCCGGCGAAAACGATGAATAATCGCTCCCCTATCCAATGATTTCCATTGGCAATTTACTCTATAAATCAAAGCCTCGGTATTAATCCTTAGTAAAATAAGGCAAGATACCGGGGCTTTTCGCATTTAAAACTGCACATATCTTTCAGTTTTTAATATCTTATCCCATAATTAGATTTTTTTATGCAAAATGCGTTTCCGCATAGAATATTTTTCTTATTTTTGCAGCATAAAATTTTAATATATATAATGTATTTAAAAGAGTAAGAGCCTATGGAACTAAGACATTTACGTTCGTTTGTGTATGTGGCAGAGACGCTTTCTTTCAGTATCGCCGCCACCCGATGCTTTGTCACCCAATCCGCCATCAGTCAGCACATCAAGGCTCTAGAGGATGAACTGGGATGCAAGCTGCTGATACGCACATCGCACAGCATCATGCTCACCGAGAACGGAGAGGCACTTCTGCCACGTGCCAAGGAAATACTGAAGTTGGCGGAAGACTGCAAGGAGCATATCAATGCACTCAACAACTGCATGACCGGAGAACTGCGCATCGGTGTAGGTTCCTTTATCGCACCCTATATCCGTGTGGCTGCACTTATATTCATGGAGCGATACCCTAACGTAAGAGTGAATGCCGAATTTTCCAAGGCAACGAGCCTGAACCGCCTGTTGCGAGACCACATGCTGGATCTCGCTTTTACGATGAACGAAGCCTATACCAACGAGGGCATCGATAGCCAGCCTTGCATCCCATTCAGTCTTTGTGCCATCATGAGAAACACACACCCTCTTGCCAGGAAAGATAAGGTAACATACTATGACCTGCTGAAGCACGGCATCATCATGCCCGATGTAGGCGAACGTGTTTTCAACACTTTTCAGCAATATTTGCAGAACGATCTCACCAAATTAAGCGTAAAGTGTATCGTCAGTGACCCAGACGAAGACCTTGCCATCATAGAAGATACTCACCTGGTTACTTTTATGCCGAAGCTGTATCTGAAGAACCACCCTACCCTTATAGCTCGTCCTATCCATGGCATAGGAGAAGAACTGATGAGCAATGCCCACTGTATGAAGGATGTACCTATGAAGCGTTCTGCACAACTCTTCCTCGACATTATCAGGGACGAAGCCATCCCGTATATCAAGGCTTTGGAAGAAACTATGTAGTTTAGTACCAAAGTACAATTGTACTTATGTACTTCTGCACGTTTGTACTTTTTCTTATCTGTCTATTAGCGTTCCTGCTTCATGATTTATCCGCAAGAACATCTAATGAAAATCACTTTTCTGTTTACTTCATTCATGTTACCTTTGCATACGATTCCGATATTGGAAGAATTTAAACACAAAAAACTATGCAGGTAAAAACGAATGATGGCAACTATGATGTTGCCAGCAAGGGATTGGGTAATACCGCCCTTGGACTTGGTATCGCAGGTTTGGCTACCAGTTTGCTGGGTGGCGGTGCATCCTTGTTTAACCTCGGTAGAGGTAACAATGGCATGACTGCCAATCCGAGTGATCCGGATGCACGCTTTGTAACCAAGAGTGAGACCAACCTTATTCAGGAGAACTCTACATTGAAGACGGAACTTGCTATCCAGAAGAGTGAGAACTATACCGACAAGAAGATGGTAGATGTTACTCAGTATCTTGACGGTAAGATTCGTCAGCTCGAAAACAAGGTAGATGCCAACAAGGATGCACAGCAGGCGGTCAACGCACAGCAGATGGCATATAATGCCGCTGCCAACGCCAACATCGACGTGCTGAAATCGCAGGTGGCTTCACTCACGAGTGTTACCAAGCTGATGATTCCATCGGGCAATGTTTGTCAGATGGGATGCGGATGCGCTTGTAATCAGTAACCGTATTTTCGGATAAAAGGAAGAAACGATATGGATTACAAGAACTCGCAAATCCTGGCAGCGGTGGTGTCCGAATGGGCACGCCCTGCCATCTCTCAGATAGCGGCTGGCAATCTGATGCACTTGCCTATGCTCCAGTCTCTCCAGGCTACCATCGGCAGCATGGGACTGGTGAGTGGCAACTATTCTCTGCAAGCCGATATAGAACCGATGATTCAGCCTGTGGTCAATGCGCTTGTCACTCCGATGCTCGCCAAGTATTTCGGGAACATTCCCGAAGAGAGCATTCCGCAGATGGCGCACGATGTGGTAGAGCAGCTTCGCTACAAAGGACCGCTCTCTATCCTGGAGGGTGTGATAACCTTTGACGAGGAAGATCTTGACGAACTCGCCGACCTTCTTCAGAAGAACCTTCCGGTAGAGAAGACCCAGGGCTATCAGGTGAAACATTAATGCGGCGGTGAAGTCGTCGCTCTATTAAAACAGAAAAGACTATGAATAAAAGAACAATTCCAGCCTGCATCATGGCTACGCTTGCAGTAGGTGCAACCGCCACTGCTCCCTATTATGATGTAAATATCACGCAGCAGCTCTGTGCTCCTTCATGCGTGGACGAGACTCCGGTTTTCAACCCTCAGTTCTCTGTAAAGAGTATTGACAACGTGGGTACTTCGCAATATCTCATAACCATTCACGTAGAGGGTGTTATCAGTTACGTGCCTTGCAACTGTGGCTCCTGCTGCACCCGCTCGCAGGTAGTAAGTCAGGATTTCACCATTCCTGTTTTCTCTGCTACGGCAATCACGAACGTTACCACATCTCTTGGCAGCGTGAAAAACCGTCTTGTCAAGGTAGCCTGCTGCTCCTGCAGCAAGACTTTCGTGTGCGATGCTCCGTTAACACTCACCATCGCATGACTATCCACCAACAAAAGGAAAGGTAAGAGACGATGAAGTATATTCAGTTAATAGATCAGGCCCGCGCTCACGGCGTGGCTACCGAGAAGAAGATGATGGAGGCGATGGAGCAGTTGAGCTGCGACCTCGCCTCCCTGGAGGAAACAAATCCGGAATTGTACTGGTGCATCCTCCGTCACCAGCACGCAGTGTTCTATGATCGTCATTACAGCGAGAAAATGGCCAACCATGATGTCTGCCATCTTGTGTATAGCAAGAAAGGCGAGAATGGCGAATTGGTAGGAACCGGGGCACACTGGAGCAAATCGCAGATAGTGAATGCCACCAAGGGCATGAAGTTCCATGATAAGGTGAACGATTGGGATAAGTATGTTGCCTTCAATGCCATGTACGCTGACCTGTGCAGCGATATGACAGAAGATGAAATCATCAAGGCAGCTTATCTCTTCTATTTCCAGGATGCAGACTGGCAACCCGAAGAAGACGATTGTACCAAGATATGGGACTATATGTCCGCTCACGCTACGATGTAGTTTATTTTTATATAGGTGATATGGATTTCGCACTAGCGAGTGCAAGTATTTAAAGTAAAAAGATTGGGATAACATTTTTTGAAGCCTCTTTGCGCCTACAAAAGCCGCAGGGAGGCTTTCTTTGTCCCCATCATCTTTTTAGCATTTGCTATCTTTGCCATCAGAAGAAATAAAAACGATAAAACAGAAAAGATATGGCAAAGATTCAACCTCTTGCAGATTTCATCCTCTCCTTCGAGGGAGGTTACGTCAACCACCCCAATGACAAGGGCGGTCCTACCAACATGGGCGTAACATTGAAAACCTGGCAAACCCAAGGTTACGACAAGAACAACGATGGCCGCATAGACGCAAAGGACGTGAAGCTTATCACCAAAGCCGATGCTATCTCCATCCTTCGCCGCTGTTACTGGAACCGATGGAAAGCCGATGACATCAAAGACCAAAGCATCGCCAACATCCTGGTAGATTGGGTCTGGTCTAGCGGCACACCAGGCGTAACCCTCGTGCAAGCCATGCTTGGCGTAAGAGCCGATGGTATCGTGGGCAACAAAACCCTCAAGGCGCTCAACAGTCAGAGCCCTAAGCAGTTCTTCGAGCGCATCAAGGCACGCCGCAAGCAGTATATCCTCGGCATCATCGCCAAGCACCCTAGCCAGCAGGTCTTCGAGGCAGGCTGGCTCCGTCGCCTCAATGCGATCAATTACGGCAGTCTCATCGCCAATGGCGGCAAGAAAATAAGTTTTTAACAATAAATAGATAAAAGATTTATGGCAAGTTACAATGGAAACGTTGACCTTTTGGCTCTGAATGGAGCAAAGGTCTTAGTAGGTATCGATGAGAAGAATAAGCAGCGCCCTTACGTCTGCATTCCTATCGATGTGAACGAAATTCGAGTAGAGACATATCAAAAAGATAATGTTAACAGACAGGTGGCTAAGTTGAGAGTTCACATCGAACCTTTTAAAGATTCGTACAAGAATAAGATTCGACAGAGTAATATCGAGCGTGGCGACACCGACAAAAGTGTGCCTACCCACGAAATGCAAATATCATTCTCCACCGAGTACGTCAAGGCAGTAGCCAAAGCATTCCCGAAACTCGTAGAACAGGTAAAGGAGTATAGTAAGGAGAAAGACCCTGACATCGTAAATCAGGATTTCAACGACGAGAACTCTCACCTCTTCAAGGCAATCCGTACTCGCATGAATAAGCGCATCGCCAGCCTCTATCAGCCACAGACCGCTACCCAGCAGCAGACGTACCCACAGCAAGCCTACGGAGCCGCTGGCAACGCTACCGCCTATGTACCGCCAGCAGATGGAGGCAATGATTACTCTTCAATGCCAGGTTACGATGATCCGAACAGCGACCTGCCATTCTAAGAAAAGTAAAAAGAACCTTAGCCCCACACGCCCTGAAGGGGCAGAAGCTCCTAGCCCAGGGCAGCGCCCTGGGTATAATAGCAATTAGTAAGTCGCCCTGTAAGGTAGGGTGTTCAAAATTCGAATCAAAAATCCGGTATAAAAAATGGTGTTATTTCGGTGCAGCTAAGTTACTGATTTTTAACACTTTAATATACGAAATAGTTCTTTGAAAATTTGCATAACTCACTGATTTTCAGTATCTTTGCAAGTAAAAATTAATACATAAGATATGGAAAAATCAACCAAAGATACAGAGCTTGAAAAGCTTCAAAAGCGTGTCGAAAAACTAGTGAAGGCAAATAAGTCTCTAAAAAAGGACAAACGTAATCTTAAGAGAAGACTGACTACCTCTCAGAATAAGTCCAATAAGTATCGTTCCGAACTTAAAAAAAAAGAAAAGCCGAACGTAGGATTGGACAAGGAGTCCTTCGAACAAATAATGAGTCTATTAGACGACATCATTATTCATCCTTAATGGTTGCTTTGAGTACTGCTTTTTATGCTCGTCTTTCTATAGGCTCACGTCAGATTGTTGAAATATTCAATATCCTGAATGAGTTTATGGGCAATATTTTCGGTGAAGTACCTGCTTATACGACAATTGGCTACTGGGCACAAGAGTTGGGGCTTAGTGTCTATAAGGAATCGTGTACCCTTTTCAAGGGTAAGCGTTATGCCTTGATTGTCGATGAAAGCATGATGATAGGCAGTGAGAAAATGCTGCTTACGCTTGCTGTTGCGGCAGATAATATAGGAATGGCCATCACAGAAAAAACATAACCATTGTAGACATCTCAATAGCTAAGAGCTGGAATGGAAAATCCATTCAGGGAGTATTGGAAAAAGTCGCTGATAAAATTGGGCATAAACCAGAATATGTAATCAGCGACAATGGCTCCTGTATATGTAAGGCCATTAGAGATGCTGGTTATAAACATCACCATGATATTAGTCATACTCTTGGCATGTTCCTCGAAAGAGTTTACAAGAATGATACTGATTTTCAGGAGCTTTCAAGTAATGTTCAGATAGCACGTCTTAAATATAACATGCAAGATGTTGCTTATGTGCAACCTCCATCGCAACGAAGTATTGCACGTTTTATGAACATGTCAAAATGGATTGACTGGATAAGCAGGATGCAGTATGTATATCATACACTGCAAAAGGATATAAAGAGCATATATGCTTTTATTCCGCAAAATGCTTCTCTGGTTGATGAGTTGGCCGAAACTATGGACTGTATAACGAAGATAGAAAAAGACATCAAAAACAACGGGTGGTCGCAAGACTCTGTTGCCCGTTGCAAAAAACTCGTGACAGAAAGCTTGATATTGAGGCATGAGCGACAGCGAAAAGTTGGCTCTTATATCTTGGGATATTTAGAACGTGAGCTCTCTCTCTTAAATGAAGGAGATGTACACAATGCAAGTTCTGACCCAATAGAATCAACATTTGGAGTGACTAAGGACAGAATGTCTAACGACAAACTTACCGGTGTTACCCCAATGATTCTTATAATGCCTCTGCGCATAGCCTTGGCTGACAAAAACAGGCGAGTTGGTTTTGATTTTAAAGAACGTTTGGAGGAAGGAAGACATCGGCACATTAAAGAATGGACTAATGCAAACCTCTCTCCAAATTTGGCAGTGAAACGCATCAATACCATAGGTAAAAAATGCGTCGGATTTTAAACGGATTTTGAACACCCTACCTGTAAGGGCAAAAGCTTTTTTACCTTTAAAAAATAAGAATATGCAAGAACAAATAAATCTTACAATTCCGAAGGGCTGGAACCAATGTACTCCCTCCCAGTTGGAAGCCCTCGCTGCCATCATGCAGGAGCAGATAGCCAAGGTAGACCGCTATCACCCCTTCGATATGCAGAAGGTGAAGATAGCCGTCTTCTTCCTTTTTGCGGGGATAAGCATCAATGCCTATCCCGACCCTCGTCTGCCCCTCAATGAGCAACATTACCTGGTAAGCATAGAGCCGCAGAAGAAGAGCCTCCTGAAGAAGCTACTCTCCCTCTGCGCCCCCGTCCCCAGCGATTCTATCGCTGGTCACCCCCAGAGTAGCCATTTCCCCCTCTACCTCTGGCAGCTCAACTATTGGCTCTCCCCGAAAGCCAAGACCGATAATAAGACCTCCCCTGAGTACATCGCTCAGGGCGCAGGTCTTCTCGATTGGTTGGATGCAGATAGCGGCAACTTCCTCACCCGCTTCCCCTATCCGATTATCGGGCAGAAAGCCAAGTGGTACCGTCGTGCAAAAGCCTTCCGCGGTCCGAACATCGACCTCGATGGCTTCTCCTGGCAGCAATACCGTTTTGCCAGCGATATGATGCAGACCTATACCAAGTTGAGCAATAACCTGGTAAAGATGAAGCAGATGAATAAGTTCACCGAGGAACAACTCCAGACGCAAGCTCAGAGTGTCGCAAGTGCAAGAAACATGTTCCTTGCCACCATCTTTAACACCACCACCCAGTACGTCGATCCGACAACAGGCATCACGAAATACGATTTTCATTATGAGTCGAAGCAGTTCACCGAGAACGCAGGTTATTTCGTCAAATACCCGGAAGCCAACTGGCAGGTTATCCTCTTCTGGTGGAGCGGCATCATGCACACCCTAGCTCATCGCTACCCTCACGTGTTCAAGGTGCAGAAGGTTGATAATAAAAAGCCGCAAACCCCGATGGAAATCTACACCGCCACCACCGCTACGATGCAGAAGTATGCTGGCTTAACGGAAGACCAGGTCAACACCCAGTCCTATTCCCTAGTTCTCGAACACCTCGAAAGACTGTCGAAAGAGAATGAGGAAATGGAAAAGATGAGGAGAGGAAAATGATGAAGATAGATTACCACTTTCCGAATGTGGGGGGGTAAATCCGCAGGATTCTCCATTATTCGGCAAATCGGTATTATGGTTTTATAGCCGATGTTTGCGAGCTGAAAAGTTTGATACAGGCATATTAATAGAATATGAATAACCATCGTTTTTACCAATATCCACGAGGCGAGAATAAGGGCGGTATTCTAGATACAGATCTCTGCCCTACCATTACCATCAATGCGTGGGAGCAGAACGTTTTTCTGATAAAGAAATATGAATAATAACAACCAACCTTTATACAAGCGAGGAACGATTATCAAGAACGGAAAGAGATATGGCTTTTATCCCGATGGTTCTCTCTATCGGATATACTCCACCTCCGACCGTCCGTTTCTTGAAATCGTGGATATAGAAGGTAAAACCTTCCTACGCATCCGTCAGGCAACGGAGTTAGGCTATACCGATTGCCCAGCACCCGGTGCAGCCGATTTAAGCTACCCCTCTTCTGCCCTAAGACGTAGCCGCACCGTTGGAGGGGGTAAATTGGTGAATGCACTCACGGCTGCAAGCAGCAATCCGTTTGTGTTTGTAGAATTATAAACAAAAAAAGATTTATAGAGCAAAACAAGATGATAACAAAATTCAATTTTAAGGATAAGACCATTAAGTCTTATGCCATCCGAAAACTGACACCTTTCGAGTGTTTCCGATTGATGGGTGTGCGAGATGATGTAATCCGCACCATGCAGAGTACCAATGCCCAGGCAGCCGAGCGAGTAGCTGGCTATAAGAGCAAGGGAAAGGCAGAAGATATGGCAGTGTCAGCCAGTCAGCAATACAAGCAGGCGGGCAACTCCATCGTAGTAGATGTGCTCACAGCCATCTATCAGCAACTCTGGTACCCGAAAGAGCCGAAGCGTGAGGCACAGACCTCTTTCTTTGCCGATTTCTTCCCAGAAGACCAACTGCCAACCTATCCGGTAGATAAGAACCAAGGTGAGAAGCTTATTCTCACCACCTTCTCCGGTTATGACTCGCAGCTCATGGCAGCCGCTGTCCTCGCCCAGCAGCATCCTGATTTCCGTTGGACGTGCGTAGGTTGGAGCGATATAGACAAATACGCCTGTCAGATGCACGACATCATCTTTCCGCAGTTTGCTGACAAAGCCTTGGGCGATATAACCAAAATCGACTGGCAACAGGTAAAGAATAATGTGGGGGGGCAAGAAATCGACCTTTTTACCTATTCTTCACCTTGTCAGGATATATCGCAAGCCGGCAAGCAGATGGGGTTGAAGGAAGGTTCCGATACCCGCTCGGCATTATTGTGGCGAGTAGCCGATGCCGTGGAAGTGTTGCGCCCGAAGTATCTGCTTCAGGAGAACGTGGCAGCCCTGGTAAGCGAGAAGTTTCTGCCCGATTTTCAGAAGTGGCTTGATAAGCTCTCATCTCTCGGTTACGTAAGCCGATGGGCAAGACTCAATGCCAAAGACTATGGTGTTCCGCAGAACCGCGACCGAGTTTTCTGCCTCTCAATGAGAAAAGATGTAGCCTTCGATTACCAGTTTCCCGACCCTATTCCGCTGAAGAGAAAGTTGGAAGATGTGTTGCAGGAAGAAGTAGATACAAGGTTTTTCCTGAAAGATGAAGCCGTCAGCAAGTTCCTCCAGGCAAACGATAAAGACACCTGCGTCTTCCATCAGTTCGAGATAGAGCCGAGCCATGAGAATGCGATGGCATTAAAAGCCATCCTTACCCTTTATCTGGAAGAGACGCATCTTTGGCATTGCACTCCCCAAGAACTGCAGGAACAGCTTTCTTCCGCTCACGAGGACATCATCATGCCGCTGTTCTATGACTGGAAAGAGAACGGCAAGTTCGCAAATCCTAAGTTGGAAAGTATGTATCATCAGTTTGTGGAGAAGAAATGAGCAAGAAAAAGATTCGCAATAAGATGCCGAAATGCACTCAGTGCTCTGCATCTCTTAATTTCGTTGGTAATGAAGAGTATGGAGATAATGGTTATAAGTATCTTTATCATTGTCCGAACTGCGGTGCAGACTTAGAGGTTTTTGAACCTTTGGAAGAAGATAAACCCCAATATCCATTTTGGCAATGATAAAGGTAAGTTCTTTAAACCCGGACCCTATCTATCTTGTAGTAAGCAGATGTTTGAAATCACAGTATCAGAGAAACTCGATAGTAAATTTTCTGAAGGCTACAGGCGGTAGGGCTGCAACGGCTGTAATAGTAAGATATGATTAAAGGTTTGTTTTCATTAAGCATACATCATTTAATGCCGATAAACGTAGATAACGATTGCTTTCACTGTCCGGTCTGCACTCATTATCATAAGCTGGCATTATCCGATATTCTTCCTGGTTTAAAACGTAGGTGTAATCGTGAGGGTGCTGTAATTGTAGAAATATAGAACTATGAATAGTAATCGCCCTATCATCCTCGGCTCTTATAGTCCATCCCAAAATGGCATTATCGTGCATCCGAAAGGTATTGCCCTATGCCTTACTGGTGGGGGCAAAGGACATGATGTAGATAAACCGAAAATATTATTAGAGTATGAATAAGGTTATAATAGATAAAGGCAGCATTCCTTCTTCCGAAGAAGAAGAGGATGACCCTAATGATATGCCACCTTTCGTATTAATAGAATATGATTAAGATATTAGCCATTCACGAGGCGAGAACAGAGCACGCCAAGGAAGTACGTAAGCAAACTGGCACAAACGATTATCGGGATAAAGCCATCTTCTTTCGTGACAGCTTCCTGATGCAGTGCATCGGTACCTTCCACACGAAGGATAATCTCCTTGCCTTCAGATATGAATAAAGAAAAGTTATGAACGAAATACATACGATAGTAGTAGGTATGCTGAATACGCCTCCGTTTGATAAGCGTTTCCAGCTGGCAAAACGAGTGTATGCTGTAAAAGGCATAGCACCTGCTTGTAATACATGTGCGGGTGGTGGACTTCAGCCCAAAATATTTGTGGAATATGATTAGGCAAGCCATCATTACTCACTATCGAACCGAGGAAGCGAAGGCTTATCGCAAGATACACGGCGACAGAGGTGGTTGCCGTTATCAGGATAAGTATCATCGCCCCAGCCCCTACCCCTGGAGTAACTGCATTTCCACCGTAACAAAAGATAATCTTTTATGGCAACAATACGAATAAGAACCTGCGCAAGCAGAGGCAGAGCCGAAGGTGATTGGTACTCAAATCCTCACTCCCAAAGGTTAGAAATCGGGGGCAGCATCAGTAATGCCATCTCCTCCATCACCAAGGATTTTATGATCATTATCAATTATGAATAAGAAGAGGAGCATCTGTTCCCAGCGATTCTATCGCTGGTCCCCTCCCTTCTTTGTCCCCACCAAAGCCATAAAAATCCCTAACTTTACACTCAGAAACAAGAGAAATAGGCGCGCGTATATCGCCACCCTTCTCTCTTCCATCACATTCAGGATAATATATAAAAAGAAACGCAAAAATGGCAAGCAAAAACAAAAACAGAGTAACCACCCTGCAGCAGCTCCAAAATCGTAGTGAGGAACTGAAAGATGCAGGCTATGTAGCCGTTCGCCCGGATGCCTTTACACCGCTTAAAAATGGCGGCGGTAAGGTCTTTTCCTGGAACGACTACGTTCACAGCATGCTCCTTACCACAGCCGGTATGTCGGCAAGCTGTGGCGACGCAGGCGGTTCTGCAGCACGTCAGCAAGTCTCCACTATCTTTGCATCGAGTGGCGGCGAGAACATGGGCAAGCCGAAGGACGTAGGTACCGAAGGCTTAGGCTTTATGGAATGGGGTATGGCCAACCGACTGCCAAACCTTATCTGGATGCTCTCCCGTATGTCGCCTTTTACCGCAGCAGGAGTTGATTACATCAAGAAGATACTGGTAGGTCGCGGTCCAGCAGCCAAGTACCACTACACCCAGTACGTAGGCGGCAACATCACAGAGAAATATATCCCCTACGAGAGTGCCGGAGTTTTGCTCCGAGGTCAGATAGCTGACCTGAAAGCCAAGGAAGAGGCAGCCGCCGAAGCCAAGCGCCAGAACGAGCAGCAGACCCAGAACGGGCAGTCTCAGCAGGAGGAGTCACCGTTCTCTGCGGTTCAATCGCAGGTCTTATCCTCCGATGAAGGGGAAAGCGAGGAGATGAAATCTCTGAAAGAAGCTCTCCGCAAATGGGAAGAAACCAATGCCCAGCTTCGTGATTTCCTGGAAAACAACGACCTGATGCAGACCTTCCTCGACCTGGCAGGAGATATGGCTCTGATGTCACAATGCTTTGTAGAGCTCCAGCTCAATCAGCGTTCCCTCGACGAGAACGGAAAAGCTGTTCCTACTGCCCAGTGGACCCCGAAGGTGATCGGTCTGAAGCACCGCAGCATCTTCACCACCCGATTGGAACGCATGGACGAGAACTACCGCATCAACTATGCCTACGTGAGCAATCAATGGCTCGACCCTACCCAATACGTCGGCGTGCAGAAAGAAGAAGACCGCAAGATAGCGGCTATCCCTTATCTCCCTACTACATCAGCCGTGAAGGATTTGCAGCGCAAGATACGCGAGGCACGTCAGAAGAACGTAAGCCGCAAGAAACGCCCTACTCGCTTCATCATGTCGCCAAGAGATTTCGGCGGTCCATACTATGCCGATGCCCTTTGGCACTCCATCTTTGCCGGCAGCATTTTTGAGTATGCCTTCACCATCGTAGATGACCGCCTTACCCGAAAGCGCAACAGCAACATCATCGGTAGAGTTATCTATATCCATCAGGACTATATCAGCAGGCTCTATCAGCAGCAGGGTGAGAAGAAAAAGAAAACCCAGGGCGAGATTCAGAACGAAATCTTTACCTCTATCAATACCTGGCTCTCTAACCCCGATAATGCAGGTCAGGCGCTCATTTCCTCTGCCTTCACGGGCAGCGATGGGAAAGAGCACAAAGCTTGGGAAATTGTAGAAATCGAAACCAAGGCAAATGATCAGGCGAATGCCGACAAAACCGAGTTGCAGGAAATAAGCAGTATTATCTTCTTTGCCATGGGTCTTGATGCAAAGCTCATTGGTAATACCCCTGGCGATACGGCATCATCGGGCGGTACCGACCTGAGAGAGCGTTTCCTGGTCAAGCAGATTCAGTTTGCCCCCTTGCAGCAGTTGATGATACGCCCGCTGGAAGTTTTGAGCCGCTTTAACGATTGGGACGAGCACCTGGTATGGCAGATAGACCGGGAGGTACTGACTACCCTCGATAACTCGAAGACCGGAGTGGCGAAACAAGAGGTCTCTTAAAGGTAAAAAGGTAAAAAAGTAAAAAGGTAAAAAGAACCTTAACCCCTTTACGCCTCCGTTCCCGGCGATTCTATCGCTGGTCCTCTCAAAGGCGCTAGCCTCTATAAACTATAAATTATAAATTGTAAATTATAAAAAATGATACTCTTCACGAATCAAGAACTCAGGCTCCATCTCCCCAGCAATGCCGTGGACGAGGTAGCCAACCTGCAGGGTATGCTCGACAATAGCGAAAAGGACTTCTTGAAGCCTCGCCTTGGAGCATTCCTATACGACCGTCTCTGCAAGCAGTATGCGAGCCTAGACCCTTTGGTCTTCTGTGAAGCTGTTGGTGATGGTACCTACGTCAACGACCCATGGAATGAGCTTCTGCTTTATGCGCAGCGCATGATTGTGAATGATGCGATAGCGCAGAACATCGAGAAGCAAGCCCTTTCTGTGAATGGCTCCGGTATCAATGTAGCCTCCAGCAACGACTATTCAGTAGCCACCGACAAGCAGATAGCGCAGGGCAAGGAAAGCTATCGCCAGTCTGCCATGACCTCGCTCAATAACCTGCTTTCCCTCTTGGAGGGATGGGCTAAGGAAGTGAATACACCTATGCCTATCGATGCAGCGGGCGATGGTGCAGAAGGCAGCACCCCTTCAGATGGCAGTAACCAGGGTTCCCCATCAGAAGGAACCGATGAAGGAACCGATAGCGGCAAAGATGATGCAGAAGAAGCCGAGAAGAAGCAGCATGAGGCGATAGAGGAAATCGTAACCCTCTGGCAAGAAAGTAAGTACTACTATTATCATCGGGATCTGCTTTTCCCTACTTGCGAGTCTTTGCAGCCGTATCTCGATATTTACGGCAACAGAGATAAGTTCGTCCGTCTCATCCCCGATATGCTTTTTATCCAGAGTGAATATCTGGAAGAAGCATTTGGCGAAGATTTCATTCCTCGTCTCTTGCAAGCCGATGAGAACGACAAGATGCTGAAGAAGGCACGTCAGCTGGTAGCCGCCTATCTCAAGGAGCGTACATCAGTTATCAACTTCGATAAGTTGACCCGATCCACGGCGCACAATGATGCCATCACCGTAAGGGAAAGCATTCATCGGTTGCTGAAGAAAGAGGAAGCCGAGAAGCAAGCCAAACTCGATGCAGCCAAAGCTGAGAGTGCCGCAGAAGACAGTACCTCTTCATCATCGACGAGTAACGCCTCCATCGCTTCATCATCGGATAGCAGGGACGGCATCGAAGGTTACGACAACAACCAAAAAGGTTCTCGTATCTTTGTAACACCTATTCTGTGCTAAAAAAGGCTTATTTTCGGTTTAATGTCGCATCAAGCGTCTTCAAAACTGCTTAATTTGACGTTCAATCGGGAATCAAGCCTAAAACAGGCAAAAAATATTCTTAATTTTCAAATAAACATCAGAAACAAGGATTTATGGAAAATTTATCTTTACAGGAAATCATCAACATCTTGAAGCCAGCTATCGGCGCAAGAATGCTTACCCAGGAACAGAAGGATGCCTATGAGCAGGGATTGTCTCTACTGGAGGGTGCAAGTAACGCACGCTCATTTATTGAGAACTCACGTAAGTTTAAAGACTATCATCGCCGTACCCGACAGATGATCGCCTATCTCAACAGCTACAGCAACTCTCAAGCTAACGCTGCATCATCTGCTACCGACAAGCGACGTGTGGGCAGACCTACCAAGCAGGAACAGATTGAGTATGCCGAACTTCAGAAAAAGAAAGCCCTGGAAGATGCGAAGCAGTCTCTCTTCCCTAGCCTGAAACCGGACACCACCCTGCAGCCGCTTACCTATAATGGTATCGTAGCCAACCCTAACGGCGAAAGTATCGCTGCCACCATGCCCAACCTAATGCAGTTGCGTCCGTTCCTCTCTACCGCCCTGCAGGAGCAGGTGAACACCGTACGTGACCTCCGCAGCGAGATGGCAAGCAAGGCAGAACAGGCTAAGACCAGGGCTGAAGCCAACGAGAAAGCCATCTCTCAAGGCAAAAGTGCCGTCTACACCGAGGATGAGATTGCCCCTCTCGCCACAAGAGCCGTAGAAATCGAAAGCGATATTCTTCCGGAAATCTTCAAGGCTGTAGATAGAGAGATGGGCGAGTGTTATCTGCGACTAAGCGAGAAGACCGGAGACCCTGAATATATCGCCTATGTAAAGAAAACCTTTACCGTGGACCCTCAGACCCTCCGTACCCAGTTTAAGCCATTCTATGAGAAGGCGCAGTCTCGCGACCCTCGTTTTGCCGAGCAGGTAGCCGAGAAAATTGCCAACGACCGTCCGGAAGTAAAGGCTGCTCGTGATGCAGCCGCAAAGCACAAGGCAGAAGCCGATGCTCGCATCAAGTATATCCTTCGCAAGGATAAGCCATCTACCCAAACGAGAGTGAAAGGCATCAAGGAGCGCATAGACCAACTTCGCCAGGATTTCTCTGACATCGTGACCGAAGAGGAGCTTTCCGGCTATGAAGCTATTCTCACAAAAACTATAGAAGAAGCCAAAGAGGATCCCGAAGCATAATTCCCCTCTCGCCCCCGTTCCCAGCGATTCTATCGCTGGGTTCTTTTTATGTCCCCTCTAATAAGAAAAAACCTCCTATCTTTGCCCTATAAACAAAGAAGAAAAGCAATATGGCAAAGAATAAAGAAACCCCAGAACAGCGCACGCAGCGTTTCAAGACCCTTTGCGTCCATATCCTCGCCCAGAGCGGCAATTGCCAGGAATCTCAGCATGCTTTCAAGAGCACGCAGAGTATTCCGGAAATGTGCGAGGCATGGCGCAAATACTGGCACGGCTTAATCACCGAGGTACCGCAGCAGGTAATCGATGCTTTCAAGGCGGTATATCCGGAGTTTAAGGCAGATATTAACCAGGGTGGTATCTTCTATAACGAGGATTCGCCCACCGGTACCGTCCTTGTAGGCGATACAGACGAGGAAATCCACCTCTACTCCTCCCGAAAGATATACGTCTTAGGCAAGGCACACGTTATCCTCCATAATGCGGCTACCGCCCTCGTGATGAATGAAGGCTGCAAAGTAGAGCTATTGGATGGCAGCAAGGCTACCATAAAGGCAGGTTACGGTATCGCCAGGAACTATGCCCACCTGGTAACTGGCAGCGATGCAGAAAGCTACGACCAGAGTGTAGTCTTCATCACCGATGGCACCCTTCACGACCATGGGCACCAGAAAATCAATGCTTTTGGTACGGCAACCATTGATACCTTCACCGATCGCCTCATAGATTTATACGATAAAGCAAAAATAGAAATCAGAAAATGAACTCACATCTTACTATATTGATAAACGACAAGCCAGTATCTTTGCCCGATGATTTCTCAATAGATATTGAGGACCAGAACCCCGTGTTCAACGATACGGAAATGTTCTCCTATCCTTTCTCTATTCCGCTGGACGGCAACCGATGGCTGGTAAAGAACATCGAAGATATTCATGCCGCCATGAAAGCCGTGAATATGGAGCACCTGCCTACTCGCATTCATGCCGACGGATTGCCATTCCGTAGCGGTACCTTGGTCATGCAGGACGATGAGGAAATAACCGATTCACTCTCTATGAACATCGATGCCAGCACCCAGAGTTTCAGCGAGCTTATCAGCGACCTGCAATGCCGTGATATTCCTGTAAAGGACCAGATTATCATCGGTGAGAAAATCGGTAATGTGAGGGTGGATATAGAGAGCGACCCTGTGGTAAAGGTAAATGTTTTTGTTACCGGAGGTAAGCATAAGGATGATAAGACGGAAAACCACGAAATCAGAGCCGCCCACGTAAGCGTAAGCAAGGTTCTCGAACCGCAAGCACTCGGTTTCTCTTATCCTGCCAGTTGTAAGGAATATACAAGCACATCTACCCAGCATTATAAAGGTGATGCGTATAAGCTCTCAGAGCGTTCCTATCCGCAGAACCATACAGTAAATGAGCCTACCATCGCAAATAACGGTAACTATATAAACACTGCTGCTGCCTATGGCGAAACCGATGGCGCGGGCAGGGCAGCCGCTTACTGCAACGCCCGTATCTGTTACAAACATCATGGTCTTGATGATGACAAGAAGACGGCGAGCGGTGTTATTAGTACGAAAGACTGTACCTGGACGAACGAAGACCTTTACCCTTATTGGGTATTGGATGCCAAACGTCCGCAGTCGGGTATCTGCTTCTATGTGCTTTATTTCCTCGATTGCCTCTTTGACTATCTGGGTGTAACTTTCGATAAGCGAGCCTTAATGCAGATAGAGGATTTGAAGCATCTTTGTTTCTTCACGACCGTATGCAGCTACGATACCGTCAGTTACCAGTACGACGAGGAAGATCCTACAGGCGCAAAACAACCTAATCTTCACCCTCACCATGGTACTTATTACCGAAAAGACGATGCCGAAGTCATCGCCAAGAAGAAGAAAGCTGGCGAAATCAAGACGGGTTATTTCCAAAGCCAGGAGCATATCAATTCATGGCTGGAAAGCCGTGGTTGCGGTGGAAAGATTAATATCGTAAAGGCAGAGAATAAGGACGTGCAGGAATTAACACTCCACACACCTGAAGGCACCACCGAGCATATACAGGTTGGTGAGGTTCGCGATGATGGCGGCAAGGTTACTAGTATTAGCATCGAGGCAAAAATCAGCAAGTTCAAGGTACAGGCAAACGTGCTTAATATGGTAGCCAACAGCGGCAATTTCCCTGATGAGAGCGTAAGCACCGTAATCTCATCTCTTGAAAGTGCCTTTGGTATCAAGTTCTCGTATGATTACGAGCAGAAGAAGGTAACAGCTTATCTTACCCGTGATGTGTTGCGCAAGAGCGGTAATAAGGCAAGAACGTTTCATGCCAACATCCACTCCATGGTCCCGATGACCGAGAAGATTACAGGTGTGCGTATGCGCTATTCTGCAGAGAGTGATGCAAAAGATCAGCGTCAGAATGTACTCGATAGCCGTAGAAACAAGAACATGGGTTATTCTACCGATTATGATTACATCGATTACCCTGCGCCAGATAGTGGCGATAACTCCACCGTCTATAATCTCGACTACATCGATTTCTTCCATAATCTGAGTAGTGGAGATAAGCATTGTTATATCGACCGCAAGACTGGCAACGCTTATCGCGTAAAGGTGAATAGTGATGCAACCACGACAGCCGACTTGAAACCGGTACTCTTTGAGGTAGGTCAGTTTAAGGGTGTAGAATATGGAGATTGCAGCGATGAGAACGAAGATTTCTTTCACGATATTTCGGTAGATTTTACTCCTGTTCCGTTCAATGATGTGAACTATTTCAAGGAGATAGAAGCTGCCTATGGCTCTCACGAGGCAATCGACTCCTACAACGGCAAGAAATATGGTGTAACCATCGCCGATAGTCAGCCTATCCTCTGTGCTTATGTAGATGAGGATATGGAGCATGAGTTTGTGGAGCAGATTATCAATCAGACTATCTCTACTGCTTTCTGTGATTTCTACATGCAGCAGACACTATCACTCGTAGAAAGCTACGACCCGTCGAGCACCGATGATGGCAATTCTCCGTTGCAGGATGATTCACGCTGGGGATATGCGGTTGCTTTGATGCGAGGTGGTGGTAGCGATGCTACCCGCCAGTCTTACGATTATAATTACGACCACTTCGGAACGTCCAAATGGCGTACCGTATCTGGTAAGTATGCCCTGGCATGCGATTCACTGGATATGATGGGCAATGAATTTGACTATAATGGTATTCAGGAAGGAACGGGCGAAGGTGAAAAATTCTCGCTCAAGATACGTGCTTTCAAGGAACCATCGTGGTTAAGTGATCCGAAGTATCAAAATGTAGTACTTTGTGATAAAGATGAGGTAGATAAAAATGGTAAGGTGGTTAAGAAGGTCCGTTCCCGCGGCTTATTTGATACCTTCGTCCTCCCCTACGCCTATTTCCTTCTGAACAGAAAAAAGTTTATGGTGAGATGTACCACTACCGTAGCGCAAGTGGCCGATATACCGAACCACTGGCAGGAATGGTGGAACATAGGCGGTATGAAATGCCTCATAGACAGGGTGAATACTACCATCGATGCCAAGACGGGAATGGGAGAGGTTGAGTTAACAGTGTACGCCCTGTAAGGGCAGAAACTCCTAGCCCAGGGCAACACCCTGGGTATATAGGATGTGGTTTATGTCGCCCTGTAAGGGCAAAAGCTTTTAAATAGAAAATATGTTTTATTACATAAAAAGAATAGCAAAATGGATAAAAAGATATTGATTACCGGAACCGGTATTATTTCTTCCATGGGTAGAAATACAAGAGAAGTTGCCATGAACCTCTATAAGGGTAAATGCGGATTGCATCACGATGAATGGCGTGTTAGTTACAACTCCGATTTATGCGGCAATGTGTATAGTTATGAAAAAAATTACCAAGACGTTCTTACCCATGCGCAATACGAATGTATGCCTTTGCATGGTTTCTACGTGCTAGAGGCGGTATTCGAGGCGCTGAAGAAAGCAAAGGTCAGTAAGGATTTTCTTGAGAGTCATAATGTTTCCCTCATAGTAAGCAACGATTCGGAATGCTGGGAGAGTAGACATGTAGTAAATCATGTAAATGATGGCGACTCCAACGATACATTGCCTGTAACAACCCTCTTCCGCTCTCTCAATTCCACCATCAGCATGAACCTGGCTACTATCCTCGGTCTTCATGGCCTATCGCTCACCGTAAGCGCAGCTTGTGCAGGAGGTGGCCATGCCATCGGACTGGCAAAAATGTTGCTCGATAGCAAACAGACTGAAATGGTAATTGTGATTGGTGCGCAGGAAACGACAACCGAATATTGTATGGAGGCTTTCGATGCCCTCGGTGTCTTCTCACCCGATAAAGTGCAGCCGTTTGGCAAAGGCAGAAACGGATTGGCACCATCAGGTGGTGCAGCCTGCATCATCCTCGAACCATCGGATAGTCTTCGATTGAAAGAAGAGAAGGTGCCTTCCTTCGCTTCCCTTTCCGGTTATGGTTTCTCTTCAAACGGCAAGGCTATCACTACCCCTGATACCTATCAGGAAGAAGTGTCGATGCTGAATGCTATCGAGGACGCAGGATTGGACGAAGGTATGATAGACGTAGTTCTTGCTCATGCTACCGGCACACCGATGGGCGATGAAGCCGAGGCAAAGGCAATAGAGAGAATTTTCCCTATCTGTCCGAACGTAGTAGCTACAAAAGGAATGACGGGTCACGAGTGTTGGATGGCAGGTGTATCGCAAGCCGTACAAGCTACCATCATGCTTACATACGGTCGTCTGTTCCATGCAGCCACTACCGAGGAGAACGCCTTCCCGAAATTGAACCTGGTGATGCGCCCTAAGTATTATTCCCCTCATCATATCCTCTGTAATGCCTTTGGATTCGGAGGTACAAACTCCTCATTTGTCATTTCAAAAGTAAAAAAGTAAAAAGGTAAAAAAGGTAATATGAAAAAAGAAGAAATAACCTCTCGCATTATCGCTATCGTGAACAGCCTGAAAACATCATGGGTAAAGCACGAAGTAACCCCTGCCTCTAATCTCCGTGACGAGGTAGAGCTGGAATCTATTGATTTTCTCGATATGATTCAGCAGGTGGAAATGATGTTCCATATCAAGATTACCCCGGAAGAGGCGAAAGATTGCAAGCTCGTTTCCGATGTAATTGCGCTCGCCGAGCGCAAAGTTAACAATTAAAAGTTTATAGTTTAAAGAGGCTAGCGCCCTCAAGCAAGAATGCCCTATAAACTATAAACTATAAATTATAAATTATTTCTTATGGCACAGAAAATCAATCTCACATCGGGTTCTGTATTTGCCGGAAATCCGATAACCTTTACCATCACCCCCTCCGTGGCTACGAATCCATCCTTCCATCGGGTTATCGTGGAAGTGAACTTTGATAATGGTACGGGCAGTTACGAAACCAATAAGCTCACGATCCCCGTTACAACCGAGAGAAGTGATGTATCGCTTGATATATCCTCTGCTCTCCGCATAACGCTGGATAGCTACAAGTATACTGCCATTCCATCCACCTACCCCGTGGTAAGCTGGTACATCAAAGCCTACGATGAGTATATGGATAACAACGGCGAGGTGCATACCGGTGTAGGCGAGGTCTATTATCCAGCTGATGGCTCGAAGAATAAAGGTGAAACCAACCTTCGCTGCATAGCCGGAGCCTTCAGCGATATAGAACGATTGAAATCGGGCGTAACGAAGGCAGTCACCCATCTCTCCTGCAAACCGACTGATACCCACGAAATAGCCATTGTAGGCGCGAGCTTCGTTTATCCGGTATCATATAGCGCAGCACAGAACCTAGCCACCAGCAGCTCACTGACCGCCCCTGCATCTGAAGAACAGGAAATTACGAAAGAGGGTGCGCAGAGTATTCAGGGGCACCCTATCTATGCTCTACCATCCTCTGAAGCTGAAGACCGTACCACCTTCCGTTTCATTAACCGCTTCGGTTGTCTGGAGAGTATCAGCGTACCGAAATCCTACTCTCAGAAGATGAGTGTCGAGAGCACGCAATATACGAAAGCTATTCAGGAAACCTTCAATGAGTTCTCCCGTTCGGCTATTCAGAAGCAGAATGATCGTGAAAGTTGGCTCTATCAGAGTGACCCGCTCACCAAGGCATGGCAGCAGTGGTATCTCCATGAGTTCCTGATGTCTAAGCACGTATGGCTGAAAGCCAATGATGCCTGGCTTCCTTGTACTATCAGTCTTGAAGACGAGATAACCATCAAGGACGAAACCAACAAAAATATGTATTCCGTTTCCTTTACTGCAAAGCTCGGTATAAACGGCGACCCCTTCGCCATTTAAAGGTAAAAAGGTAAAAGAGTAAAAAGGTAAAAAGAACCTTAACCGCCTTGCGCCTCCGTTCCCAGCGATTCTATCGCTGGTTCTTACCCCGCTAGGCTTTTTTACCTTTTTACCTTTTTACTCTTTTACCTTTTCTTTTTGTCCCCACTAAAAAAGCGAAAACCTTTATCTTTGCCTTATAAATAAATAAAAATCAAAACAAAAAAATGGCAACAGAAGCAAAAAGTACAAACTATTGGATCTCGAGCACTGCGCTCTATATCCAGCTAAATTCGATGGGAGAGCCTGACTACATCCAGTGTAGTGTAGTATCGGGCGCTTCGGTCCTCTGCTATATGAGCGATGTGCCAGGCTTGGGCTATGATGCCGGTCACAACTATCAGCGCTGGACGCTTGCTGCCTACCCTTCTATCTTCCCCGATAGCGAACGGAAGTATGTGTATATCGCCATTCCCCGACAGTCTACCACCGATAATAACCAGGCTACCGTCGTGTTCCCTGGTGAGAAGATAGATATATATGGTAAGACTATTCCATCTTCCGGAACTGAAGGTGTGCAGATAGGTAACGAGGCTTATTACTATATCTTTACAGGCGGTATCATATCTGCTGTAAAGACCGATGCCGACAATACCAGAAAGCGAGAATGGGAACAGCATTTTGATTGCGGAAAACTGGCTACCGACGAGGCTATAGCCAGTGGTGGAGAAGGCGCATGGTGGCGGTATAATTCCGTATCAGATACCATCACCTTCCTCAAGGAGATTCTGAAGGCAAACTTTAATGAATTGTCGGCAAATGTAGCTCGCGTAACTAGTCTTTTCCTGGGTGGGCATAAACTGAAGGGCGTTGCTGACAGTAACGGCACCCTGGAAACAAGCGACGATACCGTAGTTACCCCTCATTATCTCGGTCAGTTCGGTGTGAAGCATTTCCTTGCCAAGGATAAGGATGATACGGCCCATGGCACTATCACTTGGGAGAAGGTGCAGAAGTTCTTTAGTGGATTGCTTATCGGTAACTCCAACAATGAGAACGGAGGCTCGTGGACTACAGATGCAGAAGGTCGTTCACACCTCATCACAGATTACTTGGAGGTAAGAATGAAGGCTATCTTCGAGGAGCTGGTCATCAATAAAACATCCACCATCGGTGGTAAGGAGATAATCTCTCCTACTGGTGGCGTGGTGGCTCATAAGGTAGAAGAGGTTACTGTGACATACAATAATGTGTCACAGAAGGCTTATCGTTGCTATTTCTTAGCAGAGCAGGATGGTGATGAGGTAGATAACGACTTCGCGGTTAACGACCAAGTGCGCTCGGAATCATTCAACGTTCGCAAGGGCACTTATCACAAGGCTGGCAATCACTTCTATTGGCGATTGGTAATCGGTCGTGATGAAGACCCTGTAGAGCTGGAAGGAAAGAAATATCATTATATCGACCTCTCTGATACCGATTGCGCTACGGCAAGCGATGTTCCTGCTAAAGGTGATGTGCTCAACCAGTGCGGTAATAGAACCGATGTGGAACGTCAGAACTGCCTTATCTTCTCGGCGGTAGATACCTATTCGCCATCCATCAGCCTCTATCACGGCATCAATAGCTATTCCTTTGCAAACAAGGAGTATGTAGAATATGGCGTGAATAAGCAGACTAACAAGGCATTCTTCAACGTCTATGGTGATATGTATGTAGGCGATAGACCTACAAAGGAGAATGGCTATGAGGGCAGCTCTTATATTAGATATGATAGCAGCACTAAGCAACTGTCTGTTAAGGGTAAGATTTCCGCTAAATCCACTGTGGATGGCAAGGAATTGTCTCAGTATATCAAGGAGAACACCGATGATACCGTTGCCAACGCAGCCATAAAGGCAGCAGAAGATGCTCAGAAGGCGGCACAAAACGCACAGAAGGACATTACGATCCTCGGAAATACGGTCACTGGTAACAAGAAGGAATTTGATAATTATGTTACCAATGGCTACCTAGAGCCTTCCGAGATTGCGGCAATGGCGCAGGATTCTAAGCGACTTGAGGATGATTTTGCGGCAGCACAGAAGTCGTACAATGAGGTGAAGGAAGCAGAGGTGCTGGCGAACACTAATGAACTCATTGACCTCAAAACCGCTTTCGATACACTCACTACAGCCAAGACGGAACTCGTCACGTATCTCTCCGATATTTCGGCAAGATATAATAAGGCTGATACTAACGGCAAGGCAACCATCGTCTCAGCCGTGGGAACGAAGTTCACTAATTTTCAGTCTGCCTATGCTTCTTTCTACGACAAGCTGGGTCTGGCGAACGCATATATCACTAGGAAGATATATGGCGACCTCGGTGTAGTTATCGGTGACGTGGCTACCTATCAATATCTGAAAAAAGTGCTTGCCGATGGTGTGGATACGGAAATCAATGGCGGATTGATTCTTACCTCTCTCATCGCCTTGCGTGACCCTGAGACCAAGCGGGTGGAGAGTGGAATTAATGGTGTTATTGACAAGACGGCGAAAGGAAACGGCATTGCTACCTGGTGGGGTGGATATATGAACGATGGTGAGGTGGTTGGCTTCGATAAGAAGGAAGATTATTCAAAACAGGCAGCTACCTCTCTCGTCCGTTTTGATGGTTCCGGCTATCTGGCTAATGGCGCTATCTGGTGGGGAACTGATGGTAGGGTTCACGCAGACCCTACATCGTTTATCATCAGCGAAAAGAATCTTGGCGCATACCTCACCTTCTTCGAGCCGACTTGGAAGGAAGGAAGTGCAGGAACGAGCGTTGCTGACCTTGTGTCTTTGAAGCCAAACGCACCATTCTCTAAACTTGGTGTATCGGGCGATGCTACATTCGAGGGCACAATCTCCTTCCATGGCATTAAGCTCACGTATGATTCCACAAACAAGGCTATCAAGATTGATGGTAATCTCTATGCCACAGGTGGTATCACGGCATACGGAGCAGGAGCATCTACCACGGGTGGTGGCGGCTTGATTGCAAGCGTAATCAGCTATGCGAGAATCTTAGAAGGAAGCTATACGGATGCAGACTTGACTAGCATTCCGAATGCCTATGCTATAAAGGCTCTCAGCAGCCGAATTGACAATATAGCATCAGAGCTTGGCGGTCTGAGCCTTTCTTGGAATAACATCACGGGTAAGCCATCAACATTCACACCTAGTGCGCATACCCATAAGTGGACAGAAATCACTGACCGTATCACGAAGGTAAGCCAGCTTACCAATGATAAAGGGTATCTGACTGCTCATCAGTCTCTCGCAAGCTATTATACCAAAGCGGAGATTGATGCAAAGGGCTATACTACCAATAAGGGTACTGTTACATCTGTAGCTCTTACCCTTCCTACTGGTTTGACGTGCGCAACTAAGACTATCACAACAAGCGGCACGTTTGCTATTAGTCTTGCTTCGGGTTATTCTATACCGACAACGGCAAAGCAGACGGCTTGGGATGGTGCGGTATCGGCAAAGCATACTCATAGCAATAAGTCTGTACTGGACGGCATTACATCAACGAAGGTAACTTGTTGGGATAGTGCCTATGACTGGTACGCCCTTATAACTACTGACGAGGAGACTGCGGACGGCGTTATCAATAAGTGGAACGAGGTGGTGAGCTTCCTCGCCAATATTGCGCAGACAGACACTTTAAGTGGTATCGTTGATGGAATCAATAAGTCTATATCTGACGAGGTAACAAGAGCGAAAAAGGCAGAAGGGGTGAACGCTTCGGGCATATCCACCAACAAGACGAGTATCACCACCTTGCAGGGCTACTTTACAAGCGGTTCTGCGAAAAAGGCTCTCCAGCTCACGAATACTCGCAAGCTTTGGGGTAACTCGTTTAACGGTACTGCCGATATTAACGGAAGTATCATCGTGCCTGACGGAAAGTACATCTCCATCGGCAACATAAAGATGGAGTATGATGCAACCAATAAGGCGTTGAAGATTACGAACACTACGACTAACGAGGTGGCAAACCTCTATACTAGTGGTGGTGTTTCTGCCTATGGTGTTGGTACATCATCATCCAGTGGTGGCGGCTTGAACGGCAGTGTGAAGAGTTATTCAAATGCCTTGAAGCTTACATCAGAATCGCTGAGTGAGATTGCCTCTGCCTACTCCATCAAGGCTCTTGATTCTCGTATCTCTAGCTTGGAAGGTGGTAGTGCAACAAGCATTGAAACCACAGGCTCAGGCAATGCCGTAACTAGCGTGTCGAAGAGTGGAACAAAGATAACCTTCACCAAAGGCTCTACATTCTCGCTCAATGGGCATACGCACGACTTCATTACCGTGGGGGCGAATCAAACTATCACGGCTACACAATACACAAACAGCCGTCTGAGCGTGCGCCCTTACTACAACAGCGGTGGTCCGACTATATACGGAAACATCTTGGAGGTTGTCAGCGGAAATAGCGGCGGTGGTCAGCTTGGTATGGAATGGTCGGGAAGCCAAACCAAGACGGACGGAACGGACACCAACGTAGGCAAGTTGTATTATCGTAGCAAGCGAGAAAATAAGGCAGGCTGGACGGTTTGGAAGAGACTTGCCTTCGCCGAGGAGCTTGCTTGGGGCAACATCAGCGGAAAGCCTACAAGTCTCAGTGGATATGGTATCACGGACGGTGTGAACGCCGTTAGCGTAACAGGCTCGGGCAATGCCGTGACAGCCGCATCTGTTAGTGGGCATACCTTGACCTTGACGAAGGGTGCTACATATCTCACATCGCATCAGAGTTTAAGTAATTATTACACCAAGAGTAGTGTAGATTCACTTCTTAATGGTAAGTCGGCAACTAGTCATACACATAGTGTAAAGATTAACGGTGTTACTAAAACTATTGCAGCTACTGGTGGAACTGCTGTAGATTTAGGAACGTATCTTACTAGTCATCAAAGTTTAGCAGATTATGCTAAGAAGAGTGAAATACCTACAAAAGTAAGTCAACTTACTAATGATACTGGTTATATTACTTCTAGTGGAAGTTGTGCTTATGCTACAAGTGCTGGAAATGCTGACAAGGTTGATGGTTATCATGAAAGTTCATTTCTTAGATATAGAGGTGAGTATGGAGATGCATCTGTAACTAAGGATGGAGTTGGAGTTTATGGTTGGGCTCATACTAATGAGGGACATAATAATTTTCATGAATCCTATGGTGATATAATTAATATACAAGGTTTTTCTACTTGGAGAACTAGATTTGATATAGGTACTAGTGGAAGAATTAGAATAATGCATGGTATAAATACTACTACTGCAACTCAGGTTGGTTATCTTGCTTATTTACATGATAATGTAGCTTCTGCAACTAAACTCAGAACTCCTAGAACTATTTGGGGTCAAAGTTTTGATGGAACTGGGAATGTTGATGGAACAATATATATAAATAATAGTGATTCTGAAAACGGAGCTATAATATTAAATAATAATGTAAATACTAATGCTCGTATATCAGCTATAAAAGACCAAGTAGTATTTAATACTGGTGCTGCTATTCGTTTTGGAGCAACCAACTGGGAGAATAGTGATTGGGCTGGTCTTAAATATGATACTGTTGCTAATGCTATATATTTAGGTATAGCCGATGGAACTGTATTTAATTATTATTCTAATAAAAGAAGTAATGGTACACTTAAATTTCCAGGTATTACAACTATAACTCCTGATGCCGCAGCTAGAATTGGAGGTAGTGGTGGTGATTTATATTTAGGTAATGGTAATAATTCTGGTTTTGTGAAAGTTCAAGACATGTGTAGTCAAGTAAATAGTAGTTATTGGAGCATAACACAATTTGGTAGTGCTACGTTTAAAAGTCTTACTGTTAATGATGTTATTAGCTGTGATAGTATTAGTGTTAGTAAAAATGCTGTTATTGCTGGTAATTTATCAGTTAACGGTTTAATAAATAATAAAGGTATATTACCTACAAATTATGAAGTTAATAATAAAGGAATGGGTTGTTATGTTTCAGCTGATGCTTTATGTTCTGGAATTACTGCTATTACTGATAGTATACCCGTTACAAATGTAGATATACACTATTCTAACGATAATGGTGCTAATTGGACTAGATATGAGATGTCAGATAATAATAAATTTAAACTATATGCTAATGTTCCAAAAAACTATAGTATTAATTTAGGTAATAATGTTATTACTGGTAATAATGATGCTGAGAAATTAGCTCAAGTAAAAAAGAACCAATCAATGTTTACATTTGAAGTTCTTAATGATTGTTATTCTCAAATTTATTTTGCTAGTGTTGATATGTCAAATGGTATTAGTACTATTTGTACTGTAGAATTTATAAATAGTGATGGTGTTATAACTAATACTTTTACTAAACTTATGACTGGATGGAATCAATTTAATTATATAAATCTATCTAATGGTAACGAAGGTTTTCCTGTAGGAAACAATAATAGAAGATATATTCGTTTTAAATTTAAACACGACCAAAATACTACTGCTTTACGAAATGCTTCAATAAATAGAATACGAATATTTGCTTTTACTAAGTATTCATTTCCTACTGATAGATTTATGGGGCATACAGGTCATATATATAACTTTGATTATAATATGAATACTTATTTCCCTAATAGCATTCTTGCTAAAGGTGGAGTTACAGCTTATCAATCTTCTGACATCCGCTTGAAGCAGGATTTGCGGAAGCTGGACTACTTGGGTATCATCAAGGCAATGGGTGGCACGTTCGGCTTTGCTTGGAAGAAGGACAACACAAGGTCTATCGGTTGGATTGCCCAACACGTCTTGTGCAACCCTCAGTTAAAGGACATCGTGGAGACTGACGAGAAGGGCTACTACAAGATTAACTACTGGTCTCCGAAGCTGATTGCAACGGCATTCGGTGCTATCGAGCAGGTGGGCGATGAGGTCAGCAGGTTGAAGGCTCGGGTGGTCTTCCTTGAATCAGAGGTTCTGCGATTGAGTGGAGATAAGGAAGACTGCAACAAGAAGAGATTAGATAACAAGAATATTAATTCATTAAATTAGATTAGAAAATGGAGAATTTAAAGATTAACAAGAAGAGTGAACAGACAACCGCCACTTACACCAAGGGTGGCTATCGAGTAGAAATCACCTACAATGTTGACAAGACTGGTGGCAACATCGAGAGCATCAATATGAGTATCTATGGTGACCCAAATGGTAATTATCTCGGCAATGCCAACGCAAGCTCCAACGGCAGCGAGCTGACCTACAACATCAGCGGTGTTCCGCAGAGCAAGCTCAGTGAGGTATCAGCATTGATTAAGGAGGTCAATTCCGCTATCGCCGCTAATATGGCAAGCGAGGCAGCAGAGTAAGTATTAACGCAGGGTGGCTCTTATAGAGCTGCCTTGCCTAGTGTTTTAAGTTCTAAAGATTAAGCGTATGAAACGATTTATATTATGGCTTGCGAAAGTGTTCAATGTAACAGTAGAGCGAGTTGTTACTAAAGAAGTTGTAACAGAATTAGAAACTAAAGTTGAATATCTAAAAAATAAAGATTATGTCTTACAATAGTGAAACTGGAATTATTAGTGCTCCTGTTAGCATTGATGATGTTAAACAAGCTCTTGGAGAGAGTAGCAATGACCTTGCTACTCTTTGTAAGAGTGAGAATATATTATTATGGTCGAAATATAAACCAACAAATTACAGTATTAATTTCGTTAATGACATTTTAAATCCAGATAAACAAACTTGGACTGCTGTAGATAAAACTAAAGCTTGGTGGTTAGGAGAAGCTAGACGTTATCAAACTGTATATAACTTTAATGTTGTAAATTCTTTAAAGCAAGCTAAACTAATAGGTGTTTGGAGTTATAATAGACCAAATGGAACTCCTAATTCTCCTTATAGACTTACAGATTTTATAGGTTATAATTCGTATGACGATGGTGATGATTTATTTCCTCTTAATATGGATATTAGACCTAATATTGTATATAATAATAGTACAATTAATATAATATTTGATGTTGGTGAAACTCCACAACATCCAAATAATGTTATATCTCCTGATGATATATTTAATATGTTAACTTTAAAATTTGGAGATAAAGAGCATTTGTATTTAGGTTTTTTTATAGCAAATGAAACTACCAAAAGACAAGGTTGTGTAAGTTGTATAAAGCCTATAAGTAAATTAAATATTAACGTAGGTGGAGATGAAATTCTTACTATGAGTTACAATTTGACAAAAGGTTTATTAGCTAATAGTGAAGATAGTAGTTTATATCAGTATGGTGCATTATTATGTGGTAAAATATCTGATGGAGATATTATTACTGTAGTTCCTATGATATTTAGTACTTCAAACATATATGAATCTTTGAATGCTTCTTTTACTCCAGGTATTGTATTTCCTTCAGTTGCAAATTATGAATTTGTTAATCCTATATATTCAAGACGTATTACAAGCCAATCTGAAAAACCTACAATACCTATTACTACCAAATTTAAAATTAGTAATATTAAGTTTCATAAATCTGAACGTATTCTATATTGGGGTAATGATAATATTTCTTATGTTGTACGTAGTAAACAAATGCTTGAAATTAGCTTTGATATAGAGGGCTATAATCTTAAAGCTTATGGAGGTAAAATAAAAGTTTTTGGTGTTGCTAATGATTCTGATGGTACATATTTAGAAAGTGATGAAATTAATTTTCCTTCTACTTGGTATGGAGGAAAATTAAATATTAAAAATTTTATATCTAAAGGTTATACTTATTATGACCAAGCAGTTAAACATGAAGTTGTTGGCGATGATTTTATAGGTATTCCTGTAGGAATCAATCTTATGCAAAATGAGAATACTCCATTAGATTATATTACTCAATGGAATATATATATTGAAATAAGTGCTAATTCTTTTTATGATAACGACAATAATTATATTTGGAATTTTAAATATGAAGGTGAAGTTTTAAACGAAAATGGTCTTATTTATACTGAGACTTATTAATTAAATAATACAAATTCACCATTACCTTACCAAGCAATAGCAATGCAGTGAAGTCGAATTAAATAGTATTGGTTTAATGGTCTAAATAATTTTTGTAAAATCCTTGCTAATATACAGAAAAAATAGTACCTTTGCAAGGTAATTAATAATTAAAGATTAAGTACTTATGAAGAAAATTAAGACAATTGAGGCAGTTGATGCCTACAGAACGTTGAAAGCATTGAAGACATCATCTATGAGCGATGATGCCGCCTTGCGAGTTTGGAAAAACATGAAGGCGCTTCGCCATGTAGCCGACACTTACGACAAGGATGTGAAGGAAGCGCAGGAGAGCTTGAAGGACGATAAGTTCGAGGAGATGCAGTGCAAGCTTCAGGAGTGCCAGCAGTTGGAGCAGAAGCACGCCGATGAGGGCTACGAATACACCAAGGACGATTCAGCCAAGTTCGCTGAGGTCAATGAGTACTTCTTTAATCAGAAGCAGAAGACCGAGAAGTACTTCAAGGAACTTGCCGACAAGGAGGTAGAGGTAGCCATCGAGGCAGTTGACGAGAAGGAGTTGTTCAAGGCAGCGAAAGATTGCGGCTTGAAGTTCGCTGATATGGAGACCCTTGATGTTGTGATAGGATAAACACTGATAAGTAGATAGAAATAGCGTTAGAATTTGGCAAGAAAGCCGTTCTAACGCTATTTTTTTTGTGTGAATGCGTCTCATATCGTGGAATGGAGTTGGTATACAACTAAAGATATGATTGATTCTTGCTTTACCGTAATGATAGTAACAGCAATGTTTTATATATACGGATTTTTTGACATGTTTATCAGTCGCCTCAAGTTAGGACGTAAAATCTGTGCATGATTATGGGAAAGATACTAAATTATGAGAGAAGATTTGGCAATATAAGGTATCTCCCCTGCCATGTTTCGAGTGGGAAGATGTGGTGAGATGTTTCCTCGTTATCCTTCTCGGCTGGCTCATCTCTTAAAAGTAAAAAAAGTAAAAAGGTAAAAAGGTAAAAAAAGCCTTAACCCCTTTGCGCCCCCGTCCCCAGCGATTCCATCGCTGGTCCGTAACTTTAAAAAAGCCCTGCTATCCATCGCGGACGGCAGGGCTGCATCGTTTTTTAATACTTTTATAAAGATTATAACACCGCCACCTTTTTTACGGGCAGCGGAATTTCGACTGCAAAGATACGAAGAAAAACCGAGATATGTAGAGAAATTCAGAGAAAATCGGAGAATTTCAGAGAAAATCGGAGAAATTCAGAGAAAATCAGAGAAAAACTAGAAATCATCTGTAAATTCTCGTGTATATCCGTAAGAATTGTCCGATTTTTTTTGTAGTAAAGTGCCCGCCCCAAGCGATTCTTTCGCTGTTCTCTAAAAAAGATGAAGCCTTCCGCTCCTTAATCCGAGGAGCAGAAGGCTTCATCTTATTCCTAAACACGCATACGCCCTGGGCTAGGATTTTCTGCCCTTTCAGGGCGTGAGAGGCAAATACTTTTTTGCCCTTTACCTTTCCCTTCGGCCGGTGACCGTTGATTCAGGGCGTGTGGGACTTACTCGGAGCTATTGATACGCTTCGTCTCTGTTCTTTCTCCATATCGACGAGAGATAGCCGTTCTCGCAGTTATAAAGTTTGATGAGCGAACCGTAAAGGTTCGTATAATAGAAGGTGGCCACATGGTTCTCTACCAGATAACCATTGATCGTAACCTTTCCGTTCTTCGTAGAATAGGTGGTAGTGAAGTCCTTCTCACCCTCTATCACCATGTGCATGGTGCCATCCTCGTTAAACGTCATGGAACTCATGCAATTCTTCTTCTTTCCGTCCTTTGTCATAGTTACGATGCAATACCAGGTACCTCTTATCGCTGCATCATGGTCCGTCTCATCGGATATATCATTCATCGAATTGCCGCATCTCATCTGGCATTCATTGCCGTTGGCGAAGGTGCCCACAATCAGCGGTCTCATATCGATGCTTACCGATACCCTGCTGCCCGTAAGCTTGTTGCTCTCCTGCAGATGCACGCCCGATAGAGTTCCGTTCAGCAGACTGCCGATATTGAAACCTGCAGGTCTGCCTACCTCGAAGCGGGTAGTAAGCTTGTCGCCCTCCATCTGCCAGTGGCCGAAGGCAACGTTAGGCTCGACAACATAACCGCCTGGAGTCACATCGCCACCATCCTCATAGTAAACCATGTGGTTCTTATAGTAGAAATAAGTACCCCTGGTGCTGTTGATGGTCCACTCGTTTCCGGCAAGATATTCCTTCACCTTAGCCGCATTCTTCTCACTCTCATCCTCGCTGCTGCTGCAAGCTGCCAGCGAAGCCGTCATCATTCCCATGGCCACCACTGTGCAGATAGCCATCATGGAATGTTTCATCATACTTGAAAAGTTCTTTTTCATTTCTTCATTTTTGTTTTATAGAGTTATACATTATCAATCATTATGTTGAATGTTGAATGTTTAATTAGGCTAGCGCCATTGAGTCCGTAGGCAATTCAACATTTAACACTCAACACTCAACATTCCCCCGATAGTAGCACCACTCCTACCCTTACTTTTTTTCCGCAGTGAGGGCAGAAGGTAGAAGTCTGAATCATCTGCTGCTGATTTTCTTCTGCCTGCTGCACAAACTTCACGTCTCTGCAGGTGACACCTTCCGGCAAATCGCCCCACAGCGTAGCGTTCAGAGTTTCGCCCTCATGTTTTTTTCTAGCCTCTTCGAGTTTCCTCAGTCTATCCATCGCATCATGAAGACCACTTCCGTTTGGACCCATATCAATCTCAACAATTTTTTTCTTTTCGAGAACTTCCATCCATTCATCTATTTCTTCTTTCGTGATGCTAGGGTAGGCTCTTCTTGTCAGGTCACGCAGAATAAGTTCCAGCGGCATCTTGCTATCCTTTGCGCTTTCGAGTGCCTTTTCTCTCTCTTCTGCTTCTTCGGATGGGTCGGGATAGAAGAGGTCGGTGATGTCGCAGCCGATGCCTTCGGCTATCTGCATGAGCTTTGCAACGGTAGGGTTGTTGTTCTTGATGATCATGCAGATGGCTTGCGGCGACATGCCGATTTTCTGATAGAGGTCAGCCTGCGTCATATTGTGCTCGCTTAGAGCACGCTTAATATCCAGTTTCTTCATCTTTAAATTGAATTTATTGTTTATATTTCGCTGCAAAAGTACAAAGAAATATTGATATAAGCAAGTTTTTTGCAGAAATATTCACGTAAAAATGAATTTTTCTCGAAAAAAGTTTGGTGATAAGATGATGGTAAAAGCGTGATGGGTCGTCCACAGAATATTTATATGCTCAGTGTCCCATGCTTTGAGTTCTTCATCGCCCGCAGAGTACAAACATACTAAAACGAATTATTTATTTACCCCTCTAACTATTTGTGTTTTAAATAGTTATATTTTTCACTTTAAGTACAATTACCATTTCCCCGATGTACTGGCATTGCACGGCTCAACCCTTCGGAGAAAATAAATAATTGATATTTAGAGCGATACAACCGCGCAAAAAATCCCGAAACAAACTTTCTCGAAGATCAGCCCCGCCGCCCTGATATGGCTGCCCGCTGCCCGCCCCTCTCCGGAGGTGTCCGCAAATATGCCGAGGCACCCCGGCAGGGTGGAGAGGGGCGGCAGGGTGAGAGGCAGGGGATCGCCCGCCCTGGCTGGCTCGCCGCCATACCCTCACCACCTGGCAGAGGGGAAGAGGACGGGGACGAGGCGGGCAGGCGGGCAGGATGGCAGACCGTCGAGGCGCTGCCCTGCTGTTTGCTGGTCGATCGGTGGCGAGATGGTGGCGAGGTGTGGCGATGGTGTGGACGTTTAGGGCAGCAGATGGAACAGAGGCGAGGCGAGGAACTGGCGAAGAGGTCGGCGGCATCCTTCGCCCTGGTCCTCTCTCTTCTTTTGCCCTTCCTGTTCTGTTTGTCCCTTTGCTCTTCCATTCTGTTCTTGTTTTTGTTCTTCCTCTATATATAATAAGGTATAAATATAATAAAGATAAGGAAACTAATTAAATGATACATTAAGTAATGTTTAAACCACAATTTAAGTAATTAAATAAAATATTAATACATATATTGTTTATAAAGGTTAAATATTAAGGTTAAAATGAATTTTATCAAGCAAATATTTGACAGTATTAAATTTTAATTGTACTTTTGCAGTACAAAAATAAAAAACAAAGGTAGAACATTTAAAATAAAAAGTTATGAAAAAGAATCATATTATCAATCAGACTAAAGAGAACGTAACCGCAAAGGTTAAAACTTTCTTTGCCATCCTCGCAAAGATGGAGTGGCCCTCTTTCATTTTGTTTGGCCCTTCGCTTGTTATGTTGGGCGTGGTCTTTAATTGTGTTTATATGTTGGCATCAGGTGCGTGTCCTGATATGGGCCGAGCAGTTGAGGGCATCGTGTTATTCGGCCTTCTCTCTTTCGCTTTCGCTTTCGGCGGTTTCGTTCTGGCTTCCGATGGTTGGGACGACGCAAAGAAAGAGGTACTAATTAAAAGCAAATAATAAATACTATATATAAGAACTTTAAAAATATAAACATCATGGCAAGAATAACAAAAGAAACAGAATATAATGAGCTGGCAAAGTTTGGCGAGTGCTTCAAACAGACTAATAACTACGGAGGTTATGGGATAGTTGTTAACGACTACGGGGACGCGGTACTCTGGCGCTCGTATCTCACACCGTCAGACGGTCACACGGCGCAGCGCTGGCAAGAAATAAAGCTGACGGATCCGAAGGACGGCAGCGACCCGCGCGCATACTTCACAATTTACGGCGTGCGTTATTATCTGGATGAGTTCTACCGTTGCGCCTGCTAATATATCGTGTAACAACTAAACAATAAAACATCATGGAAGCAAAAACAATACATAATAGCAATATTTCATTTGTCGAGGTGCTCGCCGCCCTCGTCGAGTTCTTCACCCTCTGCGCCCTGTTTATCGTTCAGGGCACAGCGAAGACCGCAAAAACGGCGGGAAGATACGCCCGTATCTCTTTGCGCTGGCTCAATACCCGCCACCTCTTCGGGGATGACTCGGAGGCGGTCACGCTCACAGGCTGGCAGTATCTCGGGGTAGCCGCGGTTGCTATCGTCTGCGGTCTCCTCTTCTCTCTCAAGTTTTAAATATCTGAAGTTATGAATAAAAAATATATAGTTACTATCGACTTTTTAACCGTCGATTTCGGCGAAGTCCTGGCAGGTACTCAGTATAAAGAAAATTATAATTGGACGTTTCAAGATATATTATATTATATCCATAGCGGCAAAATAGATCCCCTTTTGCTTCCTACTGTTTACGCAGAATTAAGGGCACGCGCATATAATTACATTCGCAGGGGTCTAGGATATGACGCTAAAACAGGTATTTTCTTTTCTGATGCACTCATCGAAAAAGTAAAAACAGAAGAGAAGAGCGCCTAAAATCTAGGCGCTCACAATAAAAACGAAACAATATATAAACATTTAAAATTGAAAAGTTATGAAGTACTTTAAGAATATTACAACAGCCGAGGACGTGGAGCGGCTCACGAAAGAAAACCGCCACGGGGACGCGGTCCTCTCTGAACTCTACACCCTTTGCGCCTGTGGTGTTAACGTTCGCGACATCATCGACGAAGTGCGAGGGCTGAACACTTCCGAGACGCTAGGACGTGAGCCAGCCGAAGCAATCAGGGCGAAGCGGTCAGAGTTCCGCCGATCTGCAAGGATTCGGGCGCGTGCCGTGCTGAGTGATGAGGAGTTTTTGACCCTTTACACCTGGAACGAGGGCACCGAGGCAGGCAAAGGCAAAGCCGCATAAATCGAGACCCAAGGGCACCGGGTGAGGGTCACACCCTCACCCATACCCCCTCAAAGCTTCGGAAATCCTACGTTATAGCGTGCGAAAATCATCACCGAAAAATTTCGCCGCAAGAAAAATTTTTCTTTCACTCATCAAAACAAAAAATAAAATGGTAGATTATCAAAATATATTTAACCGTGATTTTTACACCACACCTCGCGAGGTCTACGACATGATGACCACGGGCGAGAGCCTGGCGGATGCTGTGGTATTAGAACCTTCCGCAGGTTCCGGAAATATCGTAAGATTCTGCAAGGAAGACGGCGCCCGATATGTAAAGGCCTGCGAGATAAACGACACCCTGCGAAATAGCCTATATAATGAGTGCAACGTGATTGCGCCCGACTTCCTGACAGTGCAGCGTGAGCAGGTGGCAGACATCAACTATATTATAATGAACCCGCCATTTACTAGCGTAGAAAAGCATATTTTGCACGCTTGGGAGATTGCTCCGGATGGTTGCACCATCCTCGCCCTTTGTCCTTCCTCTCGTTTCTCGCATTGTTATGGCGACGATCAGAAATTAAAGGAACTGGCAGACCTTTATGGAAGCCGTGAGGAATTAGGCGATGTTTTCAACACTTCGACCGCAGACCGCCGGACAGGTGCGGAAATCTCTCTCCTTCGCCTTTATAAGCCAGCAGACAAAACAGAGGATTTCGACGACCTCGATTTTGACGAGACTCCGGAAGGCTGGGACGATATGGGCAACGGGCAGGAAGGCGTAATTAAATACGATGCCGTGCGCGATATGGTGAAGCGCTACAACTCAGCCCTGGCGCAGTTTGATGCAGTGCAGGAGGCGAGCAAAATGATAAATGAAGATATAAAAACCTTCTCAGTTTGCCGCATTCATTTCGGTGCCCATGGCGACGACTGCCGGGGCAATAAGTTTCAGAATATCACCCGCGAGCGGTTCCGCAAGGAATTACAGCACGCTGCGTGGCATAACGTTTTTCAGCTGCTCAACATGCAGAAGTACACCACCAACGTACTACAGGAGAAGATCGCCCGATTTGTGGAGACTTCAGAGGCTCGCCCTTTCAACCTGAAAAATATCTACCTGGTTGTATCTTCCGTATTACAGAACATCGGAAACATCATGGAGGAGTGCGTAGTAAAGGCTTTTGACACCATTTGCAGCCTATCTGCTGAAAACTCAACAGCGGGCGAAAAGTGGAAGACAAATAGTAATTATATGATAAACCAGAAGTTTATTGTAGATAATTTAGATTGTGAAATGAATTTCCGCGGGTACCTGGATTACAGCTTGTACGCATCCGACAGCCGTCAGCGGGAAATGGAAGATTTCTACAAGGCGATGAGCTTTTTAAATGGTACGCCATTAACCGATGACTACGGCCGCCCATTTAATGCAACCGTTGTGCGTCATTGTACCGACTTCGGAAAATGGTTCTATTTCGACTGGTTCCGTGTGAAGTTTTACAAAAAAGGTACGATGCACTTTGAGTTCACAGATATGAACATCTGGTATCGCTTTAATCAGGTTGCCGCCAAGCATAAAGGCTGGGCAATCGGCAGCGTATCACAGTGCAAAGCTCGCAAAGTGTGGCGAGACATTCAGAAACCGTAAGCCTTCATTATAGAAGGCTTCGGGAATCACAATATTATAGAATCATTTTAAAAATTAGAAATTATGAAAGTAAATATAACATATATCATCTGTAAGGATGGAAAATCTCTGCATACTTTCGAGGATCCAGAGGAGGCAATAGAAAAGTTTATAGCTATCAGAAATCAGGAAAGCGAGAAGCATGAAAAAATATTTAGTCGGCTTGGTTATGTTGATAAACCATATATTGTGGCCGGAACGATGGCTGTATGGTATAGTGAAAAAGCTACCCCTCGCAGTTACTATCTGGAAACTAAGATAGAGAAGCTGGGATAAAACATTATTATAGATTATAGAATAAATTAGAAATTAGAAATTATGAGAAAAGAATATGCTTACATCCTATGCGTTGCCGGAAAGATCAAGAAAGTGATTGCAAAGAGCTGGTGGAATAAGCCGGAAGAAATTAACAATATTGCTGGCGATATGTTTGCCGTAGCCTATGCTTTCAAAAAAACGGCCGCCATTTTGGTATATGAGAAAAAGAATAGAACAGAATGGATATACGTTAGCGATCATCAGGCTTTTAACGTATATAAGCCGAAAGAAATCACCATCTGGGCGAATAATAAGATAGATTACGAGACACCGGAAGGTAAATGTATTATCACCGAATAATATTATAAAATTAGAAATATGGCTAATACAACAAATAAAAAACATTGGGGATATGGTAGTTATATCACCTATAGCGAAAAATTTCAAGGCTTCATTATCAAGCCTTACAAGAAGAAGTAATCATTTTGTAACAACATTTAAAAATCAGAAATTATGAACGCAAAGAATAATAATAAGAACGGTATGAACGTTATTGAGAATAAGGAAACAGGTTGGCAGGTGAATGCAGTATTGCCATTTGCTGAGTATCACAACTTTTTCATTAAGGGCAAGATAGTCATTTCCCGCCTGGCTGATATGGTGTGCGAGAGTCTCCGCATCGACAGAGAGGATGCAAGCGCATGGGCGAAAGATATTCGCCTGATTATTTGGGATGAGATTTATCATTACGATGATAAGCGCCAGCAGTACGAGAGCGATGAGGAACATGATAGAGCTATCTCTGAGCAGATACTGGGTGATGCTATCATTATGCGTGAAGAGGCTTACGAATGCGCACAGATGGTGATGGACCATACTCCGAAGGAAAAGCAGGAGTTCCTGGAATACTGCTGGAAATATGTATCTCGGGCAACGAACCGCATCAACCGCATGACGAAGATATTTTAGCCTTCAGACGTTGAGCAGTAACCCGACCTTCACCCATAACAGGGGAAGTCTGAGAGCCTTCCCCTACCCCGTCCGGCAGACCGGCAGCGTGGAGCAGCACCACGGCGGGGTGCATATTCTTTTAAATAACTTTAAAAATTAAATGTTTATGTGCGAAGGCGTTCGCATTTGTTTTATAGTTAACAAGGGGCTGTCTGCGGTCCGTGATGGATAGCAGCGGCAATTTTTACCATCGCTGCCACGGCTGGCAACATCTATTTAAAGATGTGAGGATCGACACTTCACGGCGAACAAATGACTGATAAATAAGGTATGAGGTGCTAAAAACGTAACGAAACGTTAAAAACGCACTTAAATACGCAATTAAAGTGCATTTTATTTGGTAGTTTCAGAAATTATCCGTACCTTTGCATAAGATAAAACAAGAAGATAATAAAAACAATAATAATCATTTCAGCCCTAGCGCATCACGGTTAAGCGACGAACGTATGAAGACAATGTTAGAAGAAGAGTTGATTAAGACAGGTTATCGTTATCATGAAAACGATGATAATTCCTTCGATGTATGCTACGATCACAATCAGGATTCTTTCTTTACTGGAGTTAGTATGTATCACGTGGCTACCGTTAAGGAGGATGACGAGCTGTGGTACATCAACAATAACGAAGGTGCTGGTTGGGGAGAATATCCTAAAGTTGACTGGAGTTTATCAAAGGCCATCTATGACCAGTGCATCGATGAACACATCAATTAATACTAATAATCATTCAGCCCTAGCGCATCACGGTTAAGCGACAAGAATATGAACGACAAGAAAGTATATATTGTTCTTTGCAACAAGATTATCGCAAATGTTTTCGATTCTTCGGAAAAGGCTTTCAATAGCCTTCCTAAGAAAGATGAGTTCACAGAAGTTTCTCAGTCTGTACGCACTTGTGACGGTGAGGAAGCAATTATTCCTACAGCGGATAATTTCTATCTGAACACCCCTATTTATGTTCACGTAGCGGAGCATACAGAGGACGTGATGGGATTTCAAGTAGAGTGCCAGGAAGAAACCTTTGTTTACGAGATTAAGGAGTTTATGGTAAAATAATAATCATTTCAGCCCTAGGCGCATCACGGTGAAGCGCAGACAACATGAAGAAGTTTTTTGTATATTTCGATAAGAAAGTAATCATCGGTTCAGCAGAAGAAGCCGAGGAGTTTATTAACAGCCTGACCGACAAGAACGAGCCGGACGGCAGAAAGTTGGAGGTTAACGACAACGTTCATTCCCTTCTGAAGAAGATTTATCAGGACGAGCAGGCGGGCAGAAAATTGCAGACTACAGGCTGTAGCCCTTCATCCTTCATTTATTGCTATCCTGCCCTTGCTGATACCCCAGAGGAGTGTGAGAAGGCTATCATTGCGAAGGAAGCAGCAGACCGCAAGCGCAGGCAGGATGAGGAGATACAGGAGAAGCAGCGCATCGCCCGAGAAATCAACGAACGTCGCAAGAAACTGGCAGCGATGCCAAAGGGTTTCTTTACCGTCTGCCTTTATGCCACCGTCAATTTCTCATATAAGTATTACGAATATGAAGGTTATGCCGAGAACGGCGAGGAGGCATATAAAATGGCAGTAGCGAAGCTGAAGAAAGATTTCGGTGCCCACCTTTGTGATTACGATTCCATTCTTGATGCTGAAATCATTCCCCGTCTTCTCGGTAATGATATTTACTCGTTATAGCATCGGAGATTTATTACTGGATTTATAGATTATGTTAAGCCCTCGACATCACGGTGAAGTCAATAGATATGAAAGCTATCACAAAGAATGGAACTGTTTATGATGTTAGGTTCTGGAATAACCATAGATTAATGGAACTCTTTCATCAAGAACATGATGACGATGTAGTAGTTAAATGGTTCCATTTCGGCGCTCAGATTAATATATCGGGCGAATGGTATCATTGCTACCCAGAAGTAAGGTATGTCGACGATAAGTTGACTCCGTATGTTTGTTTGAGCCATTCGGCAATTGAGGCTTTAAATATTGATATTGACACCTCAAAAAACGTACTTATCCGTCTCGACTCAATACCTGAAGAAGAGTTTAAGACTTTCTATAAGGATTTGATCCAATCAACGAAGGAAAAGGCCAATGTTTTGGAGTTTACATATATAGAGATAACTCATAATTATATATGTGGCAGTGATTGTTCGGATGATCACTTGTATCTCTATTTTAACGACAAGGCTTTAAGAATCCTCGATGCTTTTAATGCGCTTGATAATTTTGACGATAGAATGAATTTTACGTCGAAATTTGAAGGTTATGATACGACATATCGCATTGATGAAACGAATGTAAACAAGCTTTTTGAGCTTGCTGGTCCAAAACTCAAAGAGATTGAGGCGAAAAAAGAGGAGCGAAGAAGAAAAGAGGAAAAGATCAGAAGAGTTAAAGAGGCTATAGAAAATGGCGCAATCTCTTTTCACTGCGAATCGGCACCACATGACGAAGATTTGAGCGAGGCCATTTTAACCCGTCCTTGCCCTAATTCAGGTTCCTTCACCTTGACGCATCGCATACCTGCTGAAGTGTTCTCAAAGATAAAGAAATTCGGCGTATATTACGACCACGATTTCTTAGAGGAGTGTGATATGTTCTGGTCTGCTCCTGGATGGCGTTTCAGAAAGGAAGCTATTGAAACTTTGTTGCGTGATAATTTCAAAGTGTTTGTAGATTACGAAGAAGTTTCTTTAACCGAAGATCAGAAAACGAAAAAGCCCCGCCCTAAGCTGGAAGGCATCGAGCTTGAGAACGGTGGCGATAATGATCCGCTCAAAGGTGTAGATTTTAAGTAATAATGTTCAGCCCTCGACATCACGGTTAAGTCAATAGATATGGATAAATTAAATCTTGTCATAGAAGGGTACAATCAAAACCTTAACTGTTTGTTAAGCGTAAAATTGTCCGTTGACGATCCTAAATATTCAAAGTTTGGAAAGGACTTTTTTGATCATGATTATATAAATGATGAAGTCTTAAAATACTTCGATTATTACAGGTTCTATTCTGAGATTTTTGCTGCATGGTATCAGGCAAATGAAAAAGAAGCATGGTTTGACTTACGCTTAGGCGATAATGGTAAAATCTATGCGGTAGCAGGCGACTCAGAAGGTATTAAGTTCCTAAACGAGGTATCCTATATAACATTAGATTATCCCGAAGATTATCCCGACCATGAGATAGACTTTATGGGTAGTAAGAATGATAGTTATTGGTTTAGTTTTTGGATTGACCCAGATGGCGGTATTCTAAAAGCTGCTGACTGTAGCCGTTCTTTTCACTTTTACGACGACTTAAATAATGATGACGTATATTATCCGATAAAAGAATATAGCTTCAAGGCAGCTCTCGATGATTTGGTCGCACATAGCGACGACTATCAGAATCCTATCGAGGAGGAGGAAGAAGAAGAAGAGGAGGAATAATTATGTCGGAGATTATTTGTAACAATACAACAACGTTTCTTGCAAGACGATTGTTTGATAATGGCGAGTCTTTGGCGTGCAAGGATGATACGTACAAGAGAGTCGGAACGATTGAGGGTTTAATAACTACGCTGACGATTACGGGGAGAGATAAGAATATATATTCTTTCCGTATCATAGACGAACAACGTCAACCTTATAAAGACCTGACTAAGGTAATATACAATAGATTGGCAGGCGAGCAAAAAGACTTTGTAAGCTCAATCGGTCAGATCTTTCTAGATAAGCAAGGTTATTGGGTTATGTTTGAGGATTGTAGTTATCCTGATAACCATACAACTTTGGAGTTTCATAAAATTGGCGTTTACGCATAAAACGAAAAAGCCCCGACCTAAGCCGGGGCGCTGCGAGCCTTCTGGCTCGAATCTACTATAGTAGAAATTTGGCTCTTTAAGAGCGTTTGAATCCACAGACTTTGAAGAGTCTGACCGTCAACGGAAGTTATATTGCTCTTTCCATTCCATAAAGGTTCGATTAAATCAATATCCATAAAGGTACGATTAAAAGCCTTCCGAAGACGAGTGCAAATTTAAGAAATAAAACAATACGATGTATCAATTTACCCGAAAAATTATAGAATTTTAAGTTTTTAAAGCCCTACCGCATCGCGGATAAGCGGAATAAAGATGTTTAAGATATTGCACGCCTTCCTTGATTATCCCTTCTGCTCGTTCGAGTTTCTAAACCTCGACACTCAGGAGCATATATTTGCCTCATTCTTCGATGATCCTCTCTATGAGCTTCTGAAAGAGTGCGAAGTGAATTACGACCACGAATTAGAAGGGAAGATAATAGAGAAGATTCCGTCCGATTTGCGCATACATACCAGGGAGTATGCTGTTATCAGGGCGCAACAATATTTGGAAGGTTCTTGGTTCTTTCCTTGGTTAAAGAAGAAAAAGTAATATAATCATTCAGCCCTATCGCATCACGGATAAGCGGAAAAGATATGGAGATCAATAAAACATCAAATAAGAAAGGCAGACCAGCAGCAGAGGGCAGCGTCCACAAATATGTGGTGCCTGATGACGTGCACGACTGGATCAGAAAGCATGGAGGCAGCAGATATATCACGGATATTATTCGCGCTATCGAGGCTGCGACCTTGCAGGCTCAGAAGAAGCAGCAGAAAAGCGAGGAGAAGAAAGAGGATAGTCACGACAGCGGTCCTTCGGTACAGGCTTCTAACTTTAAACAGGTAATCGAGCATATTTGCATACCTGTGACAGACGAACCTATCGAGGAGGAGGATTGCAAGCTGATTTGCAATGTGAAACGTATCAGATATGGTTATCCTGTAAATTCTGATTCTAATGGTGGATCATGGAGGATAGATGAAGACGTAGACGCAACTACCTTTCATAAACTTGTCGAAATAATTCGCCAATGCTTAGAGAGTGACTATGAAAACGGTCTTTGCTCAGGAACTCCTCACAGATTTGAAGATTACGTTATAGAAGGCATAGAGATTTGCAAAGATACTCGGGTAGCTACTGTTACCTTCGGCAGCTAGTCACTCCTTGTTATAACATCGGTGAAACTTCACCGATGCTGCGACAAAATTATAAACTTCAATTTTAATACATTTAAAGATTATAGCATTATGAAAAAAGCAATCACATATTCCGTTGCAGCCATCGCCCTGGTAGGCGTAGCTGTGCTGCTATTCTCTACCATCGGTGTAGCAGTGTTCTTCCTGCCACTTCTGGCTGGAGCATTCAAATAAAATACATCAATTTTAATACTTTCGTTTTTTTAAAGATTATAAGATTATGACTAATAAGGAACTGAACATGGCTATCCTCAGCAAACTGTATGAAATAGCTGAAATGATTTGGCAGAAGATGGTAAGAAACGACCACGGTTGTTTTCGTGCCAGCGAGATAGCAAAGAACCTGGGTAAGATTTTCTATTGGGGTGATGCAGATAAAGATGAGCTTATCCAGATAGAGGTAGGCAATTTCCGCTGCGAGTTTGCTGCTGCGCATATCTTCCGTCTTGTTACCAAGTTCGAGAATCTTGCCGGTATCGGCAAGAAGGCGCACATGTTTAATTATCAGGAGGAGAACGAGAAGGAACGTGGCTGCGTATGTTTCCAGGCTACCAAGGAGATGGCAGAGCTTTGCGATTTCGTTTATAAGAAGCAGGATAAAGAGGCTGTGACAAGTATCTTTATCGACGCTGAAAAAAAACGACTGGTGGCTACAGATACCTATAAGTTGCTTGCTATGCCTGTAACCATCACCCAGAAGGCTGGTGATACCCGCGAAATGCTTATCAACGCGAAGACCTGGAAAAAGATGTGCGCAAAGATGAAGAAGGGAGAAACCTACGAACTGATGGCTACCAAACTGGATAACCGCGAAGAGGCTACTGTGATTGAGTTTGAAGGCGTGACTTCCTACGAGCCTTCTACTTGTCGTTTTGTGAACTGGACATACTGCTTTAGCAAGTTATCGGCAGAGCATTCTGTGCATCTGGGCAGCAGTTGGGAGGCTATCCAGCAGATGATCCGCTCTGTAAACGAAGAATTGGTTTATCTTTCCGGTAAGCAGGGCGAGAAAGTTATCACGGTAAAGATGGGCGAAAATTGGGCTACCTTTGCTACGGATGAGGTGTTGGCTCATAGCTTTAATCTCTGTTTTATGGGCGAAAAACTGCTTTCCATCTCACAGTTAGATGTGCTCTATCTGGACATGGAGGCTAATACACCCAAGCCTGCAGTATGCGGAAACGGATATATCTATTTAATCTGTCCTTACACGATGGGCGATGCCTATGTGGGCGAACTGGTGGCCGATGGCGTTTACGATGCTGGTAAGGCAGGTAATCTTATCGACCTTTTACAGCAGAGCTGCGAAATCACTACTCCTGTGGTATCTGAAAAGAAAGTTGTTCCTGTGGTATCATCTTCTGAAAAGGCTGCGTCATCTTCTGAGAAGAAAAAGAAGTCTGTGGATGATAGCCGCAAGTTTACTTTTGATAAGATCGGCATCGAGCCTGGCGACATCATTACTTTTATCCATGGTGGGCAGAGGGTTATCACGATAGACAATAACAAGGTGGTATACCAGGGCAAGGTTTATACTCTTTCCGGCTTCTGTAAGGAGTTTATGCCTGATGATAGACGGAATAAGGCTAACAGCTATCGTGGCTGCGCTTTCTTCGCCTACAAAGGTGTGAAGCTGGATAAGATGTTCAAGGAGGCGCTGAAGGCTAAGGAGCATGCAGATTTGGCGCAGGATAAGGAGGAAGACGAGAAAGAAACAAAACACCTTTCCGTTTCCGTTCCTGCGGCAATCATAAAGATGAATATTGCCGAGTTGCTTGCATCACCATCGTACACCAGAGATTTTAAGCCTGTATGCGGCTATCTTGTATCGTCGCCTATCATTGTACCATTTGGACGTGATAAGGACGTAGGCGCAAGGAAAACCCACTATCTGGTAGGCGTGGCTGCGCAGCCTATGCCACCACCTGGGAACGCAAGAAAGCTTTTGCCCTTACAGGGCGAGAGGGGCGCGCCTATGATTACCCAGGGTGTTGCCCTGGGCTAGGAGCTTCTGCCCCTTCAGGGCGTGCTACTTGAGGAGATTTAATAAAAAAACGTAAGGGTATATAATAATTCCGGAGGCCTTTGCGTTATCAATTATAGAACAATTTTAAAACTAAAAATATGAAAGATAATGAAGTAGTAGTTACTATCCCCTGCAGCGATCATGCCATCTTTCTTGATCATTATGGCATGTTGTATGAGCGCATTGGTCTTGCATGGAAGAAAGATAAGGACAGTTTAGAAGGTTATGACGAGTATTATTACATTGACGAAGATGGTTTTTGGCAGATTCCTGAAGGTGTGAATGAAGAGACTGGAGCTTCTATCATCGCTCATCGTGGAGAAACGATACCTTTTGAAAATCTATGTTACGTCTTCGGATATACCACATTTATTCCAGCGGTTATTCCCGACCTGAAGAGTTACGATGTTCATATAGATAAATCGAACATGACCGGTTCATTGAAGGTATTTCTAGACCGTGAATGGGGCGAAAAAAGCTCGTCCTATAAGCTGACGGTAGAAACCGACAAGGGCGTAATAGTTATGTCTTTATCTAAGTATATACATTTTACGGAACTCGGTTTAAAGGATGAGAAAGAGGATGTACTAAAGACGTTGAGAGACTACCTGGTTTCTTTCCTGACAGAATATAGCAAGCTGATAGGGTTAGGGGTTGGATTCGGAATATTCTTCCGGAAATCAACTTATCTGAATGCTGACGACCGCAAAAAGCAAAACCGTTTGATCTGCCAGGAAGAAAAGAAGTATCTCGGACCGATAAGGAAATTTGTGAAGGAGGAATTTGAAAAGGATTGGAACGATGTTCTGGGCAAAGAGAATGAGAGGGAACTATATAAGAAAGAGCGTGATGAGTGGCAGCAGGAAGTCGCCAGCAGATATGACAAGGACCCGAACCTGATGGAATAGGTTTTCCTACGTTACTCTACCAATATCACCATTACCATGGGTAAGAAAGACAGCGAAAAGCCCTACTCCACCTTCACGGTTCCAAATGTGAATTTCGAGCGCAACAAGATTACGACGGTTAGGGGGGACAGTAAGGTAAAAAGGTGCATTCGTACTTTGGTATGTTGCACCTTTATTTTTTATCCCCACGTTTCCACATTTCCACGTTTCCACATTTCCACAAAAGCAGAAACGCATACACAAATACACAAACGCATAAATACATAAACGCACACATCAATAAAGAAATCTACAAACAAATGAATAAATAAATGAATAAATAAATCAATGCAGGTATCAAGGAATAAAGCAACCAATACACCCATGAATGTACGAATAAACAAATAAATGCACTCATAAACGCAGAAAGTTATAAAAAAATTTGGTAGTATCAATTTAAATTCTTAATTTTGTAGCGTGTTCAAGAAATAACGCAAAAGGATCGTATAAAAGCATGATTCTGTATCTACATATTTCCACAAAACCAGAAACGCACAAACGTGCATTTATGCGTGGATGCGTTAGTGGATTTAAAGAAACGAACACATTAATAAATATATAAACGAATTAATACTTTTAAGATTATGGCAGAAACAAGATTAAAAGAAATCCTCGCCTTCGTAAACCACAAGGGAGGAGTTGGTAAGACAACAACCGTACAGAGTTTAGCAACTGGTCTTCGCCGTTATGGGAAAGGTTACTTCGGTAAGGGTGAAGATGGCAAGGAGCGCAAGCCTCGTATCTTGCTCATTGACCTTGATCCTCAGTCTAGTCTCTCTTTCCTCTTCGGATGGAGTGAGGCAGAGAATATCGGGAAGCCTACCGTATACGATGCGCTGATACAGCAGTCTCCTTTGCCCGTCTATCAGGTAAGAGAGGGCATCTATCTTGCCCCAGCATCTTACCGGCTTATCAACATCGAACCTTTTCTAAACCAGATGCCGGTGCCACGCAAGGCTTTGTATAAGTTATTCGGCAAGCCGCTGGCGGAAGTACGAGGCGACGAATTGGGCACCGAAGGAGTTTCATCTATCCTGGAGGCTTTCGATTATGTTCTGATAGACTGCCCACCAGCACTATCTCTGCTTACGCATAATGCCCTGTCTGTGGCAACGGGTGTAGTAATACCTATCCAGCTCGAAATGCTGGCAACGAAAGGTATTGCCGAAATTCTGAATGCGGTGCAGGAAACGCGTGAAGACTTGAATCCTGATATTGATATTCGAGGCTTGTTTATGGTGATGAGTAATGATCAGACGAGAGCCACCAAGCAGTTTAAGGAGTATCTGGGCAATAAGTTTGATGATTACATGTTCGATTCGTACACCCGTCGAGATACGAAGATGGTAGAGGCGCAGGCTATCAATCAGGATATATTCTCTTATTCGCCTTACAGCAGAGTAGGGCAGGACTATGAGAATTTTACGAAGGAGATTTTGGCCAGCATGCCGGAATAATGATTCATGTTTAACGTTTAGAGATTTACGATTATGGCAAGAAAAACAAAAAGTAGTATACATAAGTTTGAAGGTTTGGAAGACTCTCCAGCCATCAAAGGTATAGAAAAGATTTATGAGGCAAATGAGGAAGCTCGCCAGAAGCGCGCTGCCGAGGCATTGGAGAAACAGCAGAACGGGCAGGGTACCGCAGAGCCGGAACCTGCACCCCAGACTGAAGCACCTTCGCAGTCTCCGGTTCCTCCTGCATCAGCCGCTCCTATTTCTGCTCCCGAGTCTGCACCTATGAGGAAAACTGGCAAGAAGACGCAGAACGGTATCACCATCTATGTGCCGATGGACTACTACATGCAGATATTGCAGATGAAGATGGAGACGGGTACGCCTATCAAGGACATCGCTCTGCAGGCAGTCATCGAGTATCTGGATAGACATAAGAACGGATAATGCAGGTAAACGAAAAGTCAGATTTGAAGGTAAACTGAAAATTGGTTTTAGGTAAAATCTTACTAAAGTCTTTTACCTTCTGAGGTGCCGAAATAGTACCGAGGGGTATAGTTCTTGGTACCAACTCACTACATTTATGGCTAAGTTCGCATCATAAAACGCTGATTTATAAGCATTTATGCTCTTAGAAATACGTTGCACCAATGTAATCTTCATTGCGCCAAATGGTTAAATAATTGATTTCTAGATGGTTATGACAAAAAGTTAGCCATAAATGTAGCGAGTTTCGTACCAAAAGGTACAAAAGGGTTATAGTTCTTGGTACCCAACAAGTCACTACATTTGTGGCTAACTTTGAGGTAAAATTTTACTAAACTCTTTTACCTTCTTACTAAAGTCTTTTACCGAAGGGTATAGTTTTCGGTACCAAAGGGTATAGTTTTCGGTACCAAAGGGTATAGTTTTTGGTACGAAGTTCTAAAATTTGGAAGGGTATAGTTTTCGGTACGTAAGGGTATAGTTTTCGGTACCAAAAGGTATAGTTCTTGGAACCTCGATTTTTCGGAAACCTTAGTGTTTATCGGTATTTCGGGCGTTTTTCAAGTTCCTATACTGATACTGATACTATTTATTATATCTGTATATATAAAAATGAAAGAAAATATATAAGTAACAGTTATGGGCGCAAAAGAAGACAAGCGAATAAATGAAAATCAGGTTACTTTCCGTGATTTGGAGAACCAGCCAACGGAACAGCAGCTTTGTAATTTGCGGTGGATCAAGACTCCATGCTCTTATGCTTCGCTGGGTAGCACCTTCTCACTCCTGCAACAGGATATTATGTTGCAAGTAAGCGCAAAGTTGCAGGAGTACATCAATCAGTACTACGACCAGATGCGATATAAGGAGAAGACTTATCCTAAATCTCCGTTCCTGTCTGAGGAACAGAAGAGGGAAGCTCTTCATATCCGTATAGATATGTCAGAACTTGTAGATAATCATAGCAACTACAAGGAAATGTTTCAGGAGTTTGCCGATGGTAAGGTTCCTATCGTAGAAGAAATTGGTGCTTTGAGGGTGTTCGTAAAGAAAGATAAGATTTCGGACTTTTATCCTGTATTCGACCGCATTTCGCTGCCTAAGAAAACGTGGGTAGGCAAGGATGGTACCATCAAGGATGTTTATTCGGGTGTTGTCGAGTTAAACATCAATCATTTTGTGGCCGACTATGCCTTTGACTTGAGCAAGGGATATGTGCCGCACATGGCGCGTGTAGCGAAGACCAGTAAGCGAAGAGTAACACCGAGGGTTTATCTCTGGCTGATGGAGAATAAGGACCGCCCACGCAAGAAGGGGCAGAGCGACCCCTTATCGGTTACGGTAGAGAAACTGAAGGACTTCCTGGGGTGCTATGAGATAGACCCGGAAACGAAGGAAAAGGTTTATCAGTATGCTAAGTACTCTAAGTTTAAGAAGGACGTTTTGGATAAGGCAAAGGCTGACCTGGTGGCACAGGCAAAGAAGAATGATATAGATATTACCTTTGATTATACGGAACATTATCCTAAAGGTAAGAAACGAGGAAACCCTGATTATATCACCTTTGAGGTTTTCTATACGCCGCTCGGCAAACTGCATAAGGCAGGAAAATATTCTGAAGGTGAGCTGTTCGATGCGAAGGCTTACGATGTTAAGAAGAACGTGCAGCCTACATCTGCCAAGATAGAAACGAAGGTAGGCGAGGGTGCCGATAAGTGGAAGGCATTCTGCAAGCTCGTTATAGGCGACGCTGAGAAATCACTGGTTTCCCGCATTTCCTTCGTTGGCATGAAGAACGGAAGGTTCTGCGTAGAGTGCAGCGATGATGACTTTGATATGATACGGAAGTTGGGTATCGAGGATAAAGCAAAGGAGTTCTTCGACTGCAAAGGTTCCTTTGCTCCGGTATTCTACCGAGGTTAAAGGTAAAAAGGTAAAAAGGTAAAAAGAGCCTAGCGGGATATATTGCCCTGCTGTTCTTTTACTTTTTTACCTTTTTACTTTTAAATGCTCTTTTTACTTTTTTACCTTTATTTGTTTGTCCCATCTATTCTTCCCCTTTTTCTTACCTTTGCATCAGAAACATTAAAAGAAATGAAAACGTATGAAAAGGAAAGAGATTATTCAACTACTCTTGATAGCAGTAGTGACGATGATGTTTACGGCATGTGCTGCCTCTCGACGGGCGGTTAGCGATAACCACCAGGAAGTGAAGGATAGCGTATCGGCTATTCAGCAGGATAGCGTGCATCAGCAGGTAATGGTGAATGACAGCGTAGCCATTAAGGTGAGTGAGGATAAGCATACTTCTTCTTCGTCTACGGAAACGGGCGAATATGAGGAGACTATCCAGGAGCAGATTACCGAGACCACTGATTCCTCCGGCAACAAGCAGAAGACCACCCAGCGCACTACCCACCGCAAAGGCAGTTATAACAACCAGTCTTCCTACGATGAGCGATTGCAGATGCAGCAGCAGGAAATTAATAAGATGCAGAAGACCATCGATAGCCTTGCCGTCAGTAGCAGTAATGATGTTGGCACCCACTGGGAGGCCACCGACAGCTTATCAGATACGCAGGAAAAGAATACAGCAGAGACAAGAAAGGCTAACTGGATTCAGAAAGCCAGACAGAACGCCCTTGCCCTGTTCCTGCTTATCGTGATAGTTCTGGTACTCACCTTTATCAATAAACATACCGACCATGGGGAAGGGAAAAAGTAAAAAAAAACAGCAGTACGGTTTCGACATCGTGGATAATGACGAGCAGGCAGAAGTTACGCTGCAGGATTTCGTTATCCCGGCAAAGATAGAAGCCTTCAGTAATCAGTATAAGCCGCTGGATCATTGGACGGAAGACTGCGAGATATTCAATGATGCCCGACTTCGGGAGTATTTCAAGGCGATAGTCTGTCCGCTTGGCGACCCGCTTTCTCTCTATCTGCAGGAGCTAGGCTATAAAGGTTTCCGCATGCAGAATGACGAGAGTGGCGAGCCGGTTATCTATTGCAGGGCAGTTTAAAGGTAAAAAAGTAAAAAGGTAAAAAGGTAAAAAGCCTTAACCCCTTTGCGCCACCGTTCCCAGCGATTCTATCGCTGGTTCCCTTCTTAAAAATACAATATTTCGCTGAAAATATATACTCAAAAATACAATTTTTCTCGAAAATTATATAATAGATTAAAAAAATAAGGATTTATGGAAAAAGAAAACAGACCTCACAACTATCTGAAGATAGCTGAGGAGAGTGAGACAGGCAAGAAGCTGAAAACATTTCTTGCTGAGTGTCGTGAAGCAAGCGAGAAGGCGAGAGCCTGGGCAGAGAAGCAGGGAGCCGATACCTACTACGAATCGCCCGAAGGCTTTGCAGGTGGTGTGGCGATGGTAGAGTTCAAAAACACGATCAGCAAGGAAGGCTGGACGAATATTCAGACTCCTACCAAGGACGGAATGCAGAGCACATCGCTCTTTATTCCAGAAGAAAACAGCGAACTGGAGAAGGAGATGATGGCACTGCCTATCGTAAATGAAACGGCTCTTATCGCTATCCTGCAGTTCAAGCCTAAGATGGCGAAGGGTAAGGAAGGCAAGGAGGTGCAGCTCCCGTTCTCCTTTGGCAATACAACGCCTATCCTCTTTCTGCATCATGGCTTCTTCTATACCGATGTGCCTTACGTGAGCACAAGCGAGGACTGCCAGGTTATCACGGAGAAGGAGTTCCTTCGTCGCAAGATGGCAGCAGTAAATGAGCATTAATCATATTTCGTTCTTTATATTTTATATATATTTATTTTATATGTTTTATATGAGTTGTTTCTAAAACGTAGTTTAAGCTGAAACATTCTCAGCCAGCCGTCCGTGATGGATAGCTGGCTGTTTTTATTTTATTCCGTCTCGCGATGTATCTCTTCTGCCACCATGCCGTAGCTAGGCTGCTGAGATTCCAGACGATGGGTGAGTTCGCTGATGAGCTTCTGCTGATCGCCTATCTGCTTCTGCTGTTCAGCAATAATATCGAGCATGCGGTTAAGGGTCTTCAAGCTGATGTCCGTTTCTGCTGCTGTAACCGGTTCCGTAATCGGAGTAGGGGCAGCGGCATTCATAGGCGCAGCAGCATCCATAGGCGCAGCGGCAGTCTCTTCCTTGTGCTCTTCCTTGCGTCCGAGCCTTAACCCCTTTGCGCCTCCGTTCCCAGCGTTTCCAACGCTGGTCCACCCAGGCACTACCGATTTCATCCTCTCCACATCGAGCGGATTGCGCAGCGCCCTCGTACCCTGTTTGCGCTTCTCTTCATTATCCAGATAGCCCCCATCGGGTTCAAACTGGTCATCTATACCAGGGCATACATACCCCTCCTCGCAGCAGCCTTCCCTTCCTTGCTGGTCCGCATCTACGATAAATGCCGAGAGCGGAACGTGAAACGCATTGCAGAATCGCAGCATGGCGATGGTAGGCAGCGGCGACTTCATTCTTATCCAGCTATCCAGGCACGCATTACTCGTAGTACCCATAGCCTTCATAATTTCTTTATTGGTGATTTTGCTGTTTGCTTCCATCCATTTGTCTAGGAAGCTGTAATTGTAAAAGTACTTCATATCTCAACTACATTTATAAGGTGAATAACTCTAATCTGTTCATCTCGAAATCAATTAATACATGTAACCTATGTTAAATTCCCCTAATTTCTGAAAGAAAATATAGGTAACATTTGGTTGTTTCGATTTTAATCTTTAAATTTGCACCAAAATTAAGAAATAAAATCGAAATGACAAAAGAAAATGTAGAAAAAATCACGCAGAATAACACTCCGTTAGATGTAAACGATATTTCTGCGGAAGAAAAGCGGAACTTAGCTGAGTTTTTATCAGATAAAGGATTCACTATCTCTACTTTTTACCTGCGTTTCTTTCAGAAGGGCTTCGATGCTTGGGAAATCCAAGGTATTAAAAACTGCAAAAAGCAGTTCTTAGCTATACCGGAAGTAGCTAACCTATTATCTGAGTATGTAGAGACCGATGCCCTGGGTAACGAGATTGGTAAGAAAGGCTATCTGGTAGAAGCTGCTAAGAGCGATGAGCCTGGTGTGTTCTACACTTGTCTGAAAAAGGCTAACAACGGTCTCTGCATGAAGTTCTTTGCCTTTATGGAGGAGCGAGGCATGAGCCGCACGACCATCATCAAGCGTTTCACCGCTGATGACTGGAAGCCATGGGAGCAGGAAGGCATCAAGGCACTACTGCTTTTAAAGGTAAAAAAGTAAAAAGGTAAAAAGCCTAACGGGGTTGCGTGATTTCATTCTCGCCTCCGTTCCCAGCGATTCTATCGCTGGTCCAACAAAGAGATAAAAAAAAGGCAAAGAGTAATGATAGATGTAACCTTTGATTTTGAGACCTGTTCGCTTTCGCCCACCGCAGCCGTGATGAGTATTGGCGCGGTGGCGTGGAAGCGATATGGAAAGGAATCACCTTTCTTTGATGAAGGTGATGGTGTGCTGAGAAATTCCACTTTCTCTGCAAAAGTTGATTTGCGAAGCATGTTTATCAACGGCTTTGCATTTGACAAGAGTACAGCAGAGTGGTGGTCAAAACAGAGCAACGAAGCAAAAGCTGCCTTGCTCGATAGCGATAGCGACGAGGCACCTTGCCAGCCAATAGATGTTGTGGTAAATGACTTCTTCGGTTGGATAGACTATATCAAGAAGAAGCTCGGTGATGATGACATCTGCCTTTGGGCACAGGGTACAGACTTTGACCCGGCTATTCTGAGATATATCTGCTGGAAGTTGGGTATCAAGCTCGAGATAAAGCATACTCAGTTGAGAGATCATCGCACGTTCTACCTGGAAATGGCGAGAATCATCTGGGATGCAGCCGAGCCAAACGGGGAACGTTTTGACCTAGATAAGGCTTATGCCCTGACTACCGACTATAAGGACATCACGGATGAAGGTGCGGCGCATGACCCGATTTTCGACTGCAAGCGAAGTATCTACTCCACCTGGCAGATGATGAAAAAGATAAGAGAAGGCTATGCCAAGACTGTTTGATTTGCCCTATATCCCTAACCGGAGGGGCATACAGCAGAGGCATAGGAACTTATCTAAATACAGGATGCTGCATCGCTTCGCCTATACCGAGACGATGAGCGGACTAAAGGATGATATTCCAACCCTCCTTTTCTATGCGCCCTTCGCCCTTCTGAAAGATACCTGCGAGTATCTTTGCAGGATGATGACGGGCAGCGTGGAAGATATGATTATCACGCCTTCGCATAGTTGCCGCCGCAAGAACGGCAAGATATACTGGAGGCAGGAAGTGCAGATTATCGGTCTAGATACCGATTTCCTCACGATGGAAAGTCTCTCGCAGATGATCGTACATCGTATGGAGACGATTTGCAACTGCAAAATCAGGCATTATCGCCTGGAAACATTTCTGAATTTATAAAACATAAAGATATGAAGAAATAAAAGATATTCTGCATGACACTATGCAAATTCGGTACGATACACTTCGTTTCCGATTTTTATTTTGTTAGACAACCGAGCCATCGGTTAAAATGGCAGGAAGACCGGACGGGCAGCAATAGAATTTTGAAAAAATATATTCCATAAAGCTATGCCCGCAGCTTCAAGAAGAAGGGGGATAGTCTGATTAAAAAGCCTGGGAAACCCCATCGGACGGTAGCTGCGGCATCTTCAAAAACCTGGCGTGTCGCCTGAAAGGTCTTCTTTCTTTGACAATATGATATAAAGAGAATAGGGGAGGCAACCTCGGAACACTCTTATGAAAGGGTAGTAGGAGTCAGTAATGCCCTACGACTACGATTCACTGCATCTTTGCCGGTGCTAAGGAGAGACGTGATTAGCGTTATGCCGCGTCTTGGCGTTAGGATATTCAGCGGGGCGGGTACCACAGATTTTCAAATGCTCCGACCGCTCGCTCTGGAATATAACCCGGCAAGATGTAAACACTTGAAGTTTGGCCTATCCCTGTGTTTAGTTAATAGTTAAAAGTTAATAGTTAATAGGCAATCTCGCTCAGGGGCACTAGCCTCTATAAACTATCAACTATAAACTATCAACTAAAAAGAGTGGTGCCTTCCCTTTCTCTTTTACTATATAAATACTCTTGATATAAAGATATGTTATTCCACCCGATATTGAACCAGATTGCCAACCTTGACATGGCATTCCTCGTAAAACCTGCCGATGAGCAGCGCATCGAGGGACAGACAGCCTGTTTCTGTCCCCTCTGCCAGAAGGAAGAGGCGGATGATGGCGAGCAGGGCAAAGCAAAGCAGACTCCTCACCTCATTATCTACAATAATGAGCGAGGCGGTATGTATAACGGTGTAGGGGTGGAAGACAATTCTAAGGCAGAGCATGGTGCTCTGCGCTGGATGTGTACCAAGACCGGCAAGTATGGCTATGGAGCCTTAGAGCTTTATGCTGCCATGCGCCAACTGCCGATGCACGGAGCCAGTCTGCTGCGTCTGTGCCATGACTTCATCGTGAGGGTGTATGGCGATAACGAGAAGACGAGAGCCAAATGGCCGATGCTCTTTGCAAAAATGGACTATCGCACAATCGCTCCACAAACGATAGAAACTTTCTCATTTATGCCAAAAACTGACTTCAACCCCCAGGAGCTCGCAGCCCTGGGGTGCGAAGTCACATCGGTTAAGGGAATCCCGCAATATGGTTTCGGAAAGGACTTCAATACTAGAATGTTGAATGACTATTTCCGCATCTATGCCGTGGACCAGGTAACGCTGCCCAACGTAGTGAGAAACGGACAACTGGTGAGTGAAGTGATTTACGGCACCCCCTGGAACCCGCTATTCGTCTGCTTCGCAACAGACGTGATAGCACCTCAAGGCAGTTGCGGATGTTTCTTCCGTCCAGCCATGCAGCAAGACCCTATCGTCTTCTCTACCTGTGAGGATCACAGCGTGAGAAAGGTGAGCAAGTGGCTGATGGGCGATAAGGTCTTTACCTATGCCATGGATCATCGGAGTAACAACTCTACTGCTGTTCACTCGGCAATAGAAAAGTTGCAACCGGGAGAGGCTTACACCGAGACGAAAGAAATATGGGTGGAGAACGAAACCAAGGACGGAGAGCCGAAAGGCACCTTCCATACTGAGGAGAAACCTATAGAAGTAGGCGACATCAAAGCTCAGAACATCGTTTTCTGTCGAACACCGGAAGACGCATTGAGCATCTATTACGCCATGCGTTCCCTGCGTCAGGATAAGGCGCAGGATAAACATTTTCAGAAATACTGCTGGTACCACGTAGCTTTCTCGTTAGGCAGAAGAAACTTCTGGTATATCGAGCGTGGGCAGTGGAGGCAGGAAAAGTTAGACTTCAATGCCCTGCAGTATCAGAAAATGAAGCGATTTGCCGAGAGGGTTATTATGATTTACCCTAACGACATCGCCAGCCAGAGGGATTGCGGAGCCATCGCAACCAAGTATTGCGATATGTGCTACGCCACGCTGCCCGATGGCTTCAGAAGCCGATATAATCAAAGGTGGAACTGGTTGTACGGTTGCTCTCCTCGCTCAGTGAGAGATTATCTGATGTGCTACCACATGGATGATGCCGACAACTTCAAGTTCGACCATGACATAAGATTGCCGCTATATTCGAGATTGCGGGGTGCCAACAACACCGATCCATTCGAGATAGAATATCCCCGTGATCCGAGAAGCGGCAAACCTAAACCGCCTACCTGCAAGGTATCGCCTACCAAGGTGTGGCTCTTTATGACCTGTCACGGCTATTACAGAATGATAGACCCTGAGAGTACCGACCTCGTAGGTCAGTATATCCACCTGGATAGATGTTTCGTAGAATACATCGACCAGAAGAGTATCATCCAGGCAACGAAAAACCAACTTCTGCAGTTTACTGAACAGAGTTGGCGGCATAATGATCAGGAGCGCAAGATGATGTCAGACTGCGCGAACCTGATAGACAAGAATTTCAGCGAGAAATCGGCTGGAGGATTGCAAAGTATGGTGATAGACTTCACCGAGAGCTTCGATGCGCATACGGAGTATTTCTTCTTCCGCAATGTAGCGTTGAAAATCACTCCCGAAACAATCATGCCAGTCAGCTACGAGAAGTTGAATTTCTTCATCCCATCCCTGGCAAAGAAGCCGTATGATTTCACGATGAGGGTATTCAATCCTCCTTTCGTAATCAGCGAGAGCCAGGAATATAGGGATAAGGTAGCAGCCATCGCCCAAGAGGAAGCGCAGGTTAACGAGGACGGTTCTCCTGTCTTTACGAGAGCTGAAATCGACCAGAAGAAGAAAGACCTCAAAGATTGGGCGCAAACCTTCCGCTGGCAGGTTGATTGGCAAGGCAAGCAGGAGAAGGAACTTTGGCCTGTACTGAGAGTGATACGCGGTTGCTGCAATGTGCAGTGGAGACTGGAGCAGGATAGTATTCGTAACAAGAAGCCAATGCCCGCTGAAGCCATCGCCGACATCAACTCTCATTTTGCCAACATGATTTCCTGTTTGGGAAGAATCTGCTATCGCTCATGGGCTGACATGCAGAGTATCTGTCCCTATCTCCTCGAAGATGCGGTGGAGGACGAAAAGCAGGCAAGTGGCGGTTCAGGCAAATCATTGATGATAAACCTCGTGGTAGGTTCAGCAGTGAATGTGTTGCGTGTCGATATGAAAGAGTTTGTAACGATTGCCGACGCAAAGTTTGCTCTTTCTGATTTACTGATATATCCGGGTAAGTTTAGAGTAATACACTGGGAAGATAAGCCTTCGGGTTTCCCGATGAAGTACTTCTATATCAAGGTAACGGCGGGTGCCAAGGTTGAGCGAAAGTTCGGCGATCCGATTGTATTCAAACTGGAGGAATCGCCATTGAACGTGATTACCAGTAACTATCAGCTAAGTGATAGTGAAGATAGTACGCTCAGACGTTTCCCCTTGGTGTCATTATCCGACAGATTTTGTGGTGAGAACCCCATGAAACATAAGTTGGCGCGCTCTCCTAAAGAGGTAATGAAGAATCTCGCATCGGACCCCGAAAAACTGAACGAGCGAGACCGCAATCAGGCGATATATATCTGTGCCCTTGCCGTGCAGTTCATCATGCGCTATCATACCTTTGCGGTCGCTCCTCAGAAGAACGTTCAGCGAAGATTGATGGTAAGAGAGCTGACCGAGAACACGGTGAACTACTTCGAGTGGTTCTTCAGTCGCAATGAGGTATATTCAGCACCTATCTGTGCAGACGAAATGTTTAATGAGTTTATGCGAGATTGGGCTGATGCCAGTGAGGGCAAGAGTAAGGAGTACAGCCGAGCCACCTTCAAGAAGAAGATCAGGAAGTATTGCGAGAATATGAATATCGACTGCAATCCGGAGAATCTTCTGATTGGCGAGGACAACAAGCGTCATGGCTGTTTCAAGCTTCGAGCCTGGATAACGGAGGAGTACTTCGTAGGACGGGAATGGGAGAATGATGAAAGTGTAGAGCCGAAGCATATCCGCAGGGTAAAGACCAGCAAGCACGTCTATTTCTTCTTCCGCAAGGGTAAGGATCACATTCCGGAAAGCTATGATGAGTTAAAGCGGATAGCGAAAGAATACGTAGAAGGTCCCGACCCATTACCGTACCGTGATGATGATGGTAACATCGTCTCCCTCACACCGGAAGAGGAGGAACGCTGGAAAGCCTTCACCTCTCGCAAGCAGGGCAGAAGGCAAGCTATACCGAACGCTAGCGATGGCAACAATGCCGCAGCTACCGTAGAGGAGATAGATAAGAGCGACCTGCCTTTTTAAAGGTAAAAAGGTAAAAGGGTAAAAAGGTAAAAAGAACCTTACTCCCTTTACGTCTCCGTTCCCAGCGATTCTATCGCTGGTCATCTTTAAGTTATAAGCAAAAATGGCAAAGAAAGAAGAAACAAAGAAGAAAGGCATAAGGATGGCCAATCGCCAAGCCTGGGTAGATACCTTCGTGTATCTCTGCCCGCAGCATCGAGGCGGCACTGGTCCCGGTGGGTATTGCGAGAGTCCCGATGGTACCCGAACCAACTGCACGGGCAGATGTACCTATACCGGTAGCGGAGCCTGTGAGCAGGTAAAGCAGTTCTTCCAAACATATATTAAATTTTTAAACAAAGAAATCGAATTTCTCTAAAAAATAAAAGCAAAATGAAAATACAAGCGCAATCATCCCTCTTGCTTCGTCAAGCTTTGCAGAAAGCTGCGAAGTGTATCGACAGCAAGTCAGCTATCGCCATCTTGAGCAATGTGCTCCTTACCCAGCGCAAGGAAGATGGTCAGTTCTTCTTCGTATCAGCTACCACTGACTCGGAGTTATCTATCCCTGCCCCCCTCAGTATCGTAGAGGGCAGCTTCAAGGAAGATGTAGTTCTGCCTATCGGTTCTCTGCTATCGCTCCTCTCTACGCTCCCTGCTGACTGCGTAGTCACCATGGATCTGTCGCAGGATAAGAACCGCTCAATGAATATCGAGTACTGCACCCAGAACGGCGAAAATGTAAAGAAGGGTAACGTCAGCCTGGTTTATTTCAGTGCCGAGGAATTTCCTCGTGCGGCACAACCTGATAATGCCAGCCTACATATCTCCCTTCCGATGGCAACCTTCGGCAATGTGCTCTCTCATGCCGGCAACTTTGTTGGTAACTCAGAACTTCGACCAATTATGAATTGCCTCTGCATTGATGTAGCCGAGGACAGAAGCGAGTGCACCTTTGTTGCATCTGATGGTCATTCTCTCATCAAATTGATCCATACCAACAATCCGGAGACAGGAGGCAGCAACTTCTTCCGCAGTGGAACACCAGGTACGATTCTTGTAGAACGAACCTTCTTCAAGAGCTTGGCGGTTTTTGATGACTGTGC